GAGGCGCACGCCGCTACCGCACCTGGGCAGGGCGGGATCAGGGATGCCCATGGTTATGTGATACGGGCCTGTATCACACGATCCCCTGTGTGGCCCTGTGAGGCCCTGTGAGGGTCGTTTGCGTGCCTCCTGAGCGAAATGGCTGTGTGATACAACTGCACCAAACCCCTGGTAGATGCCCACGTTTCGCACGAAACCCTTGTGGCAACTGGTTGCTAGAAACTTCCCTGATCAGTGTGTGGACTGTGTGATACGGCGGTATGGTGGCACCTCACCCGGCGCACGAGGCGCCGAGCACCAGCCCAGGAGGCACTGCCATGACGAACCCCACCGGACTCCGCCGCTTCTCACGGGTCATCACGACCAAGCGTGACGGCCGCTGCTACTTCTGCGAGCAGCCCACGACCACGGGCGTGGACTTCGCCGCCGTGAACGCCTCCGGCGCCTGGACGTCGGTGTGCACCACCTGCGCCGCCACCATCGCCGCCCAGGCTGCGGGCCTGGTCGCCAGCATCACCGCCGCCGCTGCTGACCACGAGGTTGACGAGGACGCCATCGTGATGCCCACGACCGAGAACCTGCTCGCCACGCTGCAGGGGACGGCCTCCGAGGCCCTGAGCTACGACACCGTCCTGGCCCTCATCCTGGCCCGTGACATGGTGCGTGAGCAGGTCAAGCCTGCGCCCGCCGCCCTGCCCTGCATCCCCGACCTGCGGGCCATCGCCGCCGATGCCACCGCCAAGCCTCGTGACCGTGACTTCGCCGCCAGCCTGGTGTCGCAGTACGACCGCAAGGGCTCGCTGTCTGACAAGCAGGTCGCCGCTGCGGCCCAGATGATCGCCCGTGCGGGCAAGGGCGCCGCCCCCATCGCCGCCCTGGTGCCGGGCCTGTACACGCTGGACGGCGCCATCTGGTGGGTCCGTACGGGGCGCCAGTCTGGCAACACGTACGCCATGCGCCTGCTGTCGGATCCCGATGCGCCGGGCAAGCCTGACTGGGAGTACGTCCGGGGCGGGCTGTCCACGGTCGCCAACGGTGGCGTGCGGGATGCTGACGGCACCGTCGCCGCCCGCCTGGGCCACGCTGCCCACGCCTGCGTGTTCTGCGGCACGGCCCTGACCGATGACGGTGACAACCGGTCGGTCAAGGTGGGCTACGGCCCGGTGTGCGCCAACCGCTACGGCCTGCCCTGGGGCTGAGCCCCTGCCCATACCGCCGTATCACACGAGTTGTGTGATACGGCGGTGCGGGTGATACACTGACCTCTCACTTACCCACCCCGACCCCGATTCGGAGACTGCCATGCCCCTGTTCGATCCCACCGTCGCCGCTGCTGCTGCAGCGGCCACCGCTGCGCCCACCATCGCTGCGGCCACCGCCATCACGTCCCGTGATGCTGCCATCGCTGCGTCGTCCGCACTGACCACGCCCAGCCCCATCGTCCCGCCGGGCATGGTGCGCCCGTACCTCGCCCACCAGGGCGCCGCCCACGTCGCCGCCAACGGCGCCATCGCCCGCCACGGTTGCGCCCTCCTGGGCGATGACATGGGCATGGGCAAGACGCAGGTCCTGTTCGGCCTCGTGGCTGAGCGCATCGCCCGTGGCGGTTACGCCATCATGATCGCCCCGCCGGTCGCACTGGCGGGCTACCGCTCCGACCTCGCTGCGTCGTTCCCCACGCTCCGCATGGCCCAGATCTCGGGCCGCAAGCCTGACTTCCGCAACCTGCCGATCGCTGACGTGTACTTCCTCAGTGACGACTCGCTGACCATGGCGGCGTGGCTGACCACGACCACGACCGAGCAGGTCAAGGGCCGCAGCGTCAAGGTCCAGGCTGCCAACACGTTCGCCACGAACTGCGCCATCCTGACCCGTGACGAGATCCACCGTGACAAGGGCTCCAGCCCGCAGCAGCCGTCCGGCCGCAGCCGCACCATGCTCGCAGTGGGCGAGGGCCTGCGGGCCGCTGGCATCCCGATCGTGGCTGCCACCGGCACGCTGCTGACCAACCGCCCCAGCGAGGCCTACCTGCCCCTGCGGGCGATCGGCGGCGACAGCCTGCTCGTGGACATCACGCCCAACGCCCGCAAGGCTTCCGGCTTCCTCTGGCACTACTGCGCCCCGCAGCACAACGGGTTCGGCACCAACTTCGGGTGCAACTTCGACCGCATGCCCCTGCTCCACGACATGCTCCGCAGCACCGTGTACGTGCGCCGTGAGAAGTCCGACCTGGGCGAGGCCCTGCCCCACAGCGGCTGGATCGTCAAGCCCATCGCCCTGAACGGCGTGCTGACCCGGTACCGCCGTATCGAGAAGGACTTTCTGAACCTCGTGATGGACGAGCAGGGTCCGGAGGCCATGTGGCGCAAGGCCCGTGCGGAGGCCATCACCCGCATGTCCGCCATGTGGGAAGAGGCGGGCGTCGCCAAGGTCGCCGCCAGCGCCGAGTACGTCAACGACCTCGTGGCCCAGGGCCGCAAGGTGGTGGTGTTCTACTACCACCAGCGCACCTGGGACGGGCTCGCCACGGCGTTCGTCAAGGCTGGCGTGGAGACGTGCACGATCAACGGCGCCGTCACTGGCGAGGCCCGTGTGCGTGCGATCGCTGACTTCCAGGACGGCACCGCCCAGGTGTGCCTGGCCCAGATCCGAGCGGCTGGCATGGCGGTCACGCTGACCGGCGCCGCCGACGCCGTGTTCGTCCAGGTCCCCTGGTCGGCCGGTGACCTCAAACAGGCCGCTGACCGCATCCTGCGTGTTGACGACCGCACGATGGCCCGTGCCGCCGCTGGCGAGCGCATCACCTGGCACGTCCTGCAGGCGGCGCACGACGACGGCGCCCCGACGTTCGACATGGCGATGTGGGACGTCCTGGAGCGCAAGGCCCAGGTGTGCGACGCCGTGAACGCTGGCAAGGCCGTGACCATGCCTGACGAGCAGGTGATGCGTGAGGCCCTGACGGCCTGGTTCCCCACGGCGCAGCGCCGCTACGCCTGACGCAGCACCCCCACGAGAGCCCCGGCCCCACGGCCGGGGCTCTTCTGCGTTCACGGGCTCGCACGCTACACCTGCGCCTGGCCCGTGTTGATAGCAACTGACCAGGCACGATCCACGCATAGGCCCCTAGCAGGCCCGTAGAGCCACGACACCCCCTCTCAGCCCCAACGTGCGCCTGACTCCTGTTGCTAGCAACACAGCGCACTGTAGGCACCAATCAGGGCCTCCTAGGGCATAGGGCGGTATGGGCGCTACGTGCCTGGTCACTGCGCCATGACAGCGACGCACTCACACCATGCGAGCGCCGCACTGTCACCGCCCCAGCGGTACACCCCCTGGCCCACCGCCCTGGGCGCCGCACCTGGCGGCTGAGTCAACCTCTCATGGCAGCACTCATGAGCACCTGACTGGTTACTCGCACGCCACCGTGCACCCCTCAACACCTACGCATGCGTACAGCGACTCGCCTATTGGCGAGTGCGCTTGTCGTGCTTATGGCGCTATGCGCTAAGGGACATGCGTCCGTTAGCCGTCATCATGGCGTTCCACGCCATGAGTTACTAGCAAATGGAGCAGGCTACGCATGCTCCATTCAGTTGATAGCGGCATACGCCGCTATCAGTTACTAGCAAATGGTGCCCCGCAAGGGGCACCATTAAGATCAAATACGCCCCCCCAGGGGCGTAGCACCCCCGTGTAGGGGATGACGAGTTGACAGTGTGGGCGTCGTGCGAGTCGTGCCCCATGTCCCTTAGGGCGTTCCTAGCAACTAGGCTCCCCAACATGCGGAAATGTCCAAAGTGTGGTATCAGCCGTGAGGAGATGGACTTCCTCAACCAAGCCGGTGTCCTCGTGAAGCGCTGTGTCCGTTGCCGCTCCCAGGGCGTCCGGGATCCCGTAACCGCTGCCCGAGAGAAGGCGTACCGCCAGGGGCTACGGAAGCAGGTCTTCGACCACTACGGCTGGAGTTGCCAGTGCTGCGGCGAGGACGAGCCCATCTTCCTCACCATCGACCACGTCAACAACGACGGGCACGAGGCCCGCAAGTTGGGCTTGAAGGGTGGCGGCTACACGTACCGGCTGATCATCCGTGCTGGGTTCCCGGACACGTACCAGGTGCTGTGCTTCAACTGCAATCGGGGCCGCTGGCTCAACGGCGGCGTGTGTCCACACCAGATGCCCTAAGGGACATCGTGTTGCGGGCGGTGAAGTGCACGGTGTGAAGCGTCATGACGGAATAGCCTGGGGTGGTGAGGGTGCTGGCCGCTGCGGCGTTGACGTTGCTGGCGCAGTGTGCGCCGACGTGCGGGGCTGGGCCGGGGCAGATCTCGTGGGAGGGGCGACCGGCCGTTGGGGTGGTGGCGATGAACGGTCAGCCGTTGAGTGATGTCCAGGCGGCGCTGGACCGGGGGCTGGTGGTGGACATCGGCTACGAGGGGCACCATCACGTCGCCGGTCACTACAGCAGCCATGGCAGCGTGTTCGCCGCCGGGCCGAACCTGGACCCTGGCGAGGACGTGTGGTTCGACGGTGAGGCCTACACGGTCACGGGACGGGAGTCGGCACCGGCCGGGGCCAAGGTGGTCTTCACCGAGGGCCTGACCGTGCAGTACAGCGGGTGCGGCGGGGCCTGTCTGGTGCGAGCCCGCCCTTAGGGACATGAGAGGCTGGACCTGGAACAACGGGCGTGGAGCACGGATCGGGACCCCTGAGTGGGAGGCACGATGGACTTGCACCCGTTGGTCGAGCACGAGTGGAGAGAGGATCACTGCCTGAGTCGGCGGAGTCTGATCTGGATCCACGAGCACGCCGAGCCGGGGGACCCGCACCCGCTGCAGACGGCGATCGACCAGTTGCGGGCTGAGCGAGTTGACAGGCTGACGCCCTAGAGTCCTCGGATGGTGAAGGACCCACAGGCGTGGATCCAACGGAGCAAGCATCGGAGCACAGGTGAAGAGGATCGGGAAGTGGATGTTGGTGTGGGTGGCGGCGAGCTTCGCCTTCACGGCGGCGTGGTCGCTGCTGATGTCGATGAGCAAGGGCTTGGAGACACAGCCTGACCGTCATCCGGGCACGGGCTACCTGCGGAGCGGGGGTGGCTGGTGAGGACGCTGGGACTGCTCTCGATGGTGGGCATCTTGCTGTGGGGCTGCTCCGACGACGACAGCAACGCCAGGGCCGACCTCCCGGCCACCAACCAGATGAACGACGTGTCGGCCTCGATGACCGTCGTCTTCCCGGACGGCTATCCGAACTCGACGCACAAGTGCGTCACGCTCGCTGGCGTGGTCACCGGCATCTGGACGACGACCGACCGCACGGTGATCTGGATCTACAACGACTGGGCCTGTGAGGGCGCCAACGTGGAGAAGGACATGACCGTGATCAACGGCGTGCCCCGAGCGATCGTGAATGCGACCAGCGGTGGCTGACGAACCGCCGTCCATCAGACAGGTCACCCCCGAGGAGGGGCGAGAGGTCTTGCGTGGGCTGATCGAGGATTATCAGCGGTTGTCGTCTGATGAACCGCCTCGCTGCCGCCATGCAGCCGCCGGGGCTACCGGGCCAGTGTTGTTCTGCGTGCTGCCTCGTGGTCACGATGAGCCGCACCGTGATGCGAGCGGTGCGGAATGGACGGAGAGGCTGACCGATGTCCAGTGACGGACCGGTGGGTGAGTGCGCCAACTGCGAGCGCTGCACCTGGAACCCCGGTCCTGACTGCGGGCGCCGTGAGCACCCGCACTGCGAGCGCTGCGGCCACTGCCGAGGTCGCCATGCCGCTTGAGTACGACTTCGACGTGCCCTCGGTCTGCCCCTGGTGCGGCTTTGAGAACGAGGCCATGGCGAACATGACCGGCACCGAGCGGCCCACGGACGGGGACGTGACGATGTGCATGGAGTGTGGGATCCTGGGGGTCGTGGATACCGCCTCCCCCACCGGGCTCCGCAAACCCAACCCCATCGAGCGAGCCGAGTTCCTGAGGGACCCGGACATCAAGAAGATGCTGTGGGCCTGGCAGATCGTTGACGATCAGCGTCGTGCCGCCCGCCGACGACACTCCCCCTGACGGCATCCCACCCCCCGAAGAGCCCAGCGACTACGCCTGGCTGCTTGGGGGGCTGTTGGCGTTCTTCCTCGTCCTCGGCCTGCTGTTCTCCTGGCTCTGGTGACCTGAACATCGTCTGAACACTGGGCGCTACGTAACCGGGCTATGGGCGCTGGTATCGGCCTATCAGACGATGCGTCAAAGGTTCGGAATCGTTGTAGTGTGTGATACATGGACAACGACGAAGACGAGTACGAGGAGTGGACGCCCGAGCAGGAGGTCGAGGACATCTTCCAGCGTGTGACGCAGCAGACGCTGTCGGGGATCTGGCTGTGGACCCGGAACCGGGACGGTGAGGAGGCGCCCAGCCCGGAGATGATGGAGGCGCTGATCCAGCGCATCTGCGACGCCATCACCCCCGAGGCCGTGGAGGACTTCCGGCTGATGCGCCAGGCCGAGGATCAGCGGCGCATCGAGCAGCAGACCGTCAAGGAGACGGCGGTCGTGCGGAAGCCGAACGACATCGGCGCCACCTGGCACCGGCCGCTGACCGAGCACACCGTCGTGTGCGGGAAGCCGATCCCCGAGAACGCCGCCACGGGTGACATCGGTGACCCCGACGTCCACCGGACGTTCCTCTGTCGTGCCTGCCTCCGTGCGGGCGACAACCTGCACAGCCTGCGGGTGCGGCGGCAGATGAAGGAGAGCCGTCTGCGTCGGGGCTGACACCTGGTGTCTGAAACGCGATACCCAGCGGTGAGCTAAACTCCCGCTGGGGATCACGAAAGACCAGGTCAGAGCCTACGGGGAAGAAGAATCTGTCCAGTTGCTAAGAACTAGGTTGCGTTGACAGACAACACCCGCTAGTGTCATACAAATCGAGACGCCGGACCCCCCGGCACGGAGAACCCGAAGGAGCAAACTTGACCCGGATCACACTTCCGTCCTCACAGGAGGACGCCGTCGAGAAGATGGGAGGCATCGCCTCGCTGCTCGACAAGAACGGCTGGAAGGCTGGGGCGTTCATCGCTTCGGCTTGCAAGCCGGGCACCGCCGGTTGGAAGCAATCGGCCACATCTGGCCGATTGAGCTTCACGGCCTTCGCCAAGGCGCTCGACGCCAAGGGCTGGTCGAAGACCATCATCAACCGCCACTTCGTGGCGTGGGAGGCTGCGGCCGATGCGGGCATCGTCCCGCATGCCGACGAACTCGCCTACGGCGAGGCCGTCGAGGTCCCGACCGATGGTTGGTCGGAGTTCTACCCCCCGGCCTGGCAGAGCGCCGAGAACGCCGACGACATCGCCGCTGCGGCGGCGGAGGCGGGCATCGGTGGCAGCAAGGTCCACGACATCGCCAAGAACCCCTCGGCGTTGGCGGCGGCGATCAAGGCCAGCCCCAAGGCCCGTGAGGCCGCTGCGGCGGCGTTGAAGGGCACGCAGGAGGCGACGGAGATCGCCGCCGACGTCATGTCCAGCCCGGAGCAGGCCGAGGTCGTCATCGGTGACCCCGTCGTGTACGAGTCGGTCATCACGGCCCAGGGTCGGCACCTCGCCGGTCAGCGCAAGGCACACACGCCCACCACCCGCCCCAGCGGGACCGGTCGTGTCGTCGGCGTCGGCTCGATCCTCACCCTCGGTGTCCTCTTGGACAACATGCGGTCGGACATCGACAAGCTGGCCCACTTCGTGGACGGCGGACTGGAAGAGGACGCCAAGGAGATCGTCGTCAACTTCCTCCGGGAAGAGGCGCTGCTGATCCTCACCGGCCTGCTCGACCACCCGACGCTCACGGGCGTCGAACTGCGGCCCGAGGACTTCGCCTGATGGCGACGAACACGGGCCTGCGAGGCCAACTCAACGGCACCCTCGACGTCCTCGACGCCATGGGTCCCGAGGCTGAGAAGGAGGACTACGAGTTCGTCCTCAGCCTCTTCCAGGAACTGGTCGATGACGACTCCCTTTGGGAGGACGAGGCCTGACCTCCGTGGTACCTCGGTATCACACAGCCCTACCCGAGTAAGGGGGCCGGTGCGTCAACACCGGCCCCCCGAGTGAGTCCCCTTATCCACAGACAACTCAGGAGGCAATTATGCCCTCAGGACCCCCGACAGCGGTGCCGACCTCGGCCCGTCATGTCCTCGACACCTTCTTCGCCGCTCGGGCCTGCCCCAGCACGGGGTGGGACAACGTCATCTGCGGGACGTACCAGTCCATCGCAGATGAGGTGAACGGCCGTCACGGGACGGCGTACACCACGGCGGAGATCGGCTGGGCGCTGACCTGGCTCCACCAGTGGGGTCCGGACATGGCCGGTGCCTACGTCTCCAAGATCGGACCGGGCAACCACAAGACGCTCGTCAAGTTCGATGCACCGGGCGAGCCCGACGTGCTCGTGGACGGCGGCGTCTACATGCTCGTCATCGACGGCGTCGTGCTGCCGCTGGAGAAGCGCCGCATCCTGGCCGAAGGCCTCATGGAGTGGTGCGAGTACCGCCACAACAGCCTCCGCAACGATGTCATCGACCTCTCGATGACCCGTGGCTGCTTCCCGGCCTCGGATCCGGCCAACCGCCGTGTCCGTGCGATCCTGCAGGCGACGATCCGGCGCAACGGCGACGAGATGGGGTCCATCCTCACGCTCAAGGCCGAACTGGCCCGTCTGCTCTGATGGCCTCAGGGAAGGAGTCGTGGTGGACGTCCCCGGACTTCGCCCGGCTCCTTCCCTGGATGACCGTAGGAGGGTCAGACGTGGAACCAGTAGACCGCTGGCTTGAACGCCTGACGGCGGGCAAGCAGCGCCGAGACGAAGAGGTGGCTCAGTCCAAGCGGGAGTTCGTCAACCTCGTGAGGTCGGCCCACAAGGCTGGCGTCACGGCCGTGGACATACGGCTGGCGACCGGACTCTCCCAAGTGACGATCCGAGAGATCATCAAGACTGAGCACATCGATCGATGAGAGAGCCGCCCTTTGGGGCGGCTCTTTCCGTGCTGTACTCTCGTCTGATGGCGGATGCGAAAGACGAGGTTTGCGAGAGGTGCGGGGAGCCTTTGGAAGCCCACAACATTTTCAACGACGAGCCCACTCCAGAGCAACTGGAAGGGCTTTCTGTCGCACGTTTCAGGAGTCAAGAGTGGATCGGCGTGTACTGCCCGTCTACCGCCTGATCACCCCGCTCCACCTGATCCCAGCGCTGCTGGTGGCATCGATCGCCTTGCTGGCGCCCTTCTACGATCCAGGTGTAACACACAGCCAGACGCCGTCAGACGGCCCGCAGTTCAAGGAGTGGCTGGGGCAGGAGTACTGCCCGGCTGACCTGGGCTAGCGTCCCCCGCATGGGCTACGGCATCGGTGGCATCCTCATCCTCATCCTGATCATCCTGCTGATCATCTTCTTCGCCAAGCGGGTCTAGGACCGGCGGCGGTAAGGGAGGTGGGAGCGGACGAGGCTTGGCCCTCCTGAGCGGACCGGCTGGACGTCCTGTGCGGTGGGGCTTCACCTAGGATCCCGTTTCATGAGCCAGGCGCTGACCATGAACAAGGTACTGGAGTCGCTGCAACGCACCCTCCACGATCTCGCAGACCTCCACATGAAGGCAGGTCGGCCGTTCGATGGCATCACGATCTCGGCTCTGCCCTTCACCTACCGGGACTACGGCGTCTCGCTGTGGGACATCACGTTCGCACCGCACTCGCCGGTCCCGGAGGTCGAGGAGATCCCTCTGGACGAGGACGACGCCGACGAGCCCGAGGACGACGAGGACATCACCCTGGAAGAGGCCTTCGTGGAGGGCTTCACCGAAGGGCGGCAGGAGTGAGCTTCCGTCGGTTCGTGCTCGATCGTGACGTTGACGAAACCGGGGTATCGGGCACAGGAGTCGTGTGCGAGGGCGTCGAGTTCTCAGACGGCGTCGTGAGTCTGCGCTGGCTTGGCGGTTGGCCGTCGTCGGTCGTGCACTACGAGCGAGGCATGGAGTCGGTGGTCCACATCCACGGTCACAACGGCAAGACCAGGATTCGATACCTGGATGAGCCCACCTGAGTTGCGAACCTGTCAAAGATACCGTATCTTTGAGGCATGACCGCAACGCAGAAGTTCACCAGCACGAGGGACGTGCTGCGTCGGACACTGCGAGTGCTCAAGGCAGCCGCCGCCAGGCGTGCGCCCCTGGAGCCTGACCACTTCTCTCACTGCGTGCTCATCGAGCCGTATGCGGGCAAGACCCGCCTGTCAGTGTCGGACGGCTTCCGGATGCACAGCGTCCTGCTCAACGAAGAGGTCGCCACCTACCACGACCAGGAGATCATGGCGGTCGGCTTGCGCTGGCTGAACGATCGGCTGGACCTGGCGATGGACGGACCCGTTGAGTTACACGTCGAACGTCGGGCGACCCCCCACTGGGACGAGTGGAACGTGCTCTTCTGCGGCAAGGACCACGCCAGTGACCAGGCCTTCAAGCTGCCCGTCAAGCTCCCCAACATCGACGGGCTGATCGAGCACGGTGAGATACAGTTCGCCGCCGGATTCAACCCGGTCTTCTTCTTCGACATGGTCACCGCTGCCAAGCACTGGTGGGACCAGTCGGAACTCGACAAGGCCTTCCCGCTGCGTGTGCTGGAGATGCACCCCGAGAAGACCTGCGTCTTCACGATCCGTAACAGCTACGGCGTCCTGCGTATGACACTCATGCCCAAGGTTTCCAACGAGGAAGAACTATGACTGCTCCCACCATCCCCTCTCACGTCACCGTGGCCGTGCCCTACGGTCCGGACGGCGACGTCCGTCTCTTCACCGGCATGGTGGAGGCCAGGATGCACGACGCTGACCGAGACAGGCTCATGTACCGCATCCGCTTCGATGACCCGCTGATCTACGGCGGCACCGGGGTGGCCTGGGTCACCGAGGACGACTTCCGGTGATGGACTACATCGTGTCGGCGGCGGGCTTCGCCATGGCGACCTACATGCTCCTGGAGGCACGGGCGATCTGGGTCACCCGGCGTCAGCCGGTGCGTTCGACATCCCCGACCAACGAGGTCTGGATCACACCAGAGCCTCGTTCCCGGCGACACTACGAGTCGTGAACGAAGGCGATCATCTCCTGCAGGCCATCCGAGGCCACGTCATGGCCTTGGGTGTCCCGATCGAGCAGCAGGAGGCGCTGACGATCCTCGTGGCGCAGACCGTGGTCACGATCATGTCGGACCCCCGGTTCTTCAACCACCTGGTCCCCGTGCAGCGTCTGCAGGCCGAGAACGCAGCGCTGCGCCAGCACCTCATGCTGCTGCAGATGCCGCAGCGGGCTCCGGCCCCCCGCAAGCGCCCGGCCAAGAAGGCTGCGGCCAAGAAGACCGTCAGCAAGAGCCCCACCGTCAAGGTCCGAGGCTCCACTGCCGCCAACCGTCGAGCCTTCAAACAGGGCTTCGGTGGGTGAGAGGATTAGCCATGCCGAAGAAGACCACGTTCGACACGGGCATGACGTCACCGGATCCCGGCAACGCAGCCCGTCAAGAGCACATCCAGGCGCTGACTCCCGAAGAGGCTTATGCCGGTGTCGAGGCCGGTCAGGCCCACGACCTCGGTCCCTGGATCGAGGTCCCCAGCAGCAGCCGTGTGTCACGCTTCCGCTTCGATCACCTGCAGCGTCAGCTACAGGTCCAGTGGCGCAACGGCAAGGGACCGGGCCACATCTACGAGAACGTGGACTACGAGGGCTACCGCTCGTTCGCCCGTGTCGTGTCCAAGGGCAAGTACATCAACTCGACGCTCAACAACCACGTCTTCGAGAAGATGACCGGCCAGGAGAACCTGCCGTCCAACGAGAAGCGCCGTGGCCTCGGGTCGAGGTTGCGTACGTGAGCGAGCCGGTCTACGACTTCATCGTCCTCGGTTGCGCCCCGCACATCACGCTGACGGATCCAGAGCACGTCGAGATGCTGGATCGACTCGCTCAGCGCTCAGCCATGGGCCAGTACAAGAAGCAGCGGCCCAAGGCGTTGGTCATGGACAAGATCGAGTGGCTGATCACCGACGACTGGGAAGAGGTCGAGCGCTTCCAGCCAGCGCACGACTGTGCGACGTGTCGAGCGGGCAACGACCAAGCCGTGGCCTACCTCAAGGAGCACCCTGACCGGTGGCTGGCCCTGGGCAACATGAAGTACTGGGAGGTCTGGTGATCGACGTCTGCGTCCTCTGTGACGAGCCCATCGAGGAGTTCGACGCCTGGGCGCCGCTGAACCCCAAGCAGTACGCCCACTACGAGTGCTCGCTGCGTGAGGTGATGGGCGGCATCGGCCACCACATCGCTCACAGCTACTGGTGCACGCAGCAGCACGACCCTGACGCTGGGCTGACCCGGCGCCAGAGTTCCAAGCTGGTCGTGGCCCTCGTGGACGTCCTCGGGATCGATGAAGTGTCCAGAAGGAGTGTGGTGCCATGACGGCGAAGATGGCGAAGCTGTTGGTGGAGGTGCAGTGGGGCATCATCCCCGGCACCGTTGATGGCAACAAGCAGTGGGGCTACTCCCGTGAAGAGGTCGAGGCTGCCTTCGAAGAAGAGCAGTACCCCGGCGACCGTGGCGCCTGGCAGAAGCTGCTGGACAATGCGTACGCCGAGATGGACCGCCGGATGGACCCTCGTGCCCACAACTGGGTCACGCTGACCTGGCTCTGGCTGTGATCATCGTTCGGGGCATCCCGCTCTATTGGGGCGTCGAGCACGACGCCGCCGACCGCACCTTCCTCACCAAGGCGCACATGGAAGAGGCGCTCCCGCCGTACCGCTACTCCACCCGAGCTTTCCGTATCCGGGTATCACACAAGCACTGGCTCCATGTGGGGCTCTGTCGCTACAAGGACACCGTCACACCGTGGGGGCTTGAACTCCTGCCTGAGCGCATCGGAGAGTGGGGACGTGCTCAGACGAGTGCAGAAGCCGAAGAGCAAGAACCGGCTGGATCGGATGGCGCCGGAGCAGGTCCAACTGCTGATGGAGACGTCGATGCAGCGGATGGCGGAACTGCTGAGGGGCCTGATGCACAACGAGATCGACCGGGGGTGGCTCCTGTCGGAACTGGACCTGCACTCGGAGCAGATGCACCTGGCAGTGCGCTCGCTGAGGGATCGGTATGAGGCCGAAGGTTGAGTCTCCGTCAAAGATCCTGTATCTTTGACTTCATGTACGAACAGCAAGAACTACAACTGGAGTGGCCCGTGTACAAGCACTACACAGTCGAGCTTCGCAAGGGCACGATGCCGGATCTGGACACGGTCCGCTCCACCAAGGCGACGGACGTGGACGGGGCGATCAGCCTCATCGAAGGCTTCCGTGACTTGGCTGCCTCACGCAACAGCGTGACGTGGCAGGAGGACGAGGTCAACGCCGAGGGCTTCGTCTTCGGCATGGCACCAGGCGGCGAGGTCTGGCAGATCATGTGCGTGCCGCCGCTGGCGCAGGAACTGGGATGACCGACCTGTCTGCACCCGTTGACATGACGCACCAGTGGTGCGTCGAGGCCCGGCAGCAGATCAACGAACACGCACTCGACCTCAAGATGCAGGCAGCGCTGTGGGAGCCGAGGCCCATGCCCGAAGGATGGACCCCCCGATGAACGATGAACCCGAACTGACCACACGCCTTGCCACGCTGGAAGCGCACGTCCGACAGCAGGACAGACGCATCCAGACGCTGGAAGGACGCCGTCCCGGCCGCAAGGCGCTGCCGATCGTGGTGTCCGAACTGCACGTCTGCGGCGTCGATCCAGAGATCGACAGCGCTGCCTGCCCGCACGCCAGCTTGTACCGCAGGCAGAAGGGCTGCAAGGGCGATCGCTGCGTGCAGATCAGCCAGGACTACTACGAAGCTCGACGCAAGAAGACCTGATGCCGAAGACCATCCCATGCCCTCACTGCAAGGGGCAGGTCGGTCACATGCGAGGACAGACGTTGGACGAGGCACTGGAGCGCCACCTCCGTGTCGGCTGCCCATCTCCCATGGTCAAGAACGTGCCGCTGCCGAAGCCGCTGGTTGCCAAGCGGGTGCGGGTGATACCCCGGTCAGACGTTCCGAACCGTTGACAGCAGGGGTACACTGGGGGGCGAACTAGCGAGAGCAGTCGTAGTTCGGTAAGTGGCGCTTGGAGGCCTGGTACCCGCAAGGGACCGGGCCTTCGGCGTATGTTGGGCGCAGTGTCGTTCACGATCACGGACCTCGGCTACGGCCCCAGTGAGGAAGAGGCTGCCGAACTGGCTGCCCTAGAGGCCTTGGAAGAGGACGAGGACAACGCCAGCGGGATCGATGAGGATCCGCTGGCAGCGGAACTCGCTCCCGAGATGGCCGACTTCCTCGACCAGATGATCAAGCGGACGATCCTGTTCTGCGAGGAACTGTGGGGCAAGGAGTTCCGCCCGTACCAGCGGGCCATGTCATACAGGGTTATCGAGTCCCTGATCCTCAACGACGCCGAGGAGATCACCGGCCTCATGGCCCGCCAGAGCGGGAAGAGTGAGATCGTCGCCACCACCCTGGCTGGCTGCATGATCCTGTTCCCGATCCTGGCGAAGACCTACCCCAACATGAAGCAGTTTGAGGACGGGGTCTGGGTGGGCCTGTTCGCACCGGTCGAGGAGCAGAGCGAGTTGGTGTTCAGCCGCATCGCTGACCGGCTCACCAGCGACCGTGCCCTGGCGATCCTCTCCGACCCAGAGATCGATGAGAAGGTCGATGGAAAGAGCCGTATGATACGTCTCTCCAACGGCTCCTTCTGCCGTCGTCAGACCGCCAACCCGAGAGCCAAGATCGAGGGCTCGACGTATCACATCATCGTGATCGATGAGGCCCAGGAGGCCGATGAGCAGGTGGTTCGCAAGAGCGTCCACCCCATGCTCGCCGCCAACGCTGGCACCATGGTGAAGATCGGGACGCCCGGCTTCAACAAGGGCGACTTCTACAAGGCCATCGGCCTCAACAAGCGCCGGGCACGGGGCAAGCGGTCCAACCATTTCGAGTACGACGACCGAGTTGTCAGCAAGTACAACCCCGCCTACAAGAAGTTCATCGAGAAGGAGAAGCTGCGCCTCGGGGAGGACTCCGAAGAGTTCCAGATGAGCTACCGCCTCAAGTGGATGCTGGAGCGGGGCATGCTCATCACCGAGGACGATCTCGACATGCTGGCGGACAAGAGCATGCCGCTGATCAAGGCGTGGATGCGGACCAAGGTCGTGGTGGGCATTGACCCGGCCCGCATCCGGGACTCCACCGTGTGCACGGTGTGCTGGGTGGACTGGGACCATCCGGATCCGGCGGGCTACCGGGAGCACCGCATCCTCAACTGGCTGGAGATCCACAACACCAACTTCGAAGAGCAGTACTTCGAACTCATGGACTTCCTCGACCCGTATGACATCGCTTACGTCGGCGTGGACGCTCAGGGGATGGGTGGGCCGGTTGCAGATCGGCTGCAGCGTCTGCTGGGCTCTCGCACCGAGGTCATCCCCTTCACCAGCGACGCCAAGAACCAGGCGGAGCGCTGGAAGCACCTGATCCAGCTACTGCAGCGCCAGATGCTGGTCTACCCCGGCCACTCCAAGGCCCGACGCACCCGTGTGTGGCGCCGCTTCCGGCAGCAGATGAGCGATGCCGAGAAGGTCATGGCAGGGCAATACCTCCTGGTAGCGGCCCCCGATGAGCGTGAGGCGCACGACGACTACGTGGACAGCCTGGCTCTGGCCTGCGCCTGCTCCGTGCAGGAGACGGTCCCGGTGATCGAGGCCTTCGACAGTCCATTCTTCCGAAGGTGAGTACGTCGGACCGACGGCCCGTGTCCACACCGGCACCCGATCACGGTCATACCCTGGTTCCAAGGTCTATGCTCCGGGTGATACCAGCCTAAGGAGGGCCTGCATGTCGTACCAGCCTGCGAGTGGCTATGAGCACGTCATGGCGGCGAACACCGCTCGGCGTGGGCCACTGCGCTTCGAAGAGGGTGTCGCCACTGACACCGACGTGCCCAACGACTTCGGTGTGGGTGCCTACGGCGACTGCGGCGGCGATGGCCGTGGCCGTCCGTTCACCAACATCAAGGACCCCGGTGAGACGATGCGTGAGCGTGCACACCTCGGCTCGTCCTCGTGGATCGAGGCCCCGACGATGCTCTCCGACTTCGTCATCGGCGCCAGCGTCGGACAGGGTCCGTCCCAGTTCGAATACGAACTCGGCTCCGAGGTCCGCCTGCGTCGGCTCAACCCGGCCCAGGTGTCCGACTAGGGCAGGATCCCTTGACAGCGGCTCGTGCCCGCAAGCCGCTCTTGAGGGTGGGGACGGGGACGAGTTCTCCCGCCGCCCGTGGAGGCCTCGGTCCCGCCCCCGCAGGACGTCCGCCCTCCAACATCGGCAAGTACCTCATCCGGCCAACGGCTGAGGCCGACACCGGGTGGGAGATGATCAACTCCGACCCGGACATCCTGCGGCAGGTGCACCGCAAGTACCTCAAGGCGGGGATGCTTCCTCCGGCCCTCCAGCCGAAGTATCTCCGCAAGCCCGAGGTCATGGAGAGCGGCCCGACCGGTCGTGCCACCAACATCAGCAAGGGCTGGAGGAAGCCGAGGAGTCGTAGTGGCTAGAGGTCCGCAACGCACCGCCGTGGCGAAGGCCACCATGCCGACCGATCGTGCTCTCCAGTGGGGCGACATCCCCAAGGAGGGTCAGGCGCACCTGAGTGAACAGGTCAAGGGCCTCGGCATGGCGAGGTCGTCGGTCGAGGGCGGGCTCGCCAAGTTGGCCGAGGCTCGGGACCGGCCGACCAACAACCCCAACAGTCGTCGCAAGGCCACGCAGCGCATCGCTTCGCTGCAGGCCATCGCTCCGCACCTCACCGACGATCCCATCACCCACGTCAAGGCGTCGAACGCCCGCTACAACCTGACGAAGGCCGGGATGGCCCGTCAGGCCGAGACGGGCGAGGACCCCAATCACGGCTGGTACTTCAACCACCACAAGCGGCTCTCTGAGGTCGCAGAGGCCACCGGCCACGCCAAGGACCGGGTGATCGCCGCCAGTGCCGTGATGTCGCCGCAGAACAACCCTGAGCAGGAGTTGACGGCCGTCCACGCTCTGGCTCGTGCCCACTCCGACCCCGACGCAGCGCTGCACATCACGCACGAGGCCGTGCACGCCCACGAGGAGGCCGACTACCAGGACCGCCTCAAGAAGGCCCGCACGCCTGCCGCCAAGGCCAAGGTCCAGCGCCAGCCGTCTGCGTTACGGGACTATGCCGGGACCGTCGTGCACCCAGGTGAGCTTGCGCCGGAGCACTTGGCCGCACTCTCGACCCCGGAGGTGCGTGAGCACGTCGGCGCCACGGGTGTCGATCTCGGTGCCATCGCCAAGGGCGGGGTCAAGGGCAACGTGGTCAAGGCCATCGACGTGCTGCGGGGCAACGTGGCGGTGGACAAGGCCATCGACCCCCGCTCGTCGCCCAAGGTGTGGAGCTACCACGCTGGCATCGCCTCGTCGGTGCACGGTTCTCTGGAGCACACCGAGTTCATGGAGCGCATGCACGTCGCCAGCGGCCGGGAGCTTCCCGGCCAGCAGCGCATGGACGTCACCGGCATGCGATCGGCCACCCACGGCCCCCTGGACCCCACCGGCCCCACCGCCGAGGACACTTGGCAGCAAGCCATCAGCACCCGGCAGCCACTGCCGCAGATCGACGTCCCTGGACGACAGGGACGGGCTGCGAAGCAGAGCCCGGCGAAGTTCTCGGTCGGTGAGGGCGGTGCGGCGAACCAGAAGGACATTCGGGCGGTGCCAGGCGTGCCAGGTGCTGAACCCTCAGCACTCATGCACGCCTGGCAGAACCGGGCCACGCACATGGCGGCGAAGCGGCTCAGCCGTGAGTCGGGCGAGATCATCCCGGCGATCGGCATCCAGGCCGGTGGCTGGATCGAGGCCCGGCGCCAGGCGGGCAAGAACATCGAGGAGCAGGTCCCCGTCAAGAAGCAGTCGATCAAGCGGGGCATCGTCAAGGTCAAGTCGCACTCGGGTGCGGAGCACGAGGTCAGGGTCGGCCCGTCACAGCAGATGGACTTCGGTTTCTGATGGCCCGCAAGCCTCAGCAGATGCGCCTGCCGGAGCAGATCAGGTCGGGGTCGGATCCCTGGCACACCGGGGAGATGGAGCGGGTCGAGCACTTCGCTGCCGGTGCTGCTTCCTACGCTCAGCAGGCGGGCCTGCCCAACTACAACCAGCGGGGCATCGCCGCAGTGCGGGCCAACCCCAACGTCACCCTGGCGATCGGCAAGGACGTGAAGAGCCAGCAGGGCGACCTCGGTCGGCTGACACCTGAGCTTGCCGAGAGCTACGGCCACCTCATCCATCACATCGGCAAGCAGTTCGACCACCTGACTGGCTCCAAGGAGTCGGGCGGCATGGGCGTCAAGGTCGAGTTCAGCCCCCACGACCCGTACGAAAGCGCCACCCACCTGCGAGACGAGGTCCGTGAAACCGGCACGTTGAAGGTGCTCTCCACCGAGGCCACCGGGGGCATGGCACCGGGTCATCCGATGTCCAACGAGGACAACGACAAGTTCCGGGCCGTGCACGATGCCTTCGGGCATCTGGCAACGGGGCGCTCCTTCTCTCGTCATGGTGAAGAGGGAGCGCTCCAACACCACGCCCGGACGATGCCGAAGGAAGCACACCCGGCGCTGATGGCGGAGCTTCGGGGCCAGAACAGCTTTCTCAACAGCTACGGGGACTTCCCCGGCAACCAGGTGTACACGGTGCCGAAGTGGGCGTCAGCCCAGGCGCCGACTGTCCCCGGTGGTGGTGGCGGCAAGCGCACGTCCAAGGCTCGTCGCCCTGAGCAGTTGAGCTTCGATCTCTGATGCCGAAGACCCGTACCCCGCTATCCAAGAAGGTGGCGAAGAAGGCTGTGGTCAGGCCTGTATCACAACAGACCAAGACCAGCGGCGTTGTCGGGGACGTGCGGCCGGTGCAGACGAACAGCAACCTGCAGCGAGCGCAGTGGGGGATCACGAACCGGCAGAGCAAGGGGGACTGGACATGACGGCGAAGAAGGAAGCGTTCGGCGGCAAGCAGGCCAAGCCGTTCGGCAAGGGCAAGGAAGAGCAGGAGAAGGCCAAGCCTGCGGGCAAGACCAGGGAGCGCTCGCAGACCAAGGAGAAGAAGTGATGCCCAGGGGAACGGACACAGGAGGCCACCCCGGTCGCAAGGTCGGCCGTGAGCGGTACGCACCCAAGCAGACCCACGCCAGCCGTGGCGGTGACGTCTACTCCACAGCGGGGTCAGACGCCGCCCGCCCGGCCTTCACCATGGGCGTGGACGAGGGCGGAAACGTCACCAGTGTGATGACCGGCGGACCTGCCGGTCGTGTCACACGGCGAGGCTCCTGATGGGCAGGGGTCCAGGGTCCTTCATGGACGACGAGACGGGCGAGCCCGACTGGGACTCGTACGCCGACTACAAGCGTGACTCCGACCGTGATGACGCCATGGAGCGCCAGTACGAGCGGCGTGAGAACGATCCCAACCGGCAGGTGGGCAGGGAGCGGTTCGGCGGATGAGCTTCGTGGGCCATGGGTGGCGCTCCGGGACAGCTACTGACTCGGCAGTCAATACGGGGGCGGCTTCGACCGCCACCGTGTCGGGCATCGCCCCGACCACCTTCGCCCGCCGCAACAGCATCACGCTGACCGTCACCGGCACCGGCTTCACCGCCGCTACCAAGATCGTCGCTGACTACGTCCCGATCTCCACCGTCTTCGACAGCGCCACGCAGTTGCGCTGCACCAGCTTCAACACCACGCCGGACAGCGGTGCGGCAGGCACCATCAACGTTGGCGTCGTCAAGCCCGGCGAGAAGATGTCCGCCACTCGCCCCTTCACGGCCGTATAGGGGCGTATCACATGGCCGTTACCTTCTACCCAGGCAGCTACCGGGCTGCTGCCAGCGATCTCACGATCGCCATCAGCCCGCTGGGCCTGGTCGAACTCAGTGACGAGGAGTTCGAAGTCCACGGGCCTCGGATGAACCGCTACGCATCGAACTGGGCCTGGTATCTCGGTCACCACTGGGCCTACCGGCGTGAGATCGGTGAGCCCCAGCTTGTCTTCAACTGGGTCAAGGCGTTCAGCGACTACCTCACCAACTTCACGTTCGGCAAGGGCGTCAACTTCCACTCCCCCGAGGTCACGGCGGCGATCACGCCGTATCTCCTCAAGGAGGTCTGGGAGGTCCACAACAACAAGCAGCAGATCCTGATGGAGACGGCCCAGTTGGGGTCCGTGTCGGGCGACTGCTTCGTGAAGGTGGCGTACGAGATGCCCTTCATGGATCCGGCCGGTGTCCCCCACGAGGGTCGGATCCGCATCCTCCCGCTCAACCCGGCGTTCTGCTTCCCCGAGTGGCATCCGCACGACCGCAGCCGGATGATCCGCTTCAAGACCAAGTACAAGTTCTTCGGGACGGCCAGCGATGGCACCCGTCAGGTCATGACCTACGTGGAACTCATGACCGAGGACATGATCGAGGAGTACATCAACGACGAGTTGATCGACTCCCGGCCCAACCCGATCGGTGAGATACCGATCGCCTTCTGCCCCAACATCGAGATCGCCTCCAGCCCGTGGGGCCTTGCTGACATCACGGACATCGTGTCGCTGAACCGTGAGTACAACGAGAAGGCCACCGAGATCTCGGACATCATCAACTACCACGCCAGCCCGGTCACGGTGATCACCGGGGCCAAGGCCAGCAACCTGGAGAAGGGTCCCCGCAAGGTGTGGGCGGTGTCCAACAAGGACGCCAAGATCCAGCAGTTGGAGCTACAGACCAACTTCACCGGGCCATTGGGCTACATGGAGTTGATCAAGCAGGCCATGCACGAGCTAACCGGGGTACCGGCCAGCGCTCTGGGCACGATGCAGCCCATCAGCAACACCTCGGGTGTGGCGCTGTCGATCCAGTACCAACCGCTCATGCTCAAGCACGAGCGCAAGACGATCAACTACACCCGGCTGTTCGAACGCATCAACGAACTCGTCATCCGGCACGCCTTCGTCTTCGCCCCCGAGTTGACGATCTACAACCCGATCCTGTCGTCCACGTACCTCAAGCCGGACCAGATCCCCCAGCTTGACCCCGCTGCCCCGGTGTCATACAGGACCTACGTCCAGTGGCCCTCCCCGATGCCCATCGACCGTCTGCTCAAGATCAATGAGATCCAGGCGCTGATGGCGATGAACCTGGAGAGCCGCCGTGGTGCCCTGCGTGACCTGGGCGTCCAGTTCCCCGACCAGAAGATCAGGGAGATCTTCGAAGAGGTCGTGGAGGACACCAAGGAGCAGGGAGCCCTGGGCCTCATCCAGGGACAGATCGCTGCCTTCAACATGATGGCGACGGGCCTGACCCCAGACGGTCAGCCGCTCATGAGCGCCGATGCCGAGGGCAACCCAGTGCCTGCGACGCCTCCGGTCAACCCGGAGATCGCCCAGGAGGTCCAGTTCCTCGCCTACGGAGGCATGCCTCCCCAGGTGATGGACTTCGAGTCGGACGACCGGACCTAACCGGGGTACGGGACTGCATACTCCCGTATCACCCCCGTTCGTGCTATAGATGACACCCGACAGCCACGGAGAACTCAAGGGATCACTGAATGTCGACCACTGGAGAACAGAGCAGCGTCGGGGACACGGGCAACGGCTTCATCACTGGAGTCGAGCCAGCCAGGCCCCGTCAGGCCAACGACTGGGTGCAGCAGCGTCCAGATCAGCAGGTCAGCCAACCGGTGCAAGGTGTGCCGCAGCAGCAAGGTGATCCCCGCCCGGCGTACCGCTGGACGGATGAGGACATCGCCGCTGCCCGGCAGCAGGAGAAGGACAAGCTGTACGGCCGCATCGAGGACCTGGGCTCGCAGATGAAGGAGATCCAGGCCCAACGTGAGGCAGAGCAGGCCGAGAAGCAGCGGCTGGCCGACGAGGCCGACCAAGCTCGCAAGGCCAAGGAAGAGAACGAACTCGACCTCCGTGCGTTGATGGAGAAGCGTGAGGCCGAGATGCGTGGGGAGATCGAGACGATCCGCCGCACGCAAGAGACGGAGCGGGAGATCTTCAACAAGGAGCGAGTGCTCCAGGAGGTCGCCATCTACCGTCGAGATCGCATCGAGCAGGAAGCCAACGACTTGCTCCCGGAACTCCGGGACTTCGTCAGCGGGGACACGCCCGAGGCGATCGACGCATCCATCGAAGCGTTGAAGGGTCGCTCGCAAGCGATCCTCAGCAACATCTTGGCTCAGGAGCAGGCTCAGGTTGCTCCGTACCAGCCGAGAGGGGCCGCACCCACGGCACCACCTGTAGGACCAATGGAGCAACTACCGTCGTATGAATCGTTGACGCCCGAGGACATCAAGGGCATGGACATGGAAACGTACAAGCGATATCGGACACAACTCCTGCAAGCGACCAGTCCCAACAACCGTCGGGGCTGATTGGGTAACTCACACCCATAGGGCCGTAACACACGACCCCGCTCTTCAAGGAGAACCACCATGCCCGCAGGCGGCTCACTCGGTGGCGAACTCCCAGTCGTTTCCGGTGTCACCGGCACGACTCGGCTCGCCACGGGCGGTCCCTACAGCCAGTACGAGGCCCCCATGGGCTACTACGGCCAGGCGACGCTCGACAACACGGGAACCGGCTACGCCGGGTCGGTCGCCACCGGCTCGACCATGCTCGGCCCGGCCATCCAGACCATCTGGAGCAAGGAGATCTTGTTCCAGTCGATGCCGGTCCTGAGGTTCGAACAGTTCGCTGTGAAGAAGACGGAATTGGGCACAATGCCCGGCCTCACCGTCAACTTCATGCGCTACAACAACCTCCCCATGCCCGCCGGTCCACTGATCGAAGGCGTCCGCATGAAGACGCATGCGATCACGGCGAACCAGTACGCCATCACGGTCCAGGAGCAGGGCTTCGCCGTCGCCGTCTCGGAGTTGCTGCTGAACGCCAGCTTCGATGACATCATGGCGTCGGCCAGCCGTCTGCTGGGTCGCAACATGGCCCTGTACATGGACGGCCAGGCCCGCCAGACCCTCGGTCGGGCGTCCTCGGTCGTGTTCGGCTACCAGAAGCCGGGCGCCATCAACACGGGCTACGGCATCTACGAGGGCGGCACCCCGGCCACGGGCCTCGCCGCCGTCACGACCGCCGCAGGCACCGGCACGATCGATGACAACTACTGGCTGTCGCCGTACGCCGTCAAGGACGCCGTCGAGGTGCTGGCGTCCAAGAACGTGCCCCGCCTCGGGGAGACGTACGTCTGCTTCGTGCACCCGCACCAGAGCCGCCGCCTCCGGGACACCCCGGAGTGGATCGAGATCACGAAGTACGCCGCCCCCGGCAACTTCATGCTCGGTGAGATCGGCCGTCTGGACGACGTCGTGTTCATCGAGACGACGCAGGTGTCGAGCCCGCTCGCCAGCACCACGGACATCACCGACCCGTGGCCGACGCTGCCCGGCGGCGCCGTGTCCTCGCCCAACCCGTTCAACCCGGACTGGCGTGGCAACCTGCTGGGCGCTCCGGCGGGCCAGACCGGCCTCCCGGCGGGCTACAACACGGCCACCGACGCCTTCGGTGACCTCGCTGACCCGGCGACGCTGGACGACCTGCCCACGGGCGAGACGGCGCTCCCCGGCTGGGGCGAGCCGTGGGGTCCGTCCAACGGCATCTACGAGGCGATGATGCTGGGCGACAACGCCTTCGGGCACGCCATCTCCCTGCCCGTCGAACTGCGTGACGGCGGCGTGCTCGACTTCGGTCGTGAGCACGCCCTGGCGTGGTACTCGATCTGGGGCTGGGGTGTCGTGACCGACTCCTCGGTCGTGAAGATCATCACGAACTGACGGCTGCACGAAGGGGCAGGGCGGGTGAAACCGTCCTGCCCCGCTGTGCCCTGAAAGGCTGGTATCCCATGAGCATCGTCTCCGTCCACGGCCCGTACACGTTCGGGTCGAAGGCCGTCACCGAGGTCGGCCCGGCCATGGCGACCGTCAACCCCACCAACGGGCTGATCTGGACCTTCAAGCTCGACCAGGCGAGCACTCGCACGGCGAGCCTGGCCTGGACCTTCCCCACCGGCACCCCAGCCTCGGCCACGGGTCCCGGCCCCCACACGGTCACCTACGCAGGTGCGGGCTCCAAGGCCAACACGATGGTGGCGACCGGCGCTGGCGAGGGCGTCAACCCCTATCCGGCCGCTGGCACGACCAACCTGCCCGTCACGGCTGTCGCCGGTTCCGGTGGAGCGGGGATGAGCCTGCTGTCGGCGCCCGGCGGCGACGAGGGTGGCGAAGAGCCCCCGCCCGAGGAGAACGGCGAGTACGACCCCGGCGAGTACACGATCCCCGAGGTCGAGGCCTACGTCGATGCGTACCCCGACCAGACCGAGGATGTCCTTGACGCCGAGGTGGCGGGCAAGAACCGATCGACCCTGGTGGCCTGGCTTGAGGCCCGGCTGCCCGAGTAACACACAGGAGAACAACCATCGTGGCACGAGACGTGGAAGTCGAAGTCGAGGCCGAGATCCCCGAGGATCTTGATCCCTCCAAGAGCGAGGTCACTCGCCCGTCAGACCTGGGCTTCCCCAAGGCGCAAACCGGTCAGGCCGGAGGCATCCCGGTGCATCGGGAGATCGAAGTCGAAGCACTGGAGACACGTCGGGACGTGGACTCCTCGGGCATGGTCGAGATCCGCATGGCGGAGACGATCGAGGAGTTCACGTACGGCAACCCGCACTACACGTACAAGTTGGAGGCAGGGAAGCGCTACCGGATCCCGGTGGAGGTCGCCCGCTACCTCAACAACCTGGGGTACATCTACCACCGATAGGAGCCGCCGACTATGACTCGGCCATTCCTGACCCATGACGGGTTCTTGATCCCCAACGCTGGGGATGTGTCGAACCCCCGGATGGCCGAGCCAGACCGGATCGACTTCAACACGCTCGCCCACGCCCGTTGGGGCGTGCTGGAGGGCTGCCTCGTCACCGTCTCGGGTCTGACGGCGCTCATCAGCCCCGGCCTCGCCATCGTCAACAGCACACTGGTCACCGTCCCCAACCAGAGCATTTCGATCGGGTCGGGAGGCAACCAGGACCGCTTCGACCTGATCGTGGTGAACGAGGCCGGGACGGCGCTCACCGTCGTCGGCGCCTACGACAACGACCCCGTCTTCCCGGACCCGCCGATCGGTGTCACGGTGCTGGCGGCGATCTTCGCTCCCTCCAGTGCGAGCAACCTGTCGGACAACGTCATCGACAAGCGCAAGTTGCTGTCGAAGGCCCTGCTGACCAAGATCCCCATCGGGGACATGCTCGTTCAGAACAAGAACGACGTCGGCAACCACTTCACCGTCACCGGAGGAGGGACCCTCAACTGGGAGGGTGATACAGGGCTATGGCGCAGTGCACCGGCCACGGTCCGCATCAACCGGTACCTCGTCGTGGACGACGACATCCAGACCGGCGGGGACGTCCATGCGGACGGCGACGTCACGGCGCTGGGGCGGGTGCAGGGCAAGAACGTCCACTCCGGCACCTCCCGGCCCATCTCCGGGTCAACGATTGGTGAGATCTACCAGGACGAGGCGAGCGGACGTCTCTACGTCTGGCGCAACGGGGCCTGGAAGGAACTGGCGACGCTCGACAGCGCCCAGCCCACGGGCTGCGTGATGACCAGTGTCGAGCCGCCATCGGTGATGCTCCCGCTGGGTTGGATCCCCCTCGACGGCCGCACGGTGACCGAGGCGCAGTACCCCGGCCTCTTCGGCCTCGTGTCGATGCAGGGCTACATCAGTGGCACCTCCCCGAACCGGGTGATGACGCTGCCGCAGGCCGAGGGCAAGGTCATGCTGACCCGCTGGGGCGGCGCCGTGGGCACGGTGGCTGGTCCGGCCAACAACCGCATCGCCCTCAACCTCACGCACATGCCCCGCCACAAGCACAACGTGACCCCTGGCTACGCCGGGGGCGGGGCGGTCAGGGGCACCATCGGCCGCTCCGGCACGCATGCTCACGGTGTGGCCGGTGGCGAGCACTGGCACACCGTCAACGACCCCGGCCACAAGCACAACGGCATGGAGGGTCCGACCGGCACCAACGGTGACGTGGTCGGCCTGTTCTGGGGTGGCCGCAACAAGATCGACGCCTACTTCAACGACCGCAACCACACGTTCTCCGTCGAGGCGTACCAGTGGACGATGCCCGCCTACGCAGGCATCACGATCAACTCGGCGGGCTCGTCTCACGGCCACATCATCGGGCAGGACGGCGACCACGACCACCCGCTGTACATGAACGACATGCCGCAGCACATCCACCCGACGACCGAGGAAGACCGAGGTGACGGTGCCGAGTTCGACATCACCCCGGCCCACCTCCTCGTCTACACCTACATCCGGTCATGACCTACGTCGGCAGCCGGTTCGGACAGGACGGACCCCCTCGGATCGCTACGAGCGCCGAGCTACTGCTGGAGGCCACTGAGTTGCCACCGATACCGAACTATCAGGCGGTCGTCCCGTTCGTGCCCGGCACCATCTCGGGGGAGGACACCAGTTCGGCCTTCCAGACGATGGTCGATGGGCACCTGCTGTGGCGGACCACGCCGTCCCGCTGCGACCTGATGTTCTACCAAGGCGACGACATCGTCATCCCGCTCTACTTCGATGACCCGTCGCTGACCGGCGACGACATGGAGTTGGGCTACGAGTGGCACGCCCAGATCCGTGTATTACACAGCTACCGCAGCACGCTGGTGGCCGACTTCGTCACCTCGGCCAACTACACGTCCGGGGCTGACGAGGCCACGCTGGTCGAACTGTTCCTGCCTCGCAGCATGAACGACCGCTGGGGCCTGTACCGCTGGGACCTGTACTCGATCCATCCCGTGGACTACAGCCGATTCCCCAAGCCCGATGACGTGGACGCTGCGGACTGGCCCCCGCCGGACACGCTCCGCACCTGGCTCTACGGCCTGGCGAAGATCGCTCCACGGGTCAGTGACACCGACTTCCTGCCTCCGCCTGCCGGTGCCTTGCCCGCCGGAGGTGCGGTGGCAGCCGTGATGACCAACGGGGGCTTCGTTGTCGGACCGAACGGGAGGGTGCCGTGAGCGAGGTCGATGTCACCGTCAGCAAGGGCGCTCCGATCGCTGTCACGGTCGGAGGCACCACTCCGATCGTCATCGACGTCGGCACGACCGGCAAGCAGGGCAAGCCCGGCCCGAAGGGTCCCGAGGGAGGCACGCCGGTCGTGGCGGTGCCCTACGCCGACTGGCCTCCCGTCAATCCTCAGCCAGACACCCTCTACCTGAGACTCGCCCCGTAAGGAGATACACCAATGGGTTCCAAGTCCGACGCATGGGAGATCGAAGTCCTCAAGATGACGACTGGTCAGGCGACCAGCATCATCACGAGCACGCCGCTCACGCCCTTCCTGGCCCTGTACACCGCCGATCCGACTGACTCGGCGGCGGGCACGGAGGTGTCCGGTGGCAGCTACGCCCGTGTCGCCTGCTCTGGCGGCACGAAGTGGGCGGCGCCCGCTGCGGGCTCGGTCACCACCAACGCCGTGGTCACCTTCCCCACCGCCAGCGCCAACTGGGGCACCATCACCGGCTTCGCTCTGATGTCGGCGGTCACGGGCGGCACGATGCTGATGTGGGGCTCCCTCACGGCGTCGAAGGTCGTCAACAACGGTGACACGGCCAGCTTCGCTGCGGGGCAGTTGACGCTCACGGAGGACTGATCCATGCCTGGCAGGATCAGCGAACTGGGGGTCCTGACCGGCGGCAGCGCCGCTACAACCGATGCCGTCGAGGTGCTTGACGTCTCCGACACCACGATGGCGGCGTCGGGCACCAACAAGAAGATGTCGTTGGCCGAGATGGTCACCTTCTTCAACGCCAACGGTGCTGGGGGCACGCCGGTTGGCACCAAGCTCACCGACCTCACGCAGATGGGCGTCTCGGTCGGAGTGGGGCCTTCCAACGGTGACTTCATCGAGGTGGTGGACGTCTCCGACGTCACGATGCACCCGACAGGCACCAACAAGAAGCTGTCGCTGACGGATCTATGGTCATGGCTCTCCATCCCTTCGGACTACGTCCCGATCACGCTCAGCGTCACGGGTGGCGGGGGGCTGACCGGTGGTGGGACGCTCACCGCCAATCGCATCATCTCGATGGCGAACATGCCCGCCAACACGCTCAAGGGCAACAACACAGGTGGCTCGGCGGCACCTACTGATCTCACCGCTGCACAGGTCAAGGCGTTGCTGGCGATCACCGGGACCGACATCGCCAACGACACGGTGACCAACACGCAGTTGGCCCCGATGCCCACGCTCACGATCAAGGGCAACAGCACCGGCAGCACGGCAGGGCCGCAGGACCTCACCGTGACCGAGACGCTTGCCCTGTTGAGCACGGGGGGCACTGGCAACTGGCACCGCTACCTGTTCTCGACCACCACGACGTCTGGCCCGGCGACCAACACGATCCGCTTCAACAACGCCACCCTGGCCTCGGTCACGGCGATCTACATCAACTACACGGCGATCGACCTCGACGTGAAGACCCGCCTCCTGCAACACACAGCAGGTGAGCGGTTCTACGTTCAGGGCGAAGCGTCCTCGGCCAACTACGTCTTCTTCCGGGTGACGGCAGCGCCCACGGACAACTCGACCTACGCCACGCTGACGGTCGTCTACGAGTCCAGCGGCGGCTCGTTCACCGACAACCTCGACATCCTCGCTGGGTTCGTCATCGAGCCCAAGCTCACCTCCATCAACGCTCAGGTCGGCACCACCTACACGCTGGTGATGTCCGACATCTACAAGATGGTCACGATGACCAACGGCTCGGCCATCACGCTCAACGTTCCGGCGAACTCCACCACACCGTTCCCGATCGGCACCACCATCGATCTCTCGCAGCTTGGGGCGGGGCAGGTGACGGTGGCATCCCCAGGCACCCCCACGGTCAACGCAACACCGTCACGAGCGTTCAGGGCGCAGTACAGCGCTGCCACGCTGATCAAGTACGCCACCGATACCTGGCTACTGGTGGGCGACCTTGCATGAGAACAGGGATCGTTGCCTCGGGGAAGCGGAACAAGGGCTACAAGGGCGCTGACGGCAACGGCGGCAGCAACGTCGGCGGTGCGACGCTCGTCATCACGACCACGGGCGGCGTCGGGTTCGTTGCCGGTGACCTCGTCATTGTCCGAGTGGCTGGCGACAACCTCAGCGCCACGACGCCGACGATCACCGTCACCGACAACGCTGCGGGCGGCAGCAACACGTACACGCAGATCGCCTTCGCTGGGGTCAACGCCACCGCAGCGGCGGGCTGTGTCGGAGGGATCTTCGCCACCAAGGCGGCGAGGGCGCTCGCTGCAGGTGGCACCATCACGGTCACGTACTCGGGCTCGATCACGGCCAAGGCGGCGTACATCGAGGTCTTCTCCGGCTACGAGATCACGCTCCGCAACGCCGCCGTCACCGCCACGGGCGCCAGCACGGCTCCAGCCGTGACGAGTGGCAGCGCCGAGATCGGTGACCTCGTGATCGGCGCCGTGGCCTTCGAATCCCGTGGCACACCGACCTTCGACGCCGACACCACCAACGGCCCGTGGGTCGTCCCGTTCAACAAGCCCAACGCCACCTCGGGCTCGGACGCCGCCTGTGTCCAGGCCAGCGGCCAGCACAAGTTCCCGACCGCCGCCGGGGCGCAGACCTACAACAACACCATCACCTCGACCGAATGGGTGGCGATGATCGCCATCTTCCAACCCACCCCGTGATATGGCACTAACAGCAGGACGTCTCACCCAGGGCGGGCAGATGCGTGGGCTCCAGGCCGGGTCCAACCGTGTGTTACAGAGCTACGTCAGCGGTGGAGGCGGTCCCGTCACGCTCCCTGACACCTTCGACCGGGCGACGCTGGGCGCCGAGTACATCACCAACAGCGCCCTCACCGACTGGCAGATCGTCAGCAGCACGCTGCGGGCCGTGGCCCCGTTCGATGGGGACTGGCTGCTGTGGGCGCAGCCTGTTGGTGCCGACATCGAGGTGAGCGGTTCGTTCGACGTGGACGGCACCGTCAACCAGGGAGCCAGCAACCTGCTCGCCCGCTCGACCTCGACCGTCTACCTCCAGGACGGCATCGCCGCCCAGTTGCTCGGCGGGACGTGGACGGCACCCCAGGACCACCTGATGCTGCGACTGATCAGCATCCACAACAACGACGAGACGGTGCTCGGGACCTACGACCTGGGCTTCCTTGTCGCTCCGCTCACCACCCAGACGATCACCCTGCGCTGTGCCGGGGATCAACTCAGCGTGCTCTACGACGGTGCCGTGGTCATCGGTCCCGTAACACACAGCACCTACCAGACCAACACGTATGCGGGTATCCGCATCTACGACGGTGATCACGCCGGTCAGCACCGGCTCCGAGAGTTCAACGCCCAGCCGTACGCAGTCGTCGGCCCGACCGTCCCGTCCGCTCCCGCCGCTCCCGTCCTCGTGGCCGGTGATGCCCACATCGTCGCCACCGTCACCCCTCCGGCCAACGGGGGCAGCCCGATCACCGGGTACAACTGGACTTACCGCTGGACCGGCGGCGGCGAGTTCTGGTCCTTCGCTGGCTACACCACCGGCACCACGTTCGACTTCACCGGCATCACGAACGGCCAGAGCTACGACGTGCGGGTCGAGGCCGACAACAGCGTTGGCCGTAGCGCCCCCTCGTCGTTCTCCTCGGCCACACCGGCGGCGGGGACGCCCGCCATCTACAGCGATGACTTCAACCGTGCTGACGGTGCGCTCACCACACCGTGGGTGGCGGTTGGAGGCGCCCTCGCTGTCGCCAGCAACAAGCTCACCAGCGTTGGGTCTGATCTGAACTTCTATCGCTACAACCAGACGTTCGCTGCCGACCAATGGTCCGAGGCTGACGTGGCCGGAACCGTCGAGGGCGGTACGTCGATCGGTCCGGCCGTTCGTATCAACGGTGACGATCTGGTCTACATGTGGTTCTCCAACATCCCGGCTCGGGTCACCATCTGGAAGCGGATCGGCGGCGCCTACACCCAACTGGCAACGAACAGCACGGCTCCTCTGGCGGCGTTCAGGGCTCGCCTGGAGGTGCAGGGCACGACGTACCGGGCGTACATCGATGGGGCGCTGGTCGCCACCGGCACCGACTCCAGCCTGGCGACGGGCCAGCCGGGTGTGCTCGGAGCGAACGGGGCGGGAGCGACGCTCGACAACTGGCGGGGCGGTGACCTGCCGTACACGCCGCTGTACGTCGGCTACCGCACGTTCGACGCCACGAAGACCCAGAAGATCGTCGTGGATGTCGGGGAGTCCACGGCGCAGACGTTCGACACCTACTCGCTGTTCTCCTTGGTGCGTGCCACTGCACTGGGAAGCGGGGTCAGCTACACCCACATGACGGCAGCAAGGGCGGACGGCAGCCGGTGCGTCTACTGGTACCTCAACTGGGACAGTCGGCAAGAGACGGACGTCATCAATCAGATCTACACGTCAGGTGGTCCACAGGTCACGGTGGGCGAGTGGACGCTCCTCGGCATCACCAAGCCGCCAGGGACGGTGCAGCCGACGTATCACATGTACAAGTTCGGCACGCAGGCGTGGTACCACGACCTCGGCGGGAACCTCCACGGCACCGCTGCGATGGGGGCGGGTGGCGAGTGGTACCTCGGGCACGACAGGGGCGGGGAGGAGGCGTGGTACGGCGATATCGCAGCACAGGCCTTCTTCGATCGTGTGATCACGACCGCTGAGGTCGAGAGCCTGGACAACAACCTGGCCTCCTGGCTCCACCTCAACCCCGTTCACTGTTGGCGCCTCGACCAGACGACGATCACGGACCTCGTGGGTAGCGCTCACCAGAAGGCGATCACCGGTCCTCCTGCGATCAGCGGTGAGAGCCCGTTGCTCATCGCACCGATGGTCTTCCAAGACAGCTTCGACCGGGCCAACACGACCAGCGTGGAGGTTGGCGGTGTCGGCCTCGGTGCCGAGTGGGAGGGTGGAGCGTGGGAGATCGCCTCCAACTCGGCGCACAAGACCGGCAGTCTCGACTTCGCCGTGTTCAAGCACGACGTGGGCTCGCCCGACATGTGGGTCGAGGCCGACATCACGCCGAACGCCTACGGCGGCGGTGCTGCAGGAGGGTTCGGGTGCATCAACCTGCGTGATGCCGGGAGCAACGCCGACAACGGCTACCTCGGGTTCTGGGCGCCGGACGGTCGTTGGGTCATCGGCTCGGTCATAGGGGGGTACCACGACATCCAGTCGGTGTCCTCCGGCGGCATCCCGACGTTCCCGCTCCACCTGAGGCTGGAGGCCCAGGGCACGGCGCTGCGTCTGTACAACCAGGACTCCCTGGTGGCCTCGGTCACCAGCACGGAGCGGACCGCTTCGGCTGCTCACCAGTACTGTGGGCTGAACGCTGGCGTTGAGGTGAGCGTGCACAACTATCGGTGCGGGGCGCTCCCGTACTCGTACGGGGTGTCATGACCCGCTACCTGGAGTCCGGCGCCGCTCGCAACGAGGAGGACGGTTCCGCCCGTGTCCTGGAGTCCGGTGCGGCAGCGGGAGTCGTAGACCTTGCGGGTACCACCGGCGGCTTGAGCACGGCGACCGGCACGCTGTCCACCACTGGCGCCGCTGGTGGGCTGCCCATCACCGAGACGTGGACCGGTAGCAACGGCACGCCGTGGCCGACCCCGAAGTGGTCGATCACCAAGGCGTGGCCGCAGTACGTGGTCACTGACACCATCCAGGGCAACCGTGGACGGCTGGTGGTTGGCGACGTTCCCTACGCCTTCGGTCTGGCCGAACTTGCTGACAGCACGCACACCGACGTTGAGATCACCTTCACGTACGCCATCGGGAACGCCACCAGGGAGTCCTACACCGAGGTGTTCTACCGGATGGACCACACCGGCACCATCGGTGAACCGCCCTCCTCCGGGTGGCCCATCGATTGCTACGCCATCGACATCGAGCCCCAGATCAACACGGTCTTTCTGGCGAACCTCGACGCCGGAGGCATCGGGACCAACATCGCCACCGTCGCCTCGGCCGGGGTCAACGTCACGTCGGACATCAAGTTCCGCATCCTCGTTGTCGGCAGCAACCACAAGGTGAGGTGGTGGCCTGCCACCGGCACTGAGCCGAGTACGTGGCAGATCGACCTCAACGACTCGACGTGGACCTCGGGTCACTTCGCCCTCGGGCTCTACGAGGGTGACTATGTCGGCGGTTCCAACCAGGCCGAGTTCGATGACCTCCGGGTCGCTGCACCGACGACGCCGACGACACTGATGAAGGGCGTCGGCGCCATCCCCGACGCCAACACCGCCATCGATCTCGACACCCTCAACGTCTCCTGGTGGTACGAGTGGGACAACCAGACGACCCACGCACATGTGAGCCCGCCTGGCTACCAGTTCGTGCCGATGATGTGGGGCGACTGGGATCGCACCTACCCCGGCTTCGACATCGGTGGTACACCGGCCGAGGCGATCGGAGACTCCAGCATCCTGCTCGGCTTCAACGAGCCGAACATCCCCAGCCAGTCCGACATGACTGTCGCCCGGTGTCTGGAGTTGTGGCCGCAGATGGAGGCGACCGGCGCCCGGCTCGGCTCACCGGCTCTGTCTCCGAACGGCGGGCAGGAGGCGTACCTCGACGCCTTCTTCGCAGGCAACCCTCGGGTGGACTTCCTGTGCCTCCACTGGTATCCCGAGTACGACGCTGGCTACCCCAACATCGGGAACTACCTCGACCACTATCACACGAGATACGGGCTGCCCATCTGGCTGACCGAGATCACCGCTGGCACCACTGGGAGCATCGCTGACAGCGCTGCGCTGATCACCACGACGATGGCGGCGTGTGAAGCACGCCCGTGGGTTGAGCGCATCGCCTGGTTCTTCCTGGCTCGTGATCCAGGCGCCGCTGGATGGCCCAACTCCAGCCTGATCAACTCGGACGGCTCGCTCAATGCAGCGGGCACGGTGTACGCCTCCTACCCGCCAGGGGAGATCCCTCCTGACCCTTCGGGGCCAGTCCCGCTCGTCGGTACCTCCTCTGGTGTCTCCACGACCACGGGCTCGCTCGCTGTCACCAAGCCGCTCGTCGCCGTCGCATCGGCTGGCGTGAGCACGGCGACCGGCAACATGGTCGTATCTCACACGTTGGTGGCCGTGACTCCCGCAGGATCGAGCACCACGACCGCCACCATGGCCGTGGCCCGTGCACTCGTCGGGACGGCCGCTGGCTTGAGCACGACAGTGGGGGCGATGGCGAGAGCGGTTCCGCTCTCCGGCGCCTCGGGTGGGTTGTCGAGTGATACAGGGGTATCGGCTGTTGCTGTCGCCCTGTCCGGCTCCTCGACTGGCACGAGCACTGCGACTGGTGACCTCGGCGGCGCCTCATCCAGGGCGCTGGCCGGTCAGACCGATGGCTCATCCTCGACGATGGGATCGTTGTCCGTTGCCGTGGCACTGACTGGTCAGTCAGTAGCGAGTAGCACGGCGACTGCCGCCATGGCGAAGGCCGCTGCGCTGGTCGGTACGTCGGCGGGGTTGAGCACCACCACGGGCGCTCTGGCCCGTGCTGTGCCCCTGGCTGGCTCAGCAGCAGGCCTGAGCACGACGACGGGGAACATGGTCGTTGCCAAGGCGCTCGCTGGCTCCACGGGTGGGTTGAGCACGACCACCGGAGCGATGGCACGAGCGGTCCCGCTGACCGGTACGTCGGCCGGGCTGTCCACCACCACGGGAGCGTCGAATAGCGTAATTGCGCTATCGGGCACGTCGGCGGGGTCCAGTCAGACCCAGGGGCTCATGGACGGCACCGCTGCGACGCCTCTCGTCGGGACGGCGGCGGGCTCGTCCACCACGACTGGTGCCATGGCCGTTGCCAAGGCGTTGGTCGGTACCGCAGCGGGGACATCGACCACGACGGCTGCTTCGACCGTCGCTCACGCACTGCTCGGCGTCCCATCGAATGGCAACTCGTCCGCCACGGGGGCGATGGCAGTGGCCCGGTCCCTGGTGGGCACCACGGCCGGAGGTTCCACCACGACCGGCGCTCTGGTGGGCTCGTCGGGGATGGGCGGTTCCTCGGCTGGTAGCTCCACGACGACAGGGACCATGGCCGGGATCGCCAAGGCGCTCAGCGGGTCGTCCACCGGCACCTCCACCGCCACCGGCAGTCTCACGTCCCAGGCCCCCAACAGCCTGTCCGGTGCCGCCGCTGGCAGCAGCACGACGACCGGGAACCTCGGCGTCGCCATGCGGCTGCCCTCGGCCAGCGCTGCCGGATCGAGCACCACGACCGGCACGCTCTCACGCTCGGTCCCACTGGCTGGCAACGCCGTCCCCGGAACGAGCACGGCGACGGGCTCCATGGCTGTAGCTCGGGGCATGGTTGGCGCCTCTGCCGGTGGGAGCACGGCCGTTGCCACCGCTCGTGTGGCCGTTGCTCTGGTCGGCATGTCGGACGGTCAGAGCACGGTCATCGGAAGGGCAGCCACCGCCATCGCCCTGGCCGGGTTCTCCGTGGGCACCGCTGCCTCGTCTGGGACCTTGCAGGTGTTCTTCATCGCCCCCGTCTACGGCATCTGGAACGGCCAACCGTTCGACGCCATGCAGTACGGCGACAAGGTGGTAACCGCTTGGATGCTGGTCCCGTCATGAGAGGATGTAGCTGTGGCGAACGCCAAGTACTCGCAGGTCATTGACCTCCTGGCTGCCGGGAAGTTGAACTGGGCCACGAACAACATCCAGGCAGCCCTTCTGCAGGGGGAGAGCTTCGATGAGTCACACCGCAAGCTCTCCGAGGTGGGAACACCTGTGGCTCGACAGCCGATCCAGGGCCGCTCTGTGGCTGCTGGCGGCGCTTTCCTGGGCTATGCGGTGGCTTTCCCACGGGTTGCCGCCGGGAACTACCAGGTCGTCGTCATGCAGGACGACGGCATGGACCCCAACGTCTTGGCCTGGTATGACACGGACGAGCAGGACGATCCGCTCTCGACCGAGAACGAGGGCACGCTCGTCGTCCGTCCGATCGTTGTCCCCAGCGACCTGCCGCCGGACTCCTCCTCCACGACCCGTGTCTGGATGACGGTGTGAGCCTCGCCACCATCACCGCCACGGCCCGCCAACTGGTGCGGGACTTCCCCAAGTACTTCGAAGTTGAGTTGGGTCCACTCAACATCTTGACGGTCAGGCTGCCTCACCCGCTGATCCAGCCGTCCTCGGTGCAGGTCTACGTGGCAACGCCTTCCCCCATCACTGGGCAGCCGCCGACGACGGCGCTGTCCACTGCCTGGGAACTCGATGACAGAAACGGCCTGCTCAAGATCACTGATGCCACCGTGCTCAACAAGCGAGTGCTCATAGCGGCGTATCACTACACCTGGTTCGCTGACTCCGACTTGGCGCTGGCCTCGACCATGTCGGCAGGGGAGACGTTGTACAACAGCACCGCCGACATCGATGACATCGAGGGCATCTACACGGAGGTCACGGCGATGGGCGCCGTGGTCCGTGCGCTGTGGTCGCTGGCTCTGGAGTTGTCACTCGACATCGACGTCTCCACGCCCGAGGGCATGTACATCCCGGCACGCCAGCGCTACCAGCAGGTGATGCAGATGATGCAGTACTGGGAGAACGAGTACGCCACTCGTGCCCAGGCGCTCAACATCGGCCTCGGCCAACTGGAGCAGTTCCAACTGCGTCGGGTGGCGTATCTCACGAACCGCTACGTGCCGGTGTACAAGGCCCGTGAGGTCGATGACCCACGCTGGCCGCAGCGGCTCTACCCGCCCATCCCTGACGGCACGATGAACACCCCCACCCAGGCTGACTGGGACATCGTGGAGGTGGTGGCCGAGTCGGAGCCCGGTGACCTCGCCAACCGTGCCGTGACCGGTCCCACCGGCCGCTGGTACGGCGGTCAGGACATCGGCTGGACGTCCATCGGGACCCGTGGTGATACGGAGTACCTGGAGGGCCGCTGATGGGCAAGCGCAAGCAGGCCGATCCCAACCAGTTGCGGATGTTCATGTCCGCCCACGAGATCATGCAGAGCCACGCTCCCAACGAGCCCGACCGGCTGTGGCACGGCACCCGCTTCGGTGTGCGGGAGGCGATGGGTGGGGCGTACGCACGGGAAGAGACGGCAGGCTTCGGCCGACAGACCCAGCGCTCGTCACGGACTGACGGTGGTATCAACTTCGTGCACCCTGAGGGCGGCTACTCACGGGCGCCCAAGCGCACAAAGGCCCCGCCTGAGACAGACGAACAGTTGTACTCCCGTAAGCGCACTGAGGCGGAGGAGACGGGGCTGGCTACATCGATCGCCCAGCACGGTGTGCAGGTGCCGATCGCTCTTGGTCAGACCGAGAGCCCGAGTGGTCGGCCCAGCCTCGCTGGCGGTCACCATCGTGTTGCCGTGATGGCGCACCTCAGTCCCGACCAGTTGCTGCCCGTCACGCACGTCGCTGACGTGCTTGAGGCCAAGAAGTTGAAGCTCTGATGGACACTCGACGTGAGGTCCGTGAGATATGGCGGCACTTCGGCCGCTACCAGGACGACATCGGTGAGGCATGCATCTACTTCAAGTTCGACGCCGACACCTCCAAGTACGACGACGTCTACGACGAGGGCTTCCGGCGTTACGAGACGGGCATCCGGATCCCCATCCTGTGGGTGGACCAGAGCGAGAGTGCCGAGGACTACAGCCCCGAGGGTCGTCGGCCCACCATGCGGGTCCGCTTCGCTGTGTCGGCTCTTGACCTGCACGAGGCGGGCATCTCCGTCACCGAGGCGCACGGCAATCGGCTCACCGATGGCAGCCCGTCGTTGGTGTGGAGGTATGACCGTGTGCACGACATCGTGTACTACGACAACCGTTACTACGAAGTGAGCGCCTTCCAGATCCGAGGGCGGGCCAAGGGCGAGGACGTCATCATCGGGATCACGGGCATCGAGACGTTCCCGGCCGACGACATGCTCTTCGACTTCCAGCCCGGCTCGATCTTCCCCGAGGTGACCCCATGAGTGTTGACCAGTCCCTACCCACCACAGCGCCCTACGGCAAGGCGACGTGGACCGACTACGAGGACAACTGGCGCAACAAGGACGCCAACTGGCTGCAGACCCGATCGATCCTGCGCTACGCCAACCCGGCCGCTCGTGACGCCGACATCACGTCGCCGGAGGTCGGCCAGTTCGTCTTCTCCGCCGACGTGGACATCCTCACCTACCGCTCCGGTACTGGGGTATGGAAGTACTACAAGCCGCTTCCGCAGTTCACGACGACGACGCAGGACGACGCCGCTGGTGTGGCCCTCAGCCACCTCAACGCTGGCGGCAAGGGCGTCATCCTCGGTCCTGGCTCACCGGCTGGCACCGGCCTGGTGACGCTCAACGCTCCGCTCACCGTGATGGGCGGCGTGCTCACGGTCGGGGACACCACCGCTGGCGTCACGATCAAGACCGGCACCAAGACGGTCAAGCTCACCACGAGCGCCACTGACCTCGTCAGTGACTCGCCGCTCACCGTGCCCAGCATCACGCTCGGTGGCACGGGCACTGTGATCTCCGCTGCGGGCAAGGTGGTGTCGGTCGGCACCATCAACGCCGACACGGGCACCATCACCAACGTCAACGTCTCGGGCATCGTGCAGGGCGGTACCTACAAGGGCGCCGTGGATGCCACCACGGTGAATGCCTCGACGGGTGGGACGATCGGCGGTGTCGCCATCAGTGGCAACACCGTGGTGGCGCCCGGTGGGTTCATCGGCCAGGGAGCGTTCCTGCGAGGTGACGCTGGAAGCGGCATCCTGAGCTACCGCAACCCCAGCGGTGGTGCGGTCGCAACGTCGGCCGTGACCGTGGACGCCACGTACCTCCGCTTCCGTGCGCCCAACGGCATCCCTCTCGACAAGGGCGATGGTGCACACACCGGGGCATGGGTCGGCGGCGCTGTCGTCTCGGCCTCCGATCCCGGCGCTGGCAACTTCCCCAACGGGACCATCTGGGTGTCGTAGATGGGCGTCTACGTCAAGCAGGGCGGGCTCGGCGGTGGCTCCTGGAAGGGGCCGATCGCTGCTGGCCTGCTCCGTGTGAAGTGGGGCAGTGACTGGTACACGCCAGCGGCGCTCTACGCCCGGCCGACGCCCGGCATCGGCAGCAACAGCAGTGGTTGGTACGACAGCGGATACCGGGGTTACCCGGCCACGCCATCGGCGCCGTGGGTGCACGCCTGGGACTACAACAACGTCGCCATCGGCTGGAACGCTGGCGGTGGTGGTGCTCCGGTAGCGGCGTATCAACTCGTCCAGACCGACTCCAACGGCAACTGGATGAACGCCCCCGAGGTCGGCGGCTCACCGTGGGGCAACTTCTCGGTGGGGCCGGGTGGCTACTACCAGTTCTTCGTGCGGGCCAAGACGGCCGCTGGCCTCTACAGCCCTTTCGCTGGTCCGCTGCGGATCTACATCGGCCAGCCCAGTCAGTACTACGAGACGACCGAGACGGGCACCCGAGGGTGGTCGGAGTGGCACGACGTGGCCGGGTGGGGAATCAAGGACAACCTCGTCGGGCCTCGGCCACCGGGCGACGTCATCGTCTCCCAGATCCACTGGGATCTCGGCTGTCCCTACGGCATCTTGAGCCCGTTCAACAACCGCTCGATCGACATCGTCGGCAACGAGGGTCAGTACGTGTGGCCCTCAGTGAGTTGGCAGGCCCAAGAGGTCCACGGTGATGACTACTTCTGGCACCAGAGCAACGGTGGACGGTGGGGGTTCATCTGCAGAGGTGCTGGCTGGACTGTGAGCTACGGCGGTGCGTCACGGGTGTGGGGCAGCTTCACCGTCTACGGCAGCCAGACGTATCAGTACCAGCAGGGCCACTGGACTGCCGCCACCGGCAACGGCTACTGGTAGCCGTGTCATAGTTACGGAGTGATTGACCGCATCGGACAGACCGCCATCCGCTCGCTCGGCGTGGACGTCGCCAACCTGTCGTCCCGCCTGGCGTTGACCCAGGCGATCATGGAGGAACTGTGCGAGATCGCTGCCTCCCTCAACATGCCCGAGTGGGATCACAAGCCGATCCCCAACGATGACGGCAGCCAGTCGAACGCCTACATGACGATCATCCCCGGCACGGAGATGGAGAAGGTGCAGGCGATCCTGACGATCCTCTGGCGGGCAACGCAGGAGGGCTAGTGTGGCGGCGTCCGGCGTCGAGCGATGTCGGACCCCAACTGCCAGGAACGGAGCCCGAGTGGCCTCGATTGAGATCGCCTCTGGATGGATTGATGCCGTCCAGCGATACGTCGATGGACTCATGGTTGATTCGATCCTGGCGGCGGAGAACGCCACGCAGTTCTTCCACGAGCAGGTCGTCGCTCGTGCTCGTGAGGATGAGCAGTGGGCGTCACTTGCTGACAACATCGAGGTCTGGTCGCAGGACGGCCGACTGGTGATCGGCGTGCAGAACCCACTGTTCGCCTCCCAGGCGATGCTCCTGGAGTACGGCGACCTGGAGGCTCCGCCCAACCCGCTGTTCCGCACGCTGACGAGCGCCACCCGTGACGCTGCTCAGCACATGCAGGACGAGATCGACTCCAAGTACGGCCCACGCATGGACGTGGGCGGTCCGAAGATCGAGGGGGTGCTCCGTGCCGGTTAGGCCGCTCCGTGACAAGCCCAGCGTCTACGAGCACACCGGCTTCATCCTGGCCGAGGACGAGATGTTGAAGGCTCACCTCACCGGCATCACGGTGCCGGGACGAGAGCCCACCGATCCTGAGGTGGAGGTGGGCTGTTGGTTCCGCTGGCCCGAGGGCGAGCGCCAGATCAAGTACCCCTTCATCGCCATCGACCTGCTCTCCGCCGACCCGGCCTTCGACCTGTTCCACAGCGATCACCTGGAGCCCACCGAAGGGCTGTATCGGCCGGACAAGAGCCCCTACCTGCCACCGCCCCCCGGTGGCTGGGGTGTGGCGAACTACGCCGTCCGCAACTACCTCCCGTTCCGCCTGCAGTACCAGGTGGCCGTGCACACCCGCAACGCATTGCACGACCGCTACCTGCAGTCGATCTTCAAGACCGACGTCTTCCCGGTCCGGCCGTTCTGGCTCTGGATGGACGTCGATCAGACGTGGCGACGCACCGAACTGGTGGAATCCATCGCCTCAGATCTCTCGGAGACGACCGAGTCGGGCACCAAGCGGATCTTCCGCAAGGTGTACACCGTCTCGGTCCTGGCCGAGGTCCCGCAAGACCGCATCGTGGACTCCTGGGTCTACAAGGTGCTGCGGGTGTTGATCCCGGTCGTTGACCGGGACTGGTTCGACTCGTACTACGAGGAAGTCCTCAAGGGCGAGCCGGACCCACTGGGTATCTCACAGGCCACTCGGGATGCGGAAGGCGAGTACTTCCACATCTGGCACGAGGGTCATGAGATGCCCGCCCCATCGTGACACTGCCGCCTGGCTCGTAGAACTCATCGTCGCAACTCTCTGGAACCCACGTCTATGAGCCAAGGAGCGACATGCCCATCACCTATCGACGGCCAGGCGTGTACCTGGAAGAGAGCCTGCTGGTCAACAGCGCTGACACGGCGTCCACCTTCACGGTGGCGGCGTTCATCGGAGTTGCTGGCAAGGGTCCCCTCAACACGCCGGTCCGTGTGGACTCCTGGAGCGACTACGTCAACATCTTCGGCGGCTTCGCTCCGATCCAGCCCCCAGGCACCTCCCCGGTGCCACCGAAGGTCCTCTCATACCTGCCTTTCAGCGTCTACTCGTTCTTCCAGAGCGGCGGACGCACAGCCTGGATCATCCGTGCCGCACCCACGGCGACGATCGATCAGGGCACGGCAGCCAAGATCGCCGTCAACGGTGGGGATGCCTCTGAGACGCCCTTGATGGCGTTCCAGTTGAACGCCCTGTCGGCAGGTGTGTGGGGCAACAAGATCAAGTACAACCTCAGCACGCAGTCCACGGTGGGCACGGCGCCCAACGCCGACAACGTCTTCGCCCTGCAGATCCTCGTGGTCAACGCTGATGGCCGGGACGAGGTCGTGGAGACGTTCAGCGGCCTCTCGGTGAAGGGTGAGATCCCCGGCTCCCGGCCGGTCGCCGCCACGATCAACGACCCCTCGGCGGGGTCGCAGTACGTCACCGTCACCGACGTCAGCCCCGGTCAGGGTCAGCCGGTGGTGACGACCAACGCTGTGGCGCTGGCCGGTGGCATCGACCCCAAGATCCCCGACGCTTCGGCACTCACGTCTGCGTGCTCGTACGTGTCGCAGATCGAGGGTCCGGTGATCGTCAACATCGTCGGGTACCACAGCGACGTCTCCAAGGTCGAGACGTCAGAGGCCGTGACCACCTACGTCTCGGGCACGGTGCCCTCCACGACGTGGGTCGATCGCCAGGACATCTTCGTGGTCAACGACTCGGCGCCACCCCGGCTCCCGAACCAGTCGTCGGCGGCGTACCTGTCCTCGATCACGACGAGCCTCGGGGCCAACACGGGCGACAGCTACAGCGCCAGTTACGGGCCGTGGATCATCGTCCCCAACCCGTCCGCTGTCGGTGAGACGGTCGCCATCCCGCCGGGTGGAGCGATGATGGGCGTGACGGCCCGCATCGACGCCACGGTCGGCGTGTTCCGGGCTCCGGCCGGGATCATCGCTGGCATCAGCAACGCCGTGGGCGTGCAGACGAAGTTCAGCGACACGGAGCTTGGGACGCTCAACTCGCAGAACATCAACGTCGTCCGCTCGGTGGTGGGCGCTGGCATCTGCGTCATGGGTGGCCGCACCCGCAAGACGTTCGGTGCCGACCGCTACGTCAGCGCTCGGCGCACGCTGATCTACATCAAGGAGGTGGTGCGTCGCTCGACGCAGTTCGCCGTCTTCGAGAACAACGATCAGCGTCTGTGGGCGTCGCTGAGGATGAGCGCAGAGCGCATCCTCCGCCCGCTGTGGGAGGCCGGGGGGCTCAAGGGCTCCAACACCAACGAGGCCTACTACATCCGGTGTGACGACACCATCAACACGCCCTCCGTCATCGCCTCCGGTGAGGTGCGGATGGAACTGGGCGTGGCCCTCCAGTACCCGGCTGAGTTCGTGATCATCCGGCTCACCCAGTACGACCAGGGCACGTTCACGACCGAAGTCCAGCCAGCGGCATAAGGAGGTACCGATATGCCAACACCATCATTGGCTGACCGCACTCGGCTCCGTGCCGACCCGGTCCGCAACTTCAAGTTCCAGGTCCAGTTGTTCCACTCGGACGCCCAACTCCAGAACCAGATCGCAGAGATGGGGTTCATGACGGTGGAAGGCCTCTCGATGACGACCGAGATGGTTGCCTACCGAGAGGGTGGGTGGAACACCAACCCGCACAAGCTGCCGGGCATGACGGACTTCTCGCCGCTCACGATGAGCGCCGGGGTGTTCTACCGCAAGCCCGGCATGTGGAACCTGGCGAAGCAGATGTTCGCCGTCCAGTGGGGCCAGGGCACCATCGGCATGGGCGAGGAGTTCCGCTTCGACATGGCCGTGCGGATCATGGACCACCCGGTCACCGACAACCCCGGCTCGGGCTCGCCCGGCGACGGGATCAACGGTGCCGTGGTCGCCTTTGCGTTCTACAACGCCTGGGTGGCCTCGGTGGGCTTCAACGGCCTCAACGCCATGGACAACAGCGTGCTGATCCACCAGATGACGGTGCACCACGAGGGCTTCGACGTCTTCTACGGCACCTCCGACGCCATCAACCTCCGCCACGGCGGGGCGATTGCTGGGTCCCGGCTCGTCTAGTCCCCATACCCTCGTATCACACAGGAGCATGACATCGTGACAGACGTCCGAGATGACCTCTCGACGGCAGAAGAACTCTTCCGGGACAAGGAGACGAGTCTGCAGCAGGCTCGTGAGAAGATCGCAGGTCCGGTGCCGCTCATGGAAGCGGCGCCGGACTGCCATCTCACCCTCCCTCGTGGCCTCTTCGTACGAGGGGTGTTCAAGACCGACGTGGTGGTCCGGGAACTCAACGGCCTGGACGAGGAGGCCCTGGCGAAGCACCGGGATCCCTCCGACTACTACGACATGGTGGTGGCCCTCGGCACGGAGCAGGTCGATGACTTCGACCTGACCACCCTGCCGTTGGCCGACCGTCAGGGCTGGCTCCGCAACCTGCTCATCGGGGAGCGGGACCAGATCTACATCGCCATCATCAAGGCGACGTTCGGAGACTCCAAGACTCTCTCCTTCACCTGCATGCACTGCAGTCAGGAGCAGGAGATGGAACTGGTCCTCTCCGAGGACTTCAAGCCCAAGATCGTGGCCGACGTGGACAACGACGTCTTCGTGTTCACCACGTCCAAGGGCGACGAGTTGCAGTACCGGCTCGTCACCGGGGAGGACCAGCGGGAGGCATACGCCCGTAAGGGCGCCACCACGGCTGAGCAGAACACGATCCTGCTGAGCCGCTGCATCACCAAGGTCAACGGTGGGCTCATCCCCGACCCGCTCAACTACGTCCGCCACCTATCGATCCGTGATCGGCAGGCGGTGCTCACCGAGTTGGTCGATCACCAGCCCTCGATCAACCTGCGACTGACCACCACCTGTGTCGCCTGCGGTCTGGAGGTTCCGCTGGCCCTCGGATGGGGCGACCTGTTTCGCACCTGACGAGCAGACCCTCTACCTCAACTACGACATCATTTCCGCCCACAACATCGGCTGGACCCTCAGTGAGATACGGCTGATGACATACAGACAGCGGAACTACTGGCTCAAGATGATCACCTGGAAGCGGGACAAGAGAGCGAATGCCTGACGAGCCGTCGGCTGCTGGCAACCCGCCAGGGCCGAACATCAACGTGAACATGCCCGGCATGGAGGGTGCCGCACGGGTCGTGGACTCCGTGAAGGACGCCCTCAACGGCCTCAAGGCCGCACTGCGGGACATGGGTTGGCAGACGGCGGCGTCCTCGCTCAACTCGATGCTGGATGGCATCACGAAGCGGGCCACCGAGGCTGCCGATGCGCTCGGCAAGGCCTCAACCGCTGCCAACTCCGGTGGGTTCGCTGGAGGAGGCGGCGGTGGTGGGGGCGGAGGCGGTGCTGGCGGCGGTGGCGGCGGTTCGGGACCCCCCGCCTGGCAGACCGCTGCCGTCGCCAGCGCCACTGGTGCAGCAGGTGGGAGCGCTGGTGGAGGTACGGCTCCCGGTGGCCTCGACCTGACGTCAGCGATGATCGGCTCCGGTGCGGGCGGTGACTTCTCCAAGGCCCTCGCCCTGTTCCCGCTGCGCTTCATGCGGGACCAGATCAACACCAACCGGGCCAACGTCCTGACCCAGTCGGCGGCGCTCGGGCAGCAGGGCTTCGCCACGCACACCATCGATCAGTCGTTCCAGAACCAGTTGGCGACGATGCCTGGCTCAGTGCTGGGCACGGTCGGTGACCAACTGTCCCTCTTCGGCATGGCCCCGCAGTACGGCGCCATGTACGGCTGGGGCACGGGCGCCAACGCACCACGGGCCAAGGGCTACCTGGAGAGCGTCCGCCAGGCGCAGATGATCAACCCTGGCGCCCAGGTGTCCGAACTGGCCGGGATGATCGGTGAGCAGGGCCGTGCGCCCCGCCAGCAGCAGGCCCAGATGATGACCGGTGGGGCCTTCGGTCTGGTCAAGGCCGGTGGTGGTCAGAAGACGCTGCAGGAGTGGGCTGAGTCCATCCTGCGCTGGTTCGAAGGCCTCCGTGGTGGTGACGACCGGGGCAAGCCGTTCAGCTACGGCCAGTTGATGGCGCAGTACTTCCCCGGCTCCAACATCGACGCCTGGTTCGACGCCAACGCCGTCACCGAGGACATGAAGTCGTACTGGTGGAGCTACGCCCTGGCGAAGACCCAGAACGGCAACGCCGACACGCAGTCCGAGTTCCAGATCACGCCGCAGACGGAGAACCTGGCGCAGAACCGGCTGCGAGCCACCACGGCCATGACGGTTGGACAGTTCCAACTGGGCGGCACGATGGGTGGCGCCTACAACAACCGAGAGCAGTCGAACCGCTGGTTCAACGAGATGTTCTCGTCCTTCATCAACAAGGTGATCCCGACCGCCACGTCGTCGGGTCCGCTCCAGAGCCTGCAGTACATGCCGGACACCATGGAGCAGATCCTCATGACGATGATGGAGAACTCCGGCAAGTTCGGTGAGATCTTCGGCGGCATCCTCGGCTACGGCCGGGCCGGTGGAGGTGTGGCCCAGGGCATCGCCAACTGGGGCCTCGACGCACTGGATCCGCTCGGCCTGGTGCCTGGCAACACGGGTCGCTTCGGCATCGACCTGCCTGACGTCGGCAACCTGTGGGACTCGCTCACGCCTGGCGACTACGACGTCGGGGACTACGGCCAATACGGGGGTACCACCACCGCCGGGCTGCACCCTGACATGCAGTCGAAGCTCGGGGCGATGATGCGGGACAACCCGAAGCTCCGTATCACAAGCGGGCTGCGGGACAACGCCATGCAGAAGCGCCTCAAGAAGAAGGGCGTGGGCAGGGTGTCGGGGAAGCCCTCGGCGCACACCAGTGGCCTGGCTGCCGACCTCGGCCCGAAGAACCAGTACGACTGGATCACCAAGAACGCCAGCCGCTACGGCCTCAAGTCCGGCAAGAGCAAGGGCGAGCCGTGGCACGTCGGCATGGGCGACATGTCGAGCCCGTGGGTGGGCGACTACGACGCAGGCATCGGTGACCTCGACATCACCGACTGGATCAAGAGCATCAAGGACCTGCTCACCGGGAGCGACCCGATCGGTGGCGTCTCGGGGATGGCGACGCCGATCTTCGAACTGCTCGGCGGGCTCATGGCCGGTGGCGACGCTGACTTGAGCAAGCTGCAGTTCAAGGGCGACGTCTACTTCCAGTTGTACGAGAAGAGCAAGCAGGTCAGCTACGGCAAGGGCCTCGTCGCCAAGGTCTGGGACACGCTCAATCCGTTCGACCAGGGCAAGTCGTGGGGCTCGGACACCGGCCCCGGCTCGGGCGCCTCCGGCGGCGGTGGTGCTCGTGGAGCGGCATACGGGGCTTTCGAGTCAGCACCCCCGGACATCCTCCAGGCGCTCTCGTCCGGCGACCAGATGACCCGAGGCAAGGCCGTGGCGAAGTCGCTGTACCAGGCGGGCTTCCGGGGCACCGACCTCAAGAACATGACGGCCGTCTCCTTCCGGGAGAGCAGTTGGACCTCCAACGAGGCCGACAACTGGGTGGAGGACAGCGACGACGTGGGTGGTGGCCTGCTCGGCATCAACCAGTTGCCGTTCATCCGGGCCGGGATGACGCCGCCCTACACCAAGGGCGACATCCTCGATCCGTACATCAACGCCCGCATCGCCTACGACATGTTCACCCGCAGCCCCGAGGCCAAGGGCCGCATCGGTGCCGGACCCAAGGGCTACACGCCCTGGGACTTCCCCGGTGCCCCGGACTGGAAGCACAACGTGGACTTCGCCAAGGGCACGGCGGCGGTGCAGGCGGCAGGGCTGGGTGACATCGACTACGGCGCCATGCGCTACGACGACCTGATGGGGCACGCCAAGCCCGTCGAGCAGAAGCAGACGGTTGAGTTCCACAACACGTTCCAGATCGGTACCGGTGTATCAAACACCGGTATCGACCTTCGGCGCACCGCTTCGACGATCGCCGATCACCTCGAAAACGAGATGAAGCAACGACTGCAGAGGGTGTCGTGACAGGCAACAAGTACGGGATCAAGAACGTCTACCGGCCATCACAGTTGGCCCCCAGGGCTTACGGCTGGTCCACGGCCCCTCCGTACACGAGGGCTGACGTGCCCACGGCGCTCATGGAGCGACCGGCCAACATCACCTCGGACCAGTTGGCCCAGCAGTTCGCCTACGAGTGGTTCCAGAGCGGCGAGTCATCGATGGGCCTCTCCAACCCGCCCTTCGTGAGCGGCGCTGCCGGGCGTCTCCTGCCTGGCCTCAACGAGGGCTCCGGTGGACCGGCACGGATCCTGCGGGGCTACATCCGGCGCTCCCAGTACGAGGTGGGTGATGCCAAGAGCCGGGCTCGGCTCTACTTCATGTACAACCCCGAGATCATCAGCCGGGACTACGTGAGCTACCTCGACCAGGGAGCGCTCGACCCCTTCAACACCGTGTACCAGAGCGGCAACCTGGTGGCGCCGCCCAGCATCCTCGACTTCTCCTTCGACCTGTTCTTCGACCGCCAGGAGGAGGCGACGCAGAAGAGCCACCCTGGTGTCTTCGTGGACTACCAGTTCTTCGACCTCGTGGTCCGCAACGTGGTGCCCACCGACGTCAACGCCACCAGCAACACGCTCCCCGACAACGGCGTGATGATGGTCAACCCCCGCAACATCACGGTGGTGTTCAGCCCGCAGTTGACGGTGGAGGGCCGACCGCTCAACGCACGGGTGACCTTCGAGAAGTTCACCCACCGTATGACACCGATCCGCATGCGTATCTCACTGACGATGCGTGCGGTGTACATGGGTCCGATCAAGGACATGACCGAGTACCGGGCCGAGGTCTTCCAGGCGGAGGCGTCCATCCCTACGGGTGAGGTCTTCAACCCCCCCTACATCTGGAACATGGAGGGCCTGCAGGAGGCTCAGGAGGCCTGGGCGGCTGACCCCACGGGCGCTGGGTCGTCCACCAACACCAGCACGCAGAACTACGGCAGCCAGCAGAGCTTCGCCAACACCAACAACGGCCAAGCCCGCAAGAACGCCCTCGACTACGCCAAGGCCCACATCATCGAGGGCACCACTCGCTACGCCTCGGAGGGCTCGGGCCTCGGGCGCAACAACCTGCCGACGTCGGCGGAGTGCTCGGGTCTGATCACCGGGTGCTACAAGGCGGTGGGTCTGGCGGACGGGATGGGCTGGAGCGACCTGCCGGGCACTCACGTCATCATCTCCCGGCTCAACTCCAGCAACTACAAGAACGCCCAGAAGTTCTCCTACGACGACATCTACGCCGGGAAGCTGCAGTACGGGGACATCATCATCCGACCCGGCCACATGCGCTGGTTTGAGGAGTACACGGGTGGTACCGGGATACGGCTCACCGACGCCGCCTCGGCCTCGTCGTCCCCCCAGGTGGGCTCCCGTGTCCAGAACAGCAAGCTGACGACGGACTACTTCGCCTTCCGTCCCATGCCCCTGGGTGCCGACATGTCATACAACGCCACGAACAACCCCGCCTCCAGCAACGCACCGAGGGCTGTCTGATGACCGTGCAGTCGGGTTCCCGCTACCAGGACGCTGAGCACCAGTTCACGGGCAAGCACTACTACGACATGTGGAGCCACCCGCTGCTGCACAGCGAGGACGGCACGCTGCGCTTCATGGACACGAGCGTGGACACGCTCTACATGCTCACCACTCTTCCCCTCCCGCCCCCACCGCCAGCGGAGTACTACGCCAAGGACGGTGAGCACTTCCCGTTCCTGGCCTTCAAGTTCATGCAGGACTCCACCCGGTGGTGGGAGATCGCTGAGGTCAACCCAGGCGTGTGGTACCCGCTCGACCTGGAGATGGGGATGTACCTCCGGGTGCCGTCATGAGCCTGACCGACCTGCTGTCGCAGCCTGACGCTCGCTCGACCAAGGGCAGGGTGCCGATCTTCCGGCCCATGCTCAACGGCGAGGAGTTCGACGTGACGTTCCAGGAGGCCGGGATCCAGATGGGCGAGGGCGCCCACGACACCGTGATCGTCCAGTGCCAGTCGTCCACGTTGACCGACACGGACGGCATGCTCAACTCGGCCATCAGCTTCTACTGGGGCCAGGCACCACGGACCGAACTGTTCTGCGGCTACATCGTGGGCGTCGGCATCACCAAGTCCGGTGAGGGCTCGCTCTCCTTCGGCCTGATCATCCTCGGTGCGACCAAGGTGATGCAGGAGGGCAAGCCTCGCTTCTGGACCAACCGCACGGTGCCCTCTGCGATCACGACGTTGGCCTACTCCAACAACCTCGGCGTGCACACCCACCAGCACGACTTCGTGTGGGGCTCGATGGCGCAGACCGATCAGTCTGACTGGAAGATGCTCGACATCCAGGTGGGTCGGCTCGGCTGGTCCACCTTCAACCGGTACGGTGTGATACTCGCCTATGACGCACTGCAGTTGTTCCAGGACTCGGGGAGCTACTGCACCCTCCAGTCGTCGCAGGACCAGGACTTCGATCCCACGGCGGAGCGGCGGCTGATCGAGTTCTCACCCAACGAGGAGTCGGACGAGAACCCTGACTCGATGGGCACCAAGGTCGCCTACTTCACCGACCGCAACGACGTCCAGGTCACCAAGCAGGCGGGTGACCACAGCAGGTACAAGTTCATCACCCAGTGGGTGCTGCGGAACGCCGAGGAAGCAGCCCTCTACGCCAACGCTCCGACGGTCAAGCCTGGCTCATGGGACCAGACGGCCACGGCCCGCATCTGGGGTGACTCCGACATCTACCCCGGCCTGTGCGTGGACGTCGTCACGACCAACAACACCTACCTCAAGAACAAGTACGACGGGCGCTGGCTCGTGCTGGCGGTGCAGCACAAGATGGACCGCCAGTCCTTCCAGACGCAGTTGGCGATGGCCCGCCCAGCGAGTGATACACGGGTAACACAGGAGTCCTACCGTCCGTTCTGGGCTGTCGCTGGGAAGCCCCGCCCAGGCCTGTCGCTGCTCGATGGCGTGTGGACGTCGTCGTGGACCGACCCACGAGTGCAGAGCGTGATGTGAGAGCGATCCAGTACCCCTTCCATCTCGACCGCAACAAGAACGTGGCCGAGTGCGTGAGCTACGACGACGTCGTCCGTGGACAGGTCATCGATGCTCTCATGACCAACCAGGGCGAGCGTGTGTTCCGCCCCCGCTACGGCTGCGACGTGCAGGCGGCACTGTTCGACCCCACCGACGAGTTGGTGCGCCGGGACGCAGCGGCCTTCCTCAAGACCAAGCTGGAGAACACGGTGACCCGTGCCATCATCCGCTCGGTCACCCTGGACCCGCAGTTGGGCTTCTCCCAGCCGACGCCGCTGTATCACAGCGACCCCTCTGCTGTGGTCATCACCGTCGTCTACCGGGCCTCGCTCTACGCCACCGACACAACGATCAACATCCCCGTGGCGTCTGAGTACGTCCGCCGACAGCTTGAAGGAGGGGTCTTCGAATGAGTGATACAGGGATCCTTGTCTCACTGGAGAACGAGGACGCCTACCGCTCCAGCGTCGTCCTCGACTACACGAGCCGTGACTTCACGGCCATCCGTGCCCAGTTGGTGGGCCTCGCCCAAGGACTCATGCCCGACTGGGAGACGGTCGGGGAGGCCAGCGACTTCGGGACGCTGCTCCTGGAGTTGTTCAGCTACATGGGCGACGTCATGCACTTCTACATCGACCGGACGGCGTCGGAGGCGTTCCTCGGTACGGCACTACGGCGGCAGAGCGTGCTCTACATCGCTGACATGCTGGGATACCGCCCTATCGGTCAGCAAGCCGCCTCGGTGATGGTGGAGTTCACGCTCGACGCCAACGCCACGGAGCAGATCGTCATCCCCCAGGGCGCTCGGGTCTACAACGAGGCGAGCAACGCTGACGATCTCATCGTCTTCGAAACTGACTACCCGATGAAGGTGACACCGGGCGAGACGCTGGGTGTGTTCTGCACCGAGGGCATCACCCAGCACGACCGCCTGCTCGGCGTGAGCAAGGGCGCCCCCAACGCTGAGTACGTCATCCCCGACAAGGGGATCGTCTTCAACACGGTGAGCATCCGCAGCAACGAGGCCGGGCAGACGTTGCCGTGGGCCTTCGTCACCGACCTGTCGCTGGCTCGTCCCACGCAGCCAGCGTTCACCACGTTCCTGGACGACGCCGACTTCACCCACGTCATCTTCGGGGACAACTCTGCTGGCCGCATCCCACCAGTCAATGCCGAACTGTTCGTGACATACAGGTTCGGTCGTGGTGCCCAGGCGAACGACCTTGCCTCCGACTCCATCAACTCACTGGCGGCAAGCTCGGCGCCCGGTGTGGACCTGTGGGGTGTCACCGTCCGCAACCCCGAGAGCCCGACCGGTGGCACCGACCCCGAGACGGTGGACGCCATGCGTCAGTCGATCCCCCGTGCCGCTGCCCGCATCAAGAGCCGGGCTGTGACGCTCAACGACTACGCCGACCTCGCCATGCAGGTGCCCGGCGTCGCCAAGAGCGTGGCCCACGGCACCGTCTACACGGCCGTGCACGTTCGCATCGCACCGACCGGTGGCGTCGCCAGCCAGAACACGATGACCCGCCTCATCGCCTCGGTCGAGGACTACATGAAGGACAAGATCATCGTCGGCTCGACGGTGTACGCCGACCCCGAGGACGTCGATGACCTGTGGCAGCCCATCTTCATCCGGGTGCTCGTGCACGTCACCGAGGGCTTCAACCAGACCAGCGTGCGGCTGCAGGTGGAGTCGGTCATCCGCCAGATGCTGAGCTTCGATGCCGTGGACTTCGGCCGGGCGGTGACGATCGGCAAGGTCTACCGCTCGGCCCTCGCTGTGCAGGGTGCGGACTACGCCGAACTCATGTGGCTCGACACCACGGAGCCCACCGTGGCCCAGGACAAGGCGATGGCACCGATCGACACCACCGCTGACCCCACGCCGAACCCCACGCACATCAAGGACATCCACACCGACCCGCTGCTGATCCCCCGCATCCAGCCCCCGCTGGAGATCAAGACGGGCAACGTGAGCAACAAGGCGCTGACGTCCAACGTCGCCACGTTGACCTACAGCACCGCCGACATGCTCAACCCGACGTTCAAGGTGGGCGACCTCGTGGACGTGTCGGGCGTGGACGCCACCTTCAACGGGCGCTTCACCCTCACCGCTGCCACCGGCACGACGGTGAGCTACGCCAAGACCAACGCCAACATCACAGCGGTTGCTGCGACCGGCAAGATCACGCTGGTCGATCCCCATGCCCCCGAGTTGGAGACGGACTTCCCCGGCCTCGATGAGGTGGAGCGCACGCACGACGGCCTGTGGGTGTGGGCTGATGGAGGTGTGCCCGGCACATGAGCAACGACTGGTGGCCGCTCGACTACGCCAACCCGGCGTTCCAGGTCCAGCGTCAGGAGTACGGCCTGGCGACGGGCGGCGACTACGTCCGTGGCTCGTCGGTGTCCACGCTGCCGAACACAGCGCTGCGCTACCCCACGTCGAAGAAGGGCTACGACGCTGTCCGCAACAAGGGGTACCTCACGATCCGCCCCTTCGACTACTTCACGGCCGAGATCGCCTGGGGCTGGCCGCTCGGTATCACCGAGGAGTGGCTGGAGATGGCGCTCGTGCGCTCCGGCTTCGGTGACCCGGTCACGGTGAACGATGGCGAGACGGTGCTGTACGGCAACCGTGCTGCGTTCACCGCCGACGCCACGCTGATCCCGCCACCCATCGTGTACGACCAGCCGCTGCAGCCCGGCCACTGGTACTACTACTCGCTGTTCTTCAAGACGACGCCGCTCGACTGGGTCCAGGCGATGACCGGCAACGTGCTGATCCCCCGCAACTACGGCCACGCCGACCACCTGTGGAACGCCGTGCCGCCCTTCTACCAGACCACCGACTCCAACCTCCGTGAGGGCAACGGGCCACTGCGCCAGTTCCTCACGGTCTTCGGTTTCGAGATGGACCAGACCCGCTCCTTCGTGGAGTCGTGGCAGGAGACGTATCACATCGACACCTGTCCCATGCCGTTGCTCAAGCGGGTGGGCGAGAACTTCGGTGAGCCCTACGCCGGGGGTATCGGTGGTGTCCGATACCGGGGTTTGCTGGCAGCCCTGCCGGAAGCCCTCTCGATGCGTGGCACCACGGTGGCGCTGCGTCAGATCATCGAGGCGGCATCGAAGTACGACTGCGACCTCTCGGTCGGCGGCAACCTCTTGCTGCTGCCCGACGACAGCGACTTCTACTACGGCACCGGGTCGTGGGCGGCGCTCAACCCCACCGTGGGCTATCCCAACCCGTACACGGTCTACACGTCGGTCTTCCTGTCGAGCACGTCACCCGGCATGGTCGCACCACCAACCAACGCTGGACGTGGATCGATGCTCGTTCGCACGACCAAGGCCGCAGCGACACAGGACCTCGTGATCACCTGCGGCGACGGCATCAACACGGAGCGCCAGATCATCCCGCTCTACACAGGCGTGCCGGTGGAGCCCAACGCCACGTACGGCTTCTCGGTCCAGGTGAAGATGGAGAACCCCTCGGCGGTGGTGGCGGAGCTTCTGTGGTTCGGGGAGGGAGGCAACCCCTCGGACTACCTGGGCTACACCCCCGGTGTCTCCAGCGCTCCCGCCAACAACACGGCCTGGTTCACCTACCAGGCACAGGGCGCAGCCCCGGCGGGCGCTGTCTACATGGTGCCTGCGATCCGTGTCACCAACCGCATCTCCGGGTCGGATCCCAACTACTCGTCCTCGCTGTGGATGGCCGGGGCGATGTCGTACCTGCTGGCTGCGGGCGGCGAGGTCACGGTGCCTCCGCCGGACTCGTATCTCACGATGGGCGATCCGGCGGAGCCCCTGGGTGCGCTCGACGCCTCGGGTCACCCGACCTTCAAGCCCTACATCATCGGGACTCCGAACACATGACCGCTGTCTTCTCCAACTTCTTCCGCACGCAGTTGGCGACCACGCCGACGCTCATGGACACGGCCAAGATCACGATGCTGTTCTTCAGAGAGGCCCCTGACTTCAGCGGCAACGATCCTCGATACGCCGGTTTCGATGAAGCCGAGGACCTGTTCAACCAGTCGGGTTGGGTCCCCGCTGCTGGCACCGGCCTGCCCCTCCCGTCACCGGCCAACGACCTCACCGTCAGCGTGCGCCCGCAGGGTGTGAACCGCTACGTGATGTGGTCGCAGTACCTCCTGCCTGCCAACGTCTCGCCGGTCGAGGTGAAGGCGGTGGCCTTCGTCTACAAGGGCACCGTCGCTGGCGTCTCGGACCCGGTGATCTTCATCTCCAACACGCCGTTCGGTGATCGTGAGGTGGTCAAGGGCAACGATGGCATCACGTCGGCGCCGGACCCCACGCTCACCGGCTCCAACCGGTGGCTGTTCTCGTGGGCCATCCCAGCCGGTGGTGTCACGCAGGTGACGGCGATCGAGGGCTCGCTGGCCCTCACCAAGAGCCCGCCGTCTTTCGAGACGAGCCACACTCAGCACGTCTGGCTGTACCCGCAGCGGGCCAACATGATCGCCAACCCCAGCTTCGAAGCGCCCGGCACCAACTTCTGGTCCTGTAACGGCAGTATCACACGAGTCGCTGAACCGGCTCCTCTGGGCGACGGTCGTCAGAGTGGCGGCGCCTGGGCAGGGCGGTTCACCGGCACGTCCCCGCTCATCCTGGAGTCCAACGTCTTCCCGACCCAGCGGGAGGAGTACTGGACGGTGCAGTTCATGGCGAAGGGTGCAGGCACCGTCAAGGTGGGGCTCGTGTGGTGGGACGACGACTACGCCGAGACGGCGGTGGACTGGGGCACCGAGACGTGGACGCTCAACACCGCCAGCTACATCCACGTCGTCATCTGCCGCACGCTGTACCAGACCTACCAGGCGATGCTCCGCATCGAGGTCCAGGGCACCTCCATCACGCTCGATCGTGTGCTCGTGGAGCGGGGCTTCCTCAAGGACTGGCCGTACTTCGACGGTGGCACCACCTACGGCGCCCGTGATGACTTCTCCTGGTACGGCGGTGCCGCTCGCCAGGGTGCGACGTACTCCCTCTGGTACAACAACAAGCGGGCCACCTACGGTCGGCTGTTCCAGCGGGACGTGGCTGACAACGTGCTGCTCACCGACGAGGTGGAGGCGGCGCAGGGCAAGGTCTACCAGTGGGTGCCCGCCGGGACCATCGTGGTGCCGCACATCGACGTGCTCTACCCCAACGACCTGCAGGCCCCGGTGATCCCCAAGACGCCCGGCGTGGTCATCCCCTACCGCAGCAACATCTCGGACGCTGACAAGGTACGGAACCCTTGGGTGTAGCCTCGCCCCCTTCATGGTGGAGCAGGTCGTCGTCGTCTTCGGTGTGTGGGCTCTGTGGAGCCTCATCGCTGCGTTCTGGGAGGCCTCACCGTGGGTGTGGATCGTCGTCCCGCTGGCCCTGGGGGTCGTTGGACAGGTCCTGATCGACTACGACAGGTGGTGGCTGGGGATCGGCCTCGGAGGCGCAGCACTCTTCCTCATGCGACTAGCAGACCTGTTGCTGGTAACTACCGACTGGATTAGGGTCCTCGTGCTGCGGGCGCAGAGAACGAGATAGGAGAACCCATCGTGGCAATGCATGTGGTACTCGGTGACGGGGAGATGACCCGCAAGGAACTCACCGAGACGTTGAAGGACCTGTGGGACAAGGCGGGCGACGAGGCCTTCTGGTTCGTCCTGCTCGGCAAGAGCGAGCCCAGCGACACCGATCAAGCCCTGGTGTCGTGGCTGCACAAGAACGAGATCTACTACGAGATCGTGACCGACGACGCCGACTCGGTGTCGGACGTCTACTCCCAGGCGCAGGAGACGCACACCGCCAAGAGGCTGGCGCAGAAGATCGGGAACCTCCTGCAGACCAAGCCCGAGGACGATGAGGACGCCCTGATCCTGGCTCTCTTCGTGTCGGAGGATCCCTCGGCCGAAGAGGACCGGTGGCTCAACACCATCATCCGCTCGGCCATGGACGAGGGCTTCCGTGCTCTCGCCCTCAACGACGGCCTCGTGGAGGTCCAGGTGGATGGCGGTGCTCCCGCCAAGGAAGAGGAAGCAGTGGCCGAGACGCCCAAGAAGACCCCGGCCAAGAAGGCTGCTGCCCGTCCGGCGGAGCCGGAGCCGGAGACGGAGCAGATGACCCTGCCCGGCACCGGGGGCTACACACGGGAGCAACTGGAAGACCTGGACATGGGGGCGCTCAAGGAGATCGCCGCCGGGATGGGCATCGAGTTGCCGCCCAGGACACGGATGAACACCTACATCGACCACATCCTGGGCGAGGTCAAGGGCGAGGCCCCGGCCGTCGAGGTGACGGAGCCGCCCGTGACGAAGGTGATCGAGCACGAGGTCCCGCTGTCCGGCTCGTCCGGCACCAACGGTGACCTGCCCCCGGTCGATGAGATCGTGGAGCAGGTCCTGGATCGACTGGCGAAGCTCCTCCAGGAGCGGTAGGCGTCACCCACCACGCTGAGCCAGTACGGCCAACAGCCCCCTGCCCCTTCCGGCGGGGGGCTGTTTGCGTTCTCCGGAGGTTTCGGAATCGAAATCTCCAAGAAGGCATACCTCTGTATCACACGTAGACGGACCCCCCAAGGATCGTTGCGTCCTGTGGTGTCAATGTGACGTAGGTCACTGTCGCTTCTGTCAAAGATACGGTATCTTTGACAGTGACACACAGCCGAGCAAGGATGGGCGACGTGGATCTCTCCGAACTGACCTCACAACTGAACCAGGGGTACGACGTCCCCGACGATGTCATGGAGTCGATCCTCAACCGGGACGTCCGGGCCATCGCCCTGATCGCCATCGGACTCGGCTGGCGGGTCGGCAAGGCCAAGGGGATCAACCTCACGGCCGAGGACGGCACTGCCGTACAGCTTCCGACCAACGCCGGGCTCAACTTCAAGGTCTTCCGCTCTCGCATCCGCACTGTCGTCCGCCACGGCGTGATCCGCACCCGTCTCCCCTTCACCGAATGGGTCGAGCAGTGCATCGTGATCACCAAGCTGGAGCACTCGCACGCCAACCTCGTGCGGGAGGCAGTCGCTGCCATCACGTCGGAGCAGCACTGGCAGAACGTCGGCGGCGGTGTCCTGGAGAAGGACGACATCGTGGTCACCCACGGGAAGCCGACTCGGTCAGAAGCGAATCGGCCAGATGTGGCCGATTCCCCTGCCCCTGACCACATCACTCGGGAAGAGCCGTGGAGCGCCCATGGTCGGGTCCGCTCCGGTGGTTCCGAGACGTACCCCAGCGACGCCGTGATGGAGCGGGTGTGGAGCAGCGGCAAGCACGACTACATCTGCCGCTGGCCCGACTGCGACTACGTCAGCGACATCCCCCGCTCGACGGCTGCCCACTACGGGTCGCACGTCCGGGGTCAGGGCAAGGCGCCGCAGCCCGAGGCCGATGGCATCGACCCGGCGTGGGCGCCCCGCCAGACTGCTCGTATCACACGGTTGCGCCGTGAACTTGACGGAGCCCTGCTCGCCGCCCTCGCTGCTGGGCTGGACCTGCGGACCCCGGAGTTCTCCCACTTCCTGGCGCAGTGGATCATCGACCACCGCATCGAGTCAGCCGGTGGCGATGTCGATGGCGGCGAGGACGAGGGACCTCTGTCCACGGAGCAGATCCTGGACAAGATCTCCGCTCTGGCCGACCGTGGCCGCTCCAAGATCCTGCGTGAGCAGTTGGACACCCTGAACGCCCTCCTGGACGAGAGTGAGGGAGCCCGCCGCAAAGCCGAGGGGAACCTCCATGCTCTCCGGGACCTACTGAACGAGGAAGAGAACTGATGGCGAAGATCCGACTTGTCCTGAGCATCGACTGCGAGAACGAGCAGATGGCGACCAAGGTGCAGGACCAGTACCTGCCCAACCTCAACGACCTGCTGCAGGTCGATGGCATCTTCGCCGTCAAGGCCGAGTGGCTGGCCGAACGTGAGCAATGACGTCCGGGCCAAGCCCTGCCTGGCCTGCCCCTACCGCATCGACGTGCCCTCCGGGGTGTGGTCGTGGTCCGAGTACGAGAAGCTGCGGCCCTACGACAACCCCACAGGGGAGCAGCCGTTCGAACCGTTCGCCTGCCACGCCGGATCCGACCAGTTGTGCAACGGCTGGGCTGTGTGTCACACGACGAGGGGCAACGAGCACGACCTTCTGTCGTTGCGCCTGATCGGATACCCCGATATCCCCGTCAGCAAGATCCCCCTCCACCCGTCCGGCAACGACGCCGCTGACTTCGGCCAGCAGGACATCGAAGAGCCGACCGACGAGGCCAAGGCCGTCGTGGACAAGCTCATGCAGCGTCACGAACGGCTGCGATGAAGACCGACTACTACCGGCTGACGCTGCTGGCCCTGCTCTTCGGCCTCCTGGCCGTTGCCTTCGTCATGGTCCTAGCGTTGTGACGGTGTCCTACTTCCAAGACGACGAGCACGCACTGCACACAGGGATGTTCATCGGCTCGCTGATGAAGGCCGGATTCCAGGTCATCGTGGAGATGGACGCCGAGCAGAACTACACCAACCTGATGACGATCGTCTTCCCCGGCGATCGCTTCGTGGACGAGTTCTCCCTGCATATTGCGGTGATGCCGGGTCCAGCGGAGCCGCCTCCGGCCTGACCTTCGTGTGATACAGGCGTATGCCTGGAGAGTTGCTGGCAACAATTTCGCTCTTCGTCTTGCTTCGCTCTTACCCATCGTCTACGGTGTCCCCCGTGCCGGGCGGCACAGAGAGGGAGGGAGGCGGGACGTGAACAACACTCTCGGCGGACCTCTGTTCTGCGATGCCTGGTACTTCCAATCCAACCCATAGGGAGTAGCTACATGCATCGCAGGAACACGAAGCGGGTCGCCGCAGTGCTGGCGGTGGCTGGCTTCGGCCTCGCCACCGCACACGGCGCCAACGCCGCAGACGCAGTCGCCCAGTCGCAGGGCCACCACGACGAGGAGGTGGCGCCGACCGAGTCGAGCGTCGATGACCTCGTCGTCCAGGATGCCGACGTCAGCGTGGAGGTCGATCAGTACGACCACGCCAACTCGGGCGACAACGTGGCGTTCAACTGGACGGACCAGTACAACGACTCGTGGCAGCACTCGGACTCGGATGCCAACGGCGGCGACAGCTACGCCGACGCCTTCGACTTCGACTTCGATGAGGCTGCCGATGCGTCGGCGGCGGGTTCCCCGGCTGCGGCCGAGGCCACCGCCACGGCCGACTCGACCGGCGGCGACGCCGGGACGGCCGACTCGTCCAACGGCAACGAGGGCACCAACGACGCCACGGTGGACAACACCATCTCGGCGGGCGCTGCTTCGGCCACGAACACCATCACCGGTGGCGTGACCCAGACCCAGGACAACACGTCGGCCAACACGGCGACGGCGACCGGCGGAGCGGCCACGTCGGCCTCCTCGGCCGGTGGCGCCACGGCTGCGTCCAGCACCCCGACCCCGGCCTCGGCCGAGGTCGAGGCGACGGTCATCCAGAAGGCCAGCACCGACATCTACGTCAGCCAGGGCGCCAGCGCCAACAGCGGTGGCAACGTGGCGGTCAACGTCACGTCCCAGGGCAACTCGTCGGGCCAGGGCTCCAGCAGCGATGCCAACGGCGGCAACTCGTCCGCCGAGGCCTCGACGCCGGAGGCCAGCACGGCCAGCACGGGCGCCTCGTCGGCGTCCGCCTCGGGTGAGGCCACGTCGGCCGGTGGTGCGGGTGGCGAGTCCACCAGCGCCAACACCAACGTGGGCGCCAACACGGCGGCGGCGACCAACAGCATCACGACGGGTGCGGCCACGGCCAGCAACTCGGCGTCGTTCACGGTCAGCCAGAGCCAGACCAACAGCAGCACCAACACGGCGGAGGCCACGGCCGACGGCGGCTGATCTCTCTCCACTGTGAGGTGACAGGGGCGGGGGCTTCGGCCCCCGCCCCGTCTCTGTTGAAGGGCGGCTACGACATGTACAGGACCAAGACCATCGTGGGGGCGGCGCTCGTCGCCACGATCACGATGTTCACGACGACCGTGGCACGGGCCGAGGGTGAGGATCCGGCCCCCACGACCACGGTCGTAGAACAGGAGGAAGCTCCCACCACGACGATGCAGATCGTCGTCCCCGTGGCTGATCCGGAGCCTCAGGCCGCTGAGCCTGAGCCCGCACCGGCCACCACCACGCCGACCACGGAGGACACCAAGCCCCCCGTGGTCGAGCCGGACCCCAACATGGAGCAGATGCCGGTCATCGTTGATGACTCGGCCACCCCGGCGACGGGGTCCATGGTGGAGGTCACGGCGCCGCCGACGACCAACGTCCAGCAGACGCATGATCAGGAGACGGTGATCACCGGGACCCAGGTGGCGCAGGCCACCACGGGGAACAACACGGCGATCAACGACCAGGATCAGCCGAGCGGGGTTGCGGTCGGGGCTGGTACCTCCGTATCGACCGGCGAAGCCGATGCCATCGGCAGCCGGGACGAGAACACGGTGACCCAGACGGCGGACGTGGTGCTGACCGGCGAGGCCGTCGCCAACCTGCTGCAGATCGCTCTGATCCTCAACATCGGAGCGGCCCTGGCGAACAGCGGGTCGAACGGCGTCCTCTCGACACCAGGAGGCTCCAGCAACCCTGGGGCCATCGGTAGCGGTGACGCCACGGCGATCGGCAACTCGATCGCCAGCTACATCACCCAGGCGGCGAACACGACGGCCGACAACGCCGTCGATGACTCCGCCTCGCAGTTGGCGATCAGCCTGTTCCTCGGGCTGGCGATCGCCAACAGTGGTACCAACTCGGTCCTCGGGAACGGCGTCGCCGGGTCCGGTGGCGGGATCGGTACGGGCGATGCGATGGCGATCGGGAACGACTCCATCACCGACATCACGCAGCGGGCCATCCTGCTGGGTGCTGATCAGGCGACGCTGAACGTGCTGCAGCGGGCCACGGTGCTCAACCTCGGGTTCGCCCTCGCCAACAGTGGCCTCAACGACATCTCAGGTGTCGCTGGGAGCCTGCTGGCGGCGAGCGACGAAGAGGATGACCTCCTGGCCCAGCAGTTGTTCAGCATGCTCCTGCCAGCGCTCCTGCAGAGCTACGGCTATGGCGCAGGGTCGGGCACCATCCAGAGCGGTGACGCCGCTGCCATCGGCAACCAGAGCGACACGCAGATCCTCCAGACGGCTGGGGCGATGGCGACGGGGGACGGGATCGCTTCCATCCTCCAAGACGTCCTGGTGGCGAACGTGGGTGGCGCTGCGGCCAACTCAGGGCTCAACAGCCTCGGGTCGGCCAAGACGCTGGACCCGCAGACGGCCACAGCGGTCGTCCAGATGGCTGCGTTCCTCGCCCAACTGCTGGCGATGGTGCACCACTCATCGAGCACGGCCACGCAACTGGCCGCTCAGACCCAGAGCATCCAGATCCCCTTCGGGGACCTGATCTTGACGCTCGACGGTCAGTTCGGTGCGATGGACACCTTCCTGCAGCAGGGTGAGGCGAGGGCCAACATCCGGCAGATCAGCATCATCGTCAGCCTCGGTGTGGCGCAGGCCAACAGCGGCCTCAACGCCGTGGCGACGATGTCGGACAGCAGGTTGCTGGCGGCGGTGAACGCCGTCCTCCCCGATGTCATCGGGTCGGGCGACGCCGACGCACGCAACCGGACCGTGGTCCAGATCTGTCAGCGGATCAACTCCATCAGCGTGGAGTGCCTGGCCCCGCCGGTCGATGAGCCGGAGACACCGGTGACTCCTCCGACGCCAACGGGTGATACACCGGTTACGCCACCGTCTGACCCCGGTATCCTCCCGGACACAGGCGAGGCTCCCAACACGGTGATCATGCTCGATCCCGAGCCGATCCCGCAGGGGTTCCGGGCGCCGACTGCGGTGCCCACGTCGGACTCGTCCACGCACGGACGGCAGGGGCTGCTGGCAGTCAGCGGCTCCAACGTCGGCAACATCCTCTGGGGTGCCAGCATGCTGGTCCTCCTGGGTGTGCTGCTGGCGTGCCTGGGCATCCGGCGCAGGCCGGTTGTCGGTACTCACTTCCGCAGCTAGAGTTGCTAGCAAGCGGGAACCCAAAGAGGCCCACTCCCAATCGGGGGTGGGCCTCTTTCGTGTCCGGGGGTATGTGCGGTACCGTGCCCGGACAAGCAGAGAGGCCGGGATGTTCACGGCCCGGCCTCTCCAAGATCCCGAAGGACCCAACTCGATGGCAGAACGTACTAGAAGGCCGACCCGCTCACAAGTCTTCCGCTTCCTGAGAGAGCTTCAACGACCTGAGAGCATCAGCCGACGCCAGTGGCCGGGCGTCAAGGCCTTCCTCTACGTCGTTGCAAGGGCGTACCCGCACCCCTACAAGAGCCAGGCGACCCTGGCTGACGAGATGGGTGTGACGGTCCGTTCAGTGAAGCGGTACGTCCGGTTGGCGAGAGACGCAGGGTTGCTAGTAGTAGAGGCAGACGCCGGGATGAAGCGTCCCTGGAGCCCTCGTCGGACCAACCTGTATCACATCATGTGTGATACGAAAATGTCCCCTTCCAAACAGGGCAAATTGTCCCCCAAAGAAGAAGGGATACTGACGTATCCCTCCCGCCCAGCGAAAGGTCCTCCGGACCAGACTTCGTCTGGTCCATCGGCCCGGCCCGGCCAAGCCGGGCCAACAAGAGTCCGTAGGATCCCCCGGATGCCAGAGCCCGCCCGCACGGCCAGTGAAGCCATCGCAGCAGCCAACGAGAAGGGTCGTATCACACGGCGTCCGAGGAAGGGCGACAAGGATCCCTCACGGCGGATGGAGGAGCACTTCCTCAACCAGTGGGACTGGGTGGTGGAGTCGGTCCCCTCCCTGGCGCCAGTGCGAGTGCTCGACAACCGTCACGAGCCGAGGGGGTACCTCCGTGCGACCTTCTTCGCTCCCTCGGCCGGACGGACGTACACCGAGGACGAGGTGCACGAGTTCATCGATGAGTTCATGAAGGCCGTGGTGCGAGGGCTGCGGCCGAGGCCGCAGCAGTCGGCGTGGAAGCTCTTTACCGGGTGGTGGGGGCGCAAGCCCGTCGCCACGGACGCCGCCGCCGTGGCCGGTGAGTACTTCCGCTTGACGGGTCCCGCCGACCCGGCGTAGCGTCACAACCCTTCACCGAGTACCAGTCCCCCCAGGGCCAGCGAGCGATTGCAACGGTCCTGGGGAAACCCCTGGGGGGCGTCTCGGCTGAGGCCGACAGAAAGGTACTGGTGAAGATGACCGTCACGTTCAAGACGCTGCATGCCCATCAGCAGGAAGCACTGCGGGAGTGGCGGCGCAACGTCGAGGCGGGCAAGGGCCAGGTCGGCCTGTGGGTCTACGGTGCACGCCGTGCTGGGACCACATCGATCGCCTTGCTGGCTGCCGAGTCGGCCATGAGGGTGGCGGATCTCGACACGCTGCAGGTGATCACCGCCCACCGGCTGTGTGGCTCCATCAGGCAGGGCTGGTCGGCCGATGGGGTGTCGAGAGCCCTCCCGAACGACTACGACCTGTACGTCGAGGCACAGCGGGCACAGGACGCCGTGCTGTCACTCTGGGACGCCGACATGCTCGTGGTGGACGACTTCCACGAGGAGACGACCGACATGCCGTTCTGGCGCAAGCATGTCCAGGCTGAGATCAACGAGCGCATGAAGGTACGCAAGCCGCTCGTGGTCGCCACCGACATGGCGCCGAACCATCCGTATCTCTCGGGCCTCCAGGGCTTCATCGAGGATCTGTTCGTGACCTGCTATGCAGAACGGTGACCTGGAAGCCCACGACCGGGACCGCATCATCGTGGTCGTGGAAGGCGTGCTTTGCCTCCCGATCCAGGAGCACGCTCGCAAGTGGGGCCGTGACAAGGTCGTGGCGTATCACATCAACTGGTACGAGGTGCCGATGAAGCGGCTCATCGTCATCAACGAGCGCAACCCTGAGCTTGACGTGGAGTTGGTCAGCTTCCTCAGTCAGGATTTCGTGGACCGAGCAGCCGAGTACCTGGATATGGCGGGCATCCCATACGCCGGTATCAAGTTCTGGGACTTCAAGACATTCGTCGACCTGCTCAAGTTCCAAAGGAACCTGCGGGCCATCTACGACACCGATCCCGATCAACTGGACCGGTACGGCCAAGTGGGCGTGCAGGTGCAGCAGGGCGCCGACTTCTAGTGGCTGACTGGCAGGCAGCGTTCCTCTCCAAGGTGATCCTGGACGAGGAGATGCAGGCGGCGGTGGCCGCTGGCATCACCACGGAGTTCTTCCGGGACGAGCGCTACCAGCGGGTGTACGAGTTCCTGACGGCCCACTACGGCAAGCACGGCACGGCGCCGGACACCGAGGTGGTGGCCCAGGCCTTCCCCACGATGGAGTGGAAGCCCCAGCGCCAGGCACTGAGCTACCTCATTGAGCAGATGCGGCGGGACCGCAAGTTCGTGCTGCTGACCCAGGGCCTGACCATGGCTGCCGACCACATCGAGTCCGAGGATGCGGACGAGATGGAGGTTGCCATGCACTCCGCCCTCGTGCAGGCCCGGCTGGAGACGTCGCAGTCCCAGGACGCCGACTTCACGGAGCGGCAGGTGCACGTCGAGGAACGTCTGCTTGACCGCATGGACAACCCCGGCATGCTGCGTGGCATCAGCACGGGGTTCAAAGGAATTGATTTCGTGACCGGTGGTTTGCAACCGGAGCAGTTCATCGTCTTGCTGGGCACGCCCAAGTCATTCAAGAGCGCCACGTTGCTGGCAATGGCACTGGCTGTGCATGCTCAGGCCAAGTCTCCGCTGTTCATCGGCTTTGAGATGTCCGGCATCGAACAGGAGGACCGCACGACGTCGCTCCTGTCCGGTGTGGGGCTCACGAAGATCATGAACGGCACCCTGTCCCAGAAAGAGTTTGATGCTGTTCAGCGAGCGCTACGGGCCATTGAACCAATGCGCCCATTCGTATTCTCGACGGACATCTCGTCGGCCACCACCGTTTCCGGCGTACAGGCCAAGATCCAGGAGTACCAACCCGACGTGGTGTTCGTGGACGGTGCTTATCTCATGCAATCGGAGATCCAAGGGGTCGAACAAGGATCACCCCAAGCCCTGACATCAATCAGCCGTGGGTTGAAGCGGTTGGCGCAGTCGAGCAAGATCCCGATCGTCGTCACCACTCAGGCCTCCCTCGTTCGCTCCCGTAGCGGGCTATCACTAGCCTCCGGGATGTACACGCAGGCCTGGGGGCAGGACTGCGACGTGTTCCTCGGTGTGGAGCGGCAGACCGAGGACAAGGACAGGGAGCCGGACCACGCTGGCCCGGCCAAGGTGAAGTTCAGGGTCATCGAGTCCCGCTCGGGACCCCGCAAGGACACGCTGCTGGAGTGGGACTGGGCTCACGGCAGCGTCACGGAACTGGACCCGGAGGCCATCCGGGCGATGCTGAGTACGAAGCGCCGCAAGCAACTGGCGCACGAAGACGACGACGACGACTGGAACCCCTGATGGACCTCACAGCGGTACTTGAACAGGCAGGTATCACACCCCTGCGGACGAACAGGCAGGAGGTCATCGCTCGCTGTCCGCAGCATGAGGTTCGTACCGGCAAGGCCGACGTCCACCCCTCGTGGTCGATCAACAGCGTGACATACACGCACTTCTGCTTCTCATGTGGTTACCGAGGGACGCTGACCAGCCTGCTCATCGACATGACGGGCTCAGCACCAGAGGACCTGGAGAAGACGCTCGCCAAGGACTCGTTCCTGCGGAAGATGGCGGGCGTCCGGGCCGACCCCGAGACGACCCTGGCTCCGGTCATCCCACTGCTCACCGAGTGGGTGCTGCTCAACATCATGGGCGACGTGCCCGCCAAGCTGCTCAGCTTTCGGCACCTCCAGCGGGACGCCGTCGATGCGTACCAGGTGCGCTGGGACACGGACACGCACCGCTGGGTGCTTCCTCTACGCTCGACGGCTGGTGACCTCCTGGGCGCTCAGTACAGGCAGAAGGGCAGCGTCTACACGCTCCCCGAGGGCATGGAGAAGAAGAAGACGCTCTTCGGCTTCGCCCAGTGCTGCGATCATTCGTACTGCGCCATCGTGGAGTCGCCACTGGACGCCGTCCGTCTCTTCGGACTGGGCATACCGGCGCTCTCTCCACTCGGGGCGTGGGTCAGCAACGAGCAGGTGCGTCTCCTGGCTTGCACGTTCACCCGTGTGTACATGGCTCTCGACAACGACAAGGCGGGACGTGAGTCTGCTGAGCGGTTGGCTCCGGCTCTCCGCAAGGCGGGCACGGTCCCGATCCCGTGGTCATACGAGGGCCTGGTGGACGAGGACGGCGACCCGGCCAAGGACCCCGGCGACGTAGACGATGATGACCTGCTGCTAGCAAGTTGGAGTCGCACCCTGCGTATGGGACTATGATTCCGATTCATGGCCGACCCGTACATCCGTAGCACGCCAGGGTCTGACCGCACCAAGAGCGGCGGCGGCATCCGGCAGAAGCGTGAGGTACGGGTCGATGAGCACACGATGCCGACGACGGTGGAGGACATCGTCAAGGACATCGAGTGGCTGGTGGAGCACGAGTTGCAGTTCCTCTGGGGCAAGGACCGCATCGCTGACCCCGACCTGCAGCGGGCAGTGAACGTGCTCGTCGCCGTGCACCGCCGCCTGCGGCCGCAGGAGCGGCGCCGTAGCATCCCTCGGCAGTGACACTGGAGCTTCGGCCGTACCAGGAGGAAGCGGTCGAGCGCATCCTCGATCGCAGCAGCCTGCTGCTCGCCCTCACGATGGGTGCTGGCAAGACCGCCACCTCGATCGCTGCCATCCGCAAGCTGCGGCGTGAAAGGGCGGTATCACACGGCGTGGTCTTCGCTCTCAAGTCGACCAAGTGGCAGTGGGTACGTGAGATACACAAGTGGGACCCTCGGGCACGGGTGCAGGTGGTGGACGGCGACAAGGCTGAGCGCACCAGGGCCATCAAGCGAGCCCAGCACTACGAGTACACGATCCTCCACTACCAGTGCCTGATCCACGACTGGGACGTCATCACGACGCACCTGCCGATCGACTTCGTGGTGCTGGACGAGGTCACCACGATCAAGAACTTCTCGGCCAAGACCACCAAGCGAGCCAAGATCCTGGGGAAGCATACGGAGGTACGGCTCGGGCTCTCCGGCCAGCCCGTGGAAGGGGTGCCCGAACACCTGTACTCCATCATGGAGTTCATCGACCCTGACGTGCTGGGTGGCTTCCACAAGTTCGACCGCACCTTCATCGAGCGGGACCACTGGGGCAAGCCTGTAAGATACAAGAACCTCCACCTGATCAAGGACCGCCTCGGGCCTGCGATGTACCGCAAGAGCCGGGAGGACATCAGCGAGTGGCTGCCGGACATGATCGAGCTACCGATGCCGGTGGAGCTAGAGCCTGAGCACATGGCGCTGCACGACCTGGTCAAGGACGAGTTGAGTGCGGCCATCGACAAGGCCCTGGCGGCAGGGGCCAGGGGAGGGAGCTTCGACATCCAGGCGCACTACGGCCGTACACCTGGAGGACATGACGCTGGGCTCATGGGTGCTGTCATGTCACGGATGCTCGCCATGAGGATGCTCAGTAGCCATCCGGCTCTCCTCAAGGTGTCGGCCGACAACTTCGATAGCCCGGTATCGAGGTCTGGCAGCCAGTACGCATCTGAACTGCGAGCCGCTGGGGTTCTCGACTCCCTCCCTCCGACTCACGCCAAGTTGGACTCCCTACTGGAGATGGTCAGGGAGATCGTGGACGAGGACCCTCGGCACAAGGTGGTGATCTTCTCGTTCTTCAAGCCGATGCTGTCGATCCTCGGTATCGAGCTACGAAAGCTCGGTATCACACACTCGACCATCACCGGCGACGTGTCAGGGCTGGAGCGGGACAAGCGGATCCAGTCCTTCAACACCAACCCCGACCACCGTGTGTTCCTGTCGTCGGACGCAGGCGCCTACGGCATCAGCCTCGGTGCTGGCAGCCACCTCATCTGCTACGACCTGCCGTGGAGCAGTGGAGCCCTGGCTCAGCGCATCAGCCGCATCGATCGGACCGACAGCCTCTTCGACCAGATCATGATCGGCTACATGTTCGGCCAGGACACCATCGAGGAACGCATGTTCAACATGCTCCAGCAGAAGCGCAAGATCGCTCGTGCGTTCATCGACGGGGAGTTCGACTACAAGAGCGGCACGCTGACGCTGGACCTGCAGAGCCTTCGTGAGTTCCTGGATGCCTGAGCTAATCTGTCTCTCCTACTAGTAAGGGGAGGAACCAGTGAAGAGAGTCCTAGCCATGAGCGTGCTCGTGGTATCGGCGGTGGGCCTCGTTGCCTGCGGTGACGACGACGATGACGGTCCCGATGCCATCACGACGGAAGCGGGGACGGTGCCTGTAGCGGCGTCGATCCCAGGCACCAACATCGTCACCGTGGTCGCCACCGACTACAAGTTCAGCGAGCTTCCGGCCGAGGTCCCGGCGGGCACCAAGTTCGCACTGCAGAACGACAGCACGGCCGAGGCGCACGAGATGATCGTGATCCGCATCCCCGACGACGAGAAGCGCACCATCGGCCAACTTGCTGCGCTCCCGGAGGCCGAGAGCGACGCTGTGTTCGCAGGAGTCGAGCCCTCCACGGTGATCGTGGCGCTACCTGGTGAGACAGGCCAGGCCGTTGAGGGTGACGGCACCGTGACGGAGCCCGGCCGCTACGCCGTGGTGTGCTTCATCCCCAAGGGCGCCGACCCTGACGTGCTGGCCGAGGCGATGAGCAACACCGCCGCCACCGGCCCGCCCGACATGGGCACCGGCCCGCCCCACATCACGCAGGGCATGTACGCCGAGACGGTGGTCAAGTAGTCAGACCCGCTTGCGCCTCGCCACGACGGCCAGCGTCGCTCCAGCAGCGAGCACGAGGGCTGCCGTGGCGGGGATGAGCGGGTCGTTGCCGGTGGGAGGCAGGCCGGGCTTGGGAGGCGTGCCAGGCCGTGTGGTGGGCGCTCCCGGAGGCGCAGGTGGGTTCTCCGGGTTGGCGCAGGCGCTCGACTCGGGCGGGTAGGTGATGAACGCCGTGGCCGTGGGGTTCACCGTGTAGGTGAGTCGAATGCCGTCACGGAGATATTCGTCAGAGGGATCACGTACCCAAAGACCAGCATCCGTGAGTATCCATCCAGGGACGTCATCGATGCTCCCGTCAGCATTGACGGTGGTGCCAGGATACAGAAGCTCGACATGACCACCGGGCTGGTAGACGAGGGGCTGGGTGGAGACGACGTTGCCGTTGATGTCACTCATCGTCAACGTACCGGTCTGCCCAGCCAGCGAGGGGAAGCCAGGTGTGGCGAAGTCGATGACGATGGTCGGGACCTCAGCCCGGCAGACCGTCGCCGCCCCGCTGAACTGGAACGTCGCCGGGAGGGTCGTCGTGGTTCCTGGCAGGGTGGTTGTAGTGGTGCCAGAGATCGTCGTCGTCGTCACGCCAGTGGATGTCGTGGTAGAGCCAGGCATCGTCGTCGTCGGCCCAGTCGTAGATGTGGGGCTGGTCGTCGTCGTCGTTGTCGATGGCGTGCTCGTTGTGGTCGTGGTGGTCCCACAGTTTGGTGTCAACTCCACCGTGGCGGTCGCTGTCTGACCCTGGATCCGGTAGGTCAGCGTCAGCGGTGACTGGAGGCTGGCGGGCCAGGGGATCGTGATGCTCCCCCCGGAGCGGTACACGAGCGGGCCGTACGACGTGCCATCCGAGAAGTCGAGGATGCCTGACTGGCCGTTGAGGGCGGCGTTGACCGGGAAGTTGATCTGGATGCCGGGCAGGAAGTCCGAGGTGCAGACAGCGAAGACGTTGATCCCGAACGGCGTGATGACCGGGCCGGTGGTTGTGGTGCCCGCCTGCGTGGTAGTCGTTGTCCCACCACCGCCCGTCGTCGTGGTCGTCGCCAGCGTTGTCGTCGTCTGCGATGGGGCGGTGGTCGTCGTCTGGTGAGGTGGCTTGGTGGTCGTCGTGGCTGCCGCAGTGGTCGTCGTCTCGTGAGGCGGCTTCATCGTCGTCGTCGGATGAGGCTTCTCCGTCGTCGTCGGGTGCTCGCAGCCGTGACCACCTCCACCGGATCTGTAGCCATCCGGACACTCGGTCGTCGTTGGGTGCTCGTACGGCTTCGTCGTTGTCGTTTCGTGCGGCTTGGCCGTGGTCGTTGTGTTACCGCCGTATCCACCGTCGTCGGGAGCATCGTTCCCGGTGGCTGCAGCCTGGGCGGCACACCCTGCTAGCAGAACAGCGAGTAATACGAGTGCTCGGCGCATGAACCGGGACCTTATAACGCAGAGAGCCCCCGCTCCGAAGAACGGGGGCTCTACTCCTGAACTTGGGAGGACAGGGGTACTCAGACCCTACCCGCCGAGAAGTCAGCGATCAGGGCCGGGGCTGCGTTGTCGAAGCCCACGACGTCCAGCATTCCAGCGTCGCTGGGGTCAGCGATGCTGAACTGGTTGGAGCACATGCCGACCACGACCAGCTTGGCCGGGATGCCGGAGAGCTTGCGGTACTCCTGCAGCGCCTGCACCGGGTGCGACCGTCCGGCGTACGTCTCCGAGTCCGTGTAGATCACGAAGGTGTCCACGCTGACACCGTTCTTGATCGCCCACAGCATGGGGAGAGCGCAGTCCGTCCGGTCGAACGGCAGACGGCGGGTCATCTCCACCGTCTGGGCCAGGGACATGCCCTGATGGAGGGCCAGGGGGATGAAGCCCCCCGAGAACGCCATCACAGCCGTCTGCGGCTCGGTCGCCAGCGTCACCAGCGCCATCGCACTCGACGCCTCACGGGCCGAGAGGAAGGTGCCAGCGATCTGGCTGCCGTCCATGGAGCCCGACACGTCGAGCGCCACGAGCGTCCGCTTGTTGGCGGGCTCGACGTTGGCGAACGCCATGCCGAACGTCTTGTCCAGCGAGGCCAGCACCTTGCCCGAGGGCTGCCAGGTGAGGCTCCCCTTGAAGCCACGCCCGTGGGCGTAGGTCACCGCAGCGGTGAGGACGTTGAGCGGGTGGATCCGGCTGCCCTTCACCATGCGCTCCGCCACCAGTCGCTCGGCCACCATGGCCTCGGCCCCCGACATCGGCTTGATGGTGCCGTTGGCGGTGAGCCGACCGAGGTTCCGCACGAGTGCGCCCATACCGAGGTTCGGGAGCATGGCGTGCCAGACCTTGGGGTCAGCCAGCATCTCGGACGGCACCACCTCCCAGGGGAGGCGGTACTGCTCGATCAACTGGACGGCCTCGTCCACCGTGGTGCCGTTGTCGTGGAGCTTGTCCACGGCGCCGAGGAACGTGCCCTCGACTCCCGGCACCTTGTTGACGGCCCAGCCCAGCGCCTTGGCCTTGGACGAGCCCACGGTGGGGCGGGGCTTGGACAGGCGCAGGAGGTCACGGTGCGACCAGCCCTCACGGCTCTGGTACTTCGCCACCTGGAGGCACAGGTCATCCAGGTCACGATTCATGTACCAGTCACCGATGGCCGTCCGCAGCGAGCGGCCCCAGCCCCGGAACTGCTCGACGTAGGAGGCGAACAGGAAGAGGTGGGTACCGGTGCGGCAGACCAGCGGCAGTGCATCGAGCGCCGCCTGACGCACGGTCAGGTCCTCGGCCCCGGCGCACGCAGCGAGGGCGAACATCGTCGGGTGCTGCTTGGGCGCCCGTCCGTTGACGGAGATGTCCACGATCGTCTGCACGACACGGTCACCGTCCTTGGCGATGCAGCGCAGGAGCGCAGCGGCGGCGTCCTTGGTGAGCTTCTGCTCCGACGTGTAGTACGTCCCGCCCTCCGTGCCCAGCACGAGGAAGCGGTTGAGCAGCGTCCAGTCGTCCACCTTGAACGACCAGCCACCGGCAGCGTTGGGCGCCTGGTCGAGGATGCGACCGGGCAGCGGCTCCGTCTGCGGCGTGGCTCGGGTGGAAACGTTGTGATACGGCGTGGGCATGGTGGGTCCTCCGGTCAAGTGAGTGACGGCCCTACAGGCGGGGCTTTGAACCCCGGACCTCTCCCAAAGAGAACAGGCCGTCTCCGGCCCGAAGGTGGGCCAGACTGAGCGCTGCGGGCAAGTGAGTGCCAGCCGGTATCCCCAGCCGAAGCTGGGGTCCCGGTTCGGTAGATCCGGGTTGGCGGATTCGAAACCGCCTGGTACCTGGTAACCGGATGACTCCGGCCCGCAGCTATGAGTTGTGTGTTACGGACAAGTTGTGCGACCCGAGTCCCCAACCAACAGGGGTTCGGGAGCCTTGCGGCCCCCGGTAGGAATCGAACCAACGATGAACGGACCACTCCGGCCCGTAACGAGTAGGTGCTGAGGTCAAGTGATGCTGCTCGGGGTTTGCCGCTCTACCAACTGAGCTAACGGGTTGCCCCGTACGGGATTCGAACCCGTGACCTGCCCTTTACAAGAGGTAACCGAACTGCTCCGGCCCTCAGCGAGATCTGTTGTCAATGCTCCGGTCAAGTGAGTGCCAGCGGGGTGGATGTGTTTCAGATACAGGTAACCCGCTAGCTCCGGCCCGGAGCACTGCACAAGATACGGGATCTTTGAGCGAAGCGCAACCCCAATCGGCCACATGTGGCCGATTACTGAGGACCCGGTGGCAGCGCCCTCGGCTGCGTCTTCCGGCGCAGCTTCAACTTCGCTTCGATCTCAACGAGGCAACGCTCGATGACCCCGACTCGATCGGGGATGCCCTGTAGGGCGGTATGGATCGATGCGAGTAGCGCCTCACGATCAGCCAGCCTGTCACTCAGGGCGCCGGTCTGAGCCAGGAGTTCTTCGTGCCGGTCGGAGGCAGCCTTCAAGGCGATGGTGGAGCGGGCGATCTCGCCTCGCCAGATGACGGTGGCGGCGGCGTGCTCGGCGTACTTGGTCTGCTGCGCCTCCAACTCCACCAGGCGAGCTTCCACCTGCTCCAGCCTGGTCAAGGGGGTGACCACCGGGTCCATCTCGTGGTCGTCCCACGGACAGCACACCTCTCCGGTGTCGGTCAGCTTCTCCGTGCAATCAGCGAGACTCATTCCGCAGACCGTGCAGTAACTCAACTTGCTCGCCCTCCCCAGGCTTCACCTGCTCCGACACCGGATCCTTCGTGTTCCAGACGTAGTCGTCCAGCACGCACGCAGGGCTAGTCGGTCTACCCGGCTCCCAGGGAGGACGAGCGAGTTGATACTAACTGGCTAGCGCCACGCTGCCAGTCCCCGTGCGTTGTACTCCGTGGCGGCGCACTGCATCTGCAGTTCGACGTTGCCCTTGATGGAGTCGATCGTGGCTCCGCACAGGTTGAGCCAGTAGCCCTTCATGCCTCCGATGAAGTTCAGCCCGAACAGCCCGCCCCCGTTGTCGTCGTGATCCACGACCCACGAGTGAGGGTTGCAGCCCGACTCTCGCCAGGCGATGCGGCTGAACGTGTCCCACGGCAGGCCAGCAGCGGCAGCTTCCTCAGCGAAGCTGCCACAGTCACCTGCCGTCCACTCGGACACCACTGCAGCGGGCTCGGCCACTGGCGTGCACTCGGGAGCGCACTGGGTGATGAGGAGTGCTGGGCTCAGCGCCAGCAGTCGCAGCCTCATCCGACCGGGCACTGCCAGGCACGGGCAGCCCCTACCTCGGCGGCGATCCGCTCGGCCACGATGATCTGCTGACCACGGCTGGCCTGTCCTGCGGTTGGTGCGAACTCCTGACCACCGAACTGGCGCCATGCGCTATTCATGATCATGAGTCCACCGCTGAACGTGCCGTAGCTGTTGGTCACGTTGCCGTGGCCCCACTGCTGTCCGCTCTCGCACTGAGCGACACGGTCCCAGTTGACGCCGCTGGCGCCACCGCCACCGCCTCCACTGTTGCTGGACCTGTTGCTGCCACCGCCGCCGTTGGACCTGCCAGATGTGGCAGGTTGCGGCGCCGGGTCTGGTGACGGGTCCTCGGCCACGCCCGTGTAGGCGCTGACCATGTCGGCACCGAGGGCCGTGGCCGTCTCGGGTCCGACCTCACCGTCAGCGACGATGCCCGCCGCTTGTTGGAAGGCCGTGACGGCCCTCTCAGTCACTGGACCGAACCAACCGTCGATGGGACCGGTGTCGATCCCCTTGGCGGTGAGCACGGTCTGGAGGCAGAGCACATCGGCACTGTCTCGGATGCCGTTCTCCAGCCACGCACCGATGGCGCATGGCGTGGCGACGGCGGTCGGCGGCACCTCTTGGGCGCTCACGAGGGAGGGGACTCCTGCACAGAGTGCGGCAACAGCCGCCCCTGTGAGCAGTCGTCTCGTTCGTCTCATGTTGTCTCCTTACGGTTCCGTTACGAAGTCGGTACCGTAGCGTGTCGAGGGTGGTGTGGGGCAAGGTGCTACGTTGTGGGGCATGCCCGCCCGCAGAGTCCTCCCCCGCCGCACCCCCTTTGACCTGGTGACGAAGCTCCAGGACTACCTGCAGAACCGGACGATGAAAGAACGGTCCTCGTACCACGAGGACACCGGCAAGAAGGACCTGATGGCCTACATCGAGACGACCGGCGAGTTGGAGGAAGGAGGCCACCGCCGGGTCGATCTCGACACCCCGCTGCCCCATGTGACATACAAGGGCGGCAAGCCGAAGGAGCAGTTGGTGACGGGCCTGCGGCGCCAGCGGCGACAGTCCACCACGCTCAACGAGGACCGCACGATGGCCTTCCTCAAGGAGATGGATCTGCTCGACGCCTGCACCGAGGTCGCCGTGATCCTGAACGAGGACGCCGTGCTGGCAGCGAACTACGAGGGCAAGATCACCGACGAGCAACTGGCGGCGCTCTACGACGACAGCGAGACGTTCGCCTTCTACCTGATCACCGAGGACGTGTGAGCGCCACCCCTCACCGGTCGTACCGTCGCTCCGTCAGCGACGATGAGGTCCAACTGCAGATCCGTCTGCCCCAGTCGCTCCGTGACCGGCTGATCGCTGAGGCGACCCGGCGCACGGTGTCCACCAATCTCCTGGCAGAGCGAGCGATCGAGCAGTCGGTCGCCGCCTGGGAGAAACAGAAGCTCCCATAGAGAGGTATCACACACATGCGAGACGCCACCCACATCACCCTCGTCATCGACCGCTCCGGTTCGATGTCTTCGATCAAGACCGACGCCGAGGGTGCGATCAACAGCTTCGTTGGGGAGCAGCAGAAGGTGCCCGGCGACTGCCGGTTGAAGCTGGTCGAGTTCGATGCGCCCGGCCACGGTGCTGACTGGTACCACGTCGTCACCGACGCCGACCTGGCGAAGGCTCCGACGTACGTCCTCAACCCACGAGGCAACACGGCGCTGCTCGACGCCGTGGCCCGTGCGATCAACGAGACGGGTCAGTACCTCGCCAACCTCAGCGAGGACCTGCGGCCCGACAAGGTCATCTTCGTCATCCAGACGGACGGCCAGGAGAACTCGTCCAAGGAGCACACCTGGGAGCAGGTGGCCGAGATGATCAAGGTCCAGACGGAGCAGTTCGCCTGGCAGTTCGTCTTCCTCGGCATGGGCCAGGACTCCTGGGGCCAGGGTCAGCGCCTCGGCGTGAGCAACGTCGTCCGGGCGGGGGGCACGGGTGAGGCCCATGCCCACACGCACTCGGTGATGAACGCCTACGCCGCCGACTACCGAGTGGGTGCGGCGGCGACCATGGACAGCATGGCGGACCTGACGGTGGACGACCACGGTCAGGTGACCAACGCCCGTGGGCAGCGGGTCAACTCCGCCACCGGCAAGGTCGAGGACGACGACACCGCCAAGTCGTGACATGACCTGCTAGCAACTGTAAGGTGTCTCTCGTGAGCGACCGTCGTTCACGGGAGACACCTGCATCTGCAGTACCGGACAACCACGCAAGGAACAACCGATGATCAAGTTGGGGCTGTGAGCCTGGCTGCGTTCGAAACGACATGGGAGCACGAGAGGCGGGGCTACATCAAGTGCCGTGCGATCGGGCACTCGTGGCACGACTACGACAGCACCTGGGAGCCGATGTATGGCTTCCCTCTCACGCTGAGGTGTGAGCGCTGCGGCACTGAGCGGCGAGACTCCATCGGCACGAGCGGTCAGCTACTGAACCGGCACTACGTCAAGCCGGACAACTACGACCTGGCTCGTGACGACTTCAAGCCGACCCGTTCTGACTTCCGGCTCATGCTGCTAGCAGTACGAGGTGAAGTGGAGATCAAGTGAGCGATCCCAGCGAGGTCCCGGAGTCCGCACCTCCTGAGGTGATACAACAGGAGGACCCATCACGGGAGCCGTGCCCTCACTGCGGTAAGTCGTTGACGCACAAGAGCCTGCCTGGTCACATCCGCAAACAGCACGGGATCTACATCCGCCGACCACGGGGCCGTCCACCTGGCTCCACCAACAAACCGAAGGCGCCGCTCTCCCTCTTGCCCCGCCGACCCGACCCACTCACTGCCGAACAGATCACCCACGCCACTGCTGCCATGCTGTGGCCGGACGGGGTGCCGCTGGATCGACTGGAACGACTGCTCCGTTGGCACACTCAGACTGCCGTGTTCTTGGACATGGTGCAGGACAGCGAGTAACACACAGGAGCAACGCCATGAGCAACCCAGCGGAGAAGTTCGCAGACCTGGACTACCCCGGAAGGAAGAGGCCGATGAACCGTGACACACAACCGGCCTCCACTGATACGGAGCTATGGGACGCCAAGCCCGTGTACTACCTGATCGGCGGCGAGCGTCAGGAGTTCTTCCTGATCAGCCACCTCGCCAAGGCACTGGACTACAGCGTCCAGAGCATCCGGGCGTGGGAAGCGCAGGGGTTGCTGGCAAGGACGCCGTACCGTTCGCCTCGGACGGCTCGACCGGTCGCTGGTGGGCGCAGCGACAAGGGCAAGCGTCTCTGGACACGGGAGCAGGTGATGGGTATCGTCCGGATTGCGAAGAAGCACAAGGTGATCTTCCCGGACCGCAAGGGCGTGAAGCACCCACCGACGCCAGCCTTCGCAGCCGAGGTTGGGGAGTTCTTCAACAGCCTCACCAAGTAACACACACTGCACCCTGCACCTGACACACGAGGTCACAACATGCCGCCCACCAAGAAGCCTGCTCGACGCATCGTCGCCCAGGATCCGTTGACCGACGCCATCGAGCCCGATGACGACGCTGACGACGAGCGCCCAGAGCCGCAGATGAAGGCGGCTGCCAACGGGGAGGGCGCCATCCGTGGCGGCTGGACCGATGCCCAACGGCAGATGGACTCCACCTCCAGCTTCGCTCAGACGTTGAAGCTGGAAGAGAAGTCGATCTTCATCAAGTTCATGGACGACCTGCCGTACGCCAACTTCCGGCGTCACTGGATCGAGCGCTCCACCAAGGAGGGCAAGAGCCTGCGGGCCTACACCTGCCTCAAGACCATCGACAAGGACTGCCCGCTGTGCGACGGCGGCGACCGGGCCTCGGCGGTGGCAGCGTTCAACGTGGCGCTGATCGGAGACGACGGGCAGTTGCTGCTCAAGTCCTGGGACTGTGGTCCCCGCCTCTACAACGTGCTCAAGGGCTACGCCAACGACCCCAAGATCGGCCCGCTCTCCCGTGGCTTCTTCATGGTGAGCAAGACGGGCAAGCGGGGTACGACTCAGCACAACGTCTCGCCCATCCGAGGCACGTCGCTGGAAGAGGACTACGACATCACGCCGCCGACGCAGGAGGAGATCGCTGCGCTCGGCAAGAACAAGTACGGACCGGAGATCATCGAGATCCCGACCGTCAAGACGCTGCGAGAAGTGGCGGCGGAGCTTGACGACTACGACGGGTGATGACCGTGGGGTAGCCGACCTGGGGGGTGTCGGCTACCCCACTTCCCGTAGGCAGCCACGAGTGTTGCTGACACGGCGGGAGGTCGAGCGTGCGGTGGAGGACCTGCTCCAGGAACCGGCGTTCGTCATCGACATCGAGACGACCAAGGCCCGACCCCGGCTGAACGAACTGCTGTGGGTCGGGCTCGGTGCTGCCGGTCGTACGTACCTCATCCCTTGCGGACATCCGAAAGGGTTGATCGTCCAGCCTGAGCACAAGGAGCGAACACCAGCGTGCGTTTTGTACGCAGGAGACGATAGGGGGCTAACGAAGGGCGGTAAGCCCAGTATGAGGATGGTCGAGCACACGGTGCCTGCGACCTTCGACTCGCCTCCCAAACAACTGTTCCCCCATGAGGTCTGCGAGATCATCCAGCCCTTGCTGTGGTCGGACGCCGCCAAGATCGGGCACAACGTCAAGTTCGACCTGATGTCCCTGGCGAAGTACTACGGCCATGTGATACCGCCTGGCCCGTATCACGACACGATCGTCCTGCGGCATTGCCTGGCCGAGGACCTGGATCAGTACGACCTCAAGACTCTGACGTGTGAGTGGTTCAAGATCCACTGGAAGAAGCGGGCTGCCTTCTACCCCAACCTGGGAGACAAGGGCATCGAGAACTTCGGCCTGGACGAGGTAGCCCGGTACCTCAGCAAGGACCTGCGCTACTGCTGGCTGATGTTCCAGTCCTTCCACCCCATGCTCACCAGGCGTGGGGTGCAAGACGTCTACGACTTTGAGATGTCCATCTACCCCGTGATCATGGACATGGAGTACGAGGGGTTCCCGGTGGACCCGTCCAAGCTCGGCGTGGTCAAGGACTACCTGCAGGACACGATCGCTGGGGTCGAGCAGAAGGTGTGGTCGATGGCGGGCGACAAGTTCCCGCTCTCCAACACCGAGGCCAAGCGCTGGGTCATGTTCGGGGAGGGCGTGCCGGTCTTCGGTGAGTCGAAGCGCCAACTCAAGAGCCAGAAGCTCAAGGTGCGGGACCGCACCAAGGAGACGAGGAAGCCCTCCGTCACCCAGGCCGTGCTGGAGTACTACTCCGACCGAGGCAAGAACATGGCGACCTGGCTGCTGGAGTGGTCAGCGCTGGAGAAGATGCGAGGCACCTTCATCGAGGGTCTGTCGGCCCACCTCCGATACCCGGCTAAGGGACTACCGACCATCCACACCTCCTTCAAGCAGCATGGGACGGTGACGGGACGGCTGTCTGCCTCGGAGCCCAACCTCCAGCAGCTACCTCGGGGCACCCTCATCCGTGATCTGTTCGTGGCCGACGAGGGCTACTCCCTGATCGTGGCCGACTACGACCAGATCGAACTGCGCTGCGCTGGCTGGGCCTCCCAGGACCCCGAGATGATGCGGGTCTTCAAGGCGGGCCAGGACATCCACGCCCTCGCTGCCTCGGCCATGTTGCAGGTACCCATCGATCAGGTGACGAGGGACCAACGGCAGGTTGGCAAGACGCAGAACTTCGGCACGCTGTACGGCGCTGGGCCGGAGAAGATCGCACAGGTGGCAGGTGTCAACGTGCGACGTGCCGAGGAGTTCATCGCCAACTACTTCGCCATGTTCTACGGCCTGGAGGACTGGAAGGCAGAGGAACTGGCACTGGCTCGGGCCAGGGGAGACAAGACAGATCCCCTGGTCAGACCCCCCTACGTGGAGATCCCACCCAACGGGAGGCGACGACGGCTACCTGATCTGTATCACATCGATGACTGGCTCCGATGGAGGGCTGAACGACAGGCGATCAACGCTTACGTCCAGGGCTTTGCCAGCAACATCACCAAGCTGGCGATGCGGGACCTGCACCCGAAGCTCAACGAGTACGGCGCCAAGATGGTGGCTCAGGTGCACGACGAAATCGTTGTGCGAGTTGCTAGTGAGTCCGCTCAGGAGGTGTTGGGCCTGGTTGAATCGGTTATGGGAGACGTCCGTAACCCAGAAGGAGAGCCGATCCTTGGTGAGATACCGCTGGTGGCCTCGGCTTCCATCGGGCGGAGTTGGGCCGAAGCCAAAGGTTGAGAATCAGAGGCGTGTGATACCGTCATACGTATGGGCAGCGTGATGGCTATCCGAGAGCGTTCTGTGCTCGACCAGGTCGTGGACCTGGCCGATGGGTATGCCGATGCCCTCATCGCCTCGCTGCCTGCTGTAGCTTCGGAAGAGATGATGCACCAGGTAGTCGCAGGTACTCTGCTGGCCTTCCTGGCTGAGGCTCTGACGAAGGCGCAGATCGATGAGCGACACCGCTAGCTGGTACCAACGCAAGCTCGCTCAGATGCGAGGAGGGCCACAGCAGCAGCCCTACCCGCAGGCCAGGGCAAACCCCGGTATGCCCCCTCAGCAGTGGGCACCTCAAGTACAGCCCGTACAAGCTCCCGTACAGCAAGGGCAGTTCGTACCGCAGCAGTACGCCCAGCCTCAGCAGACGTACGACGAGACGCAGAAGATGGAAGGTGCGTCTCTGACCACGCTTCTGGACGTCCAGCGTGCGACGGGTACAGCAAGGCCTGGACAAGGTGAGCGACTGAACCCAGACCCCTGTCCCAACTGTGGCAAGGGCCTCTTCTACGCCAACCTCGGCAAGACCAGACGTGGTCCGCCGCCTGCCCCGCACTGCTTCAACTGCGGCTTCAACGGGCTGTTCGAACAGGGCTTGGAGTCCTCCTGGGGAGGCCAGTAGAACTGGCTGGACGACTGGACCAAGGTTCCGTATCTTGGTAGGCTCCCACTGCAGGCACCGGGGGCCTTGATACCCGGCGTGACGTGGGGGCCTCGCTGTCTTGGACTCCCTCCCAGACGGCTGAGGCCCCCGCCTCTCCGAGTACGGAAGGATGGTGAGCATGCCCAACGAGATCGACGCCCTCATCGCTTCCATCAACCGCAAAGCGAAGGAGGACGTCCTGGTCAGGGGCTCAGCGCTCCGCCACCTCACCTGGCAGAGGGCCACGACGGGGGCTCTCGCCTTGGATCTGGGGCTTGGCGGAGGCTGGCCTCTGAACTGCTGGAACGAGGTCATTGGCAACGAGTCCTCGGGCAAGACCAGCCTCATCCTCAAGACCATCGCCGCCCAGCAGGCAGCGAACCCGGAGTATCACACGCTGTGGCTCGCCAGCGAGGACTTCGACCCGGAGTGGGCAGCCACCCTCGGTGTGGACGTGGACCGCATGACGTTCGTGATGACCAACGTCATGGAGTTGGCCTACGACGCAGCGCTGGCCGTGATGGAGGAGCGAGCGACCGACGCCGTGGTGCTCGACTCGTACCCCGCTCTGGTCCCGTCCGACGAGGACGAGAAGACGATGCAGGAACTGACGGTGGGGCGGGGTGCGTACTACACCAACAAGTTCATGCGGAAGTCGTACGCCGCTATGAGACGGAGCCTCAGCGAGTACGACCGTCCGGTGCTGGGCCTCTTCGTCAACCAGTGGCGGGAGCGCATCGGTGTGTTCCAGGGTGACCCCCGTATCACACCGGGAGGGAAGGGGAAGAACTACTCCTTCCTCACCCGCTTGGAGGTGGCCCGGCTGGAGTGGATCTCCAACTCGGCCAAGCTCAAGGTCGGCCAGGTCATCCGCTGCCGCACGATCAAGAACAAGACGGCACCGCCGCAGCGTGACGCTGTCCTCGACTTCTACTTCGATGACCACAAGGCGCACACCGCTGGCTCGTATGACACACTCAAGCAGGTGCACTCCATCGCCCTCGTCACCGGGATCCTGGAGCAGTCCGGGTCCTGGTACAAGTTCCGGGACCGCAAGTGGCACGGCGAAGAGAAGGTGCTGGCCGACATGCAGGGCGACCAACTGCTCACCGCTGCGCTGACCAACGAGGTCCGTCACCTGCTCCTGGGTGAGCCCCTGGTTGAGTATGAGCCAGCACCCAAGCGTCGGCGCACGGTGTGAAGGAGTGGGAGCGCCAGGAGCAGCGCATCGCCAAGCAGTACGGGGGCAGGAGACAGCCGGGCTCTGGCTCCGGCTGGCTGCACACCAACGACGTGGTGGACGAGCGGTACCTGCACGAGGCCAAGCAGGGCGCCAAGATGGTCACCATCAAGGCGGAGGACTGGGAGAAGCTGCGGCGCAACGCCATGCTGATGGGCAGGGAGCCCCTGTTCCACATCCAGGTGGGCAACAGGCGCCTGGTCCTGCACGACGAGGGCACTCCGTATGATCCACCCGATTGAGGTCCATGACGAGCAGGGCCTCAGGGCCTGGGCCTTCGAAGCCGACACCGACCCGGACATGGTGCTGTGGGCGGTGATGATGACCTACGCCAAGGGCCTCGGGTCGCTGTGCAACTGGGACTGTCCGGCCAGGACGGGCGGCTACTGCCTGGAGTGCCACGCCACGGCGTACGTAGCGAAGGAAGAGCTTGGACGCCGGGGCTACAAGTGAGGGAGATGAAGGCGTCCGCCCTCAAGCGCCTCAAGGACACCTACAAGTCCGACGATGTGATACTCCCGTATCTGCAGAGGCATGTGATGCGGTCGCTCGACGGCGAGAGCACACGCTCCCCGCTGATGCACCCCTCCGACATGTCACACAAGGAGTGGTGCGGGCGGCACGACTACTACCGCATGGTGGGCACCCCGGTGGAGCGCAAGGGCCAGGCCAACCCCAGCTTCACCATGGAGAACCTGTTTGCCGAGGGCCACACCATCCACGCCAAGTACCAGACGTGGCTGTGGGAGATGGGCGTCCTCTTCGGCCAGTGGTACTGCCACAACTGCACCAACCTCTGGGAGGGGCTGTCGCCCAAGGGCTGTCCGAGGTGTGAGTCACTGCGTCTGTCCTATAGGGAGGTACCACTGCGGAGAGCGGGGTATCTGATCGAGGGCCACGCCGATGGTGCGGTGCACAACCTCGACGGGTGGTCGGGGCTGATCGAGATCAAGTCCATCGGCATCGGCACGCTGCGCTTCGAAGCGCCCCGGCTCTACAACAGGTACCAGGACGGCGCCGAGACGCTGGAGAACGTGTGGTGGAAGATCAGCCGCCCCTTCGGCAGCCACGTCAGACAGGGTCAGTTGTACCTGTGGATGGCGTGGCCCAAGTACGAGTGGATCACGTTCATCTACGAGTCGAAGTTCCACCAGCAGACCAAGGAGTTCAAGGTTGCCTACAACCCCACACTCATCGCCCCCTTGCTAGAAACTGCCCGTGAAGTAACATCGGCGGTGACGACAGGGATCACACCTCGCAGGCCGACGTGGGCCGAGGACGCAGTCAGTAAGGTCTGCGTCTCCTGCGAGTACCGGAGAACATGTTGGAGCATCGATGACGACACGAACCAGGACGATCCCACCGGGTCCGTCAGAGTTCGACGGGTCAGAGCCCCCGCTCGCAAGCGTCAGCTTGGGCGCCCAGCCTGAGTACGAGATCCCCGACGTCCCTCGGGACATCACCGTCATCTCCGACAAGAAGCTGATGACCCTGTTCAGCGAGTACGTGTCGTGGCAGAACTACGCCGCCACTCGCCTGGCCGAGTGCGAGGTCGAGGAAGAGCGGGCCGGTGCCGCTGTGAGATACGAAGAGGCCATCGCCATGTCGATGGCGCCCGCCAACGCCAAGGTCACCGTGACCCGAGCGAACATGGCGACGTCGAAGACGATGCAGACAGCACGGGAGCGGGCCTTGGAGGCCTACGCCGCCCGCAAGCTGACGCAGGTGGTGTACGCCAACTGCGAGCGTGTCGTAGCACTGATCAGTAGGGAGTTGACCCGGCGTGTCGGCCGGGAAGGACCAGAGCGGAGGAACGCACGGTGGAATCCATGACCGTCAACGAGAAGTACATCGTCTTCAAGCGAAGAGAGTTCATGCAGACGGTGGGTGACATCGACGGCCTGACGGAACGCTACGAGGGCTTGGAGGTCCCTGACGCTGTTGTGATACGGAGGCAGGACAAGTTCGCCAGCCCGTGCCTCGCCACGTACGCCAGCATGATCGCTCTCGTGGCGCAGAACATCAGCGACACCAACGTGGGCAAGGAACTGCTCGCCATCGCTGACTACTTCGAAGACCAGGCGCAGTTGGCTGCCGCCGAGGGCTACAAGCTGCCGGACCGATGACCCGGCACCTCACCTGCGCCCAGCTACTGGAGCAAGCCCACGCCCTGCTCACCCGGATCCACGAGGATGATCTGGGCTGGCAGGACGAGTCGGTGCTGTGGGCCAGACGTTACGAGGACTGGAAGGCGGAGCAGAGTCTTGCCGGGTCTGACTGACACCACCGACGCCATGGTGTGGGCGGAGGAGTTCTGCCGCATCTTCACCGGCCACACGATCTTGCCCGAGGGTGCCGCCGCCGAGAAGTTCAAGGAGACTCGGGGTGTCGTGGACGAGGGTGGGATGGTGGCTTGGTTCGCCAGTGCCATCGAGACAGGGCGCAACGCTGGCCGCAAGGAGACGTGCCCCCACCCCACCTACCACGTCGTGTCGGAGGAGATGATGCTCTGCACCACCTGTGGGCTGGCCGTGTATGGCGAACCCGACTAAGGGTCTGGGCACTGGGCACGAGACAGCCATCGTCCGCTGGCTCAAGGAGCACGGCTGGCCGTGGGCTCATCGCCGCACGCAGAAGGGCAGCGCCGACGAGGGAGACGTGTGTCTCTCGGAGCGCATCCCGTTCACGATCGAGGCCAAGACGGCACGCAAGACGACTGACCGCATGGCTGTCGGTACCTGGGTACGAGAGCTTGAGGCGGAGGTCACCGCCGTCGGTGACGTGGCCGGTGCGGTCATCTTCAAGCGCCGGGGTACCACCGACGTGGGCGAGTACATCGCCATCATGCCGGTCAAGTACCTGAACCACCTGCTAGAGGCCACCTTCGGTGAGGATCAAGTTCCTCTAGAGAAATCTGCGAAGCGGGTGAGAGTCATACCTCGGTACCAGTGATGGCGTACGCTCCTATCGGACCTTGTCCCTTAGGAGCATCCGTGGCTGTAACAACCGAGCCTGTCGAGAACCTGCTGCGGGTGTCGGCCACGACTCCACCGCAGGCCATCGCCCAGTCCATCAACCGAGCGCTGATGGACGGTGGCCCGCCCATCATCCGTGCCATCGGTGCTGGCGCCGTGGCGCAGGCCTGCAAGGGCATCGCCATCGCTCGTGGGATCGTCGCCACCCGAGGGCGTGACCTCGCCACGACGATCGGCTTCGACACGGTGACCGGTGACTCGGGACAGGAGATCTCGGCACAGACCTTCCACCTGTTCCTGCGGTAACACACGGTGGCCTACCCGTCCATCTACCGGGCGAAGGCCGTCCAGTACGACGGCACCACGCTCATCGCCTACGTCCCGCAGGTGTTCGGTGACGTGACGATCGAGATCACTGACCTCATCGGTGAGATCGAGCAGGGCATGGGCTGGGTGTTCTTCCAGGCTGGCAACCCCGAGTTCCCGGTGTGGATGTCGGGCGTGTTCGCTGGCGCTGCCTTCGAAGGCGGCGGGGAGGTGGACGAGGGCGGGACCGTCTTCATCACCCGTGACTACCGCTGGCTCAACAACGTCACCGCCACCGATCCCGGCAGCGGCAGGGTCAAGGTCAACAACCTGGACCCAGCGCTGGCGACCGAGGTGTACATCTCAGCGTACGACCAGAACGCCACGGCGTATCTTACGCTGCTATCGCTGACTCCTGGTGACCTGTTCGCCGTGTACCTGCAGGGCAACGTTGGCACTCGCATCGAGTACAAGTTGGCCGGTCCTGCCGTCAACAACACGGGCTGGCTGACGATCCCGGTGACGGTGGGCGCCAACTACGGCTTCGCTTCGGGCACGCCGGGCAACAACGCTCAGGTCAAGGTGACCGTGCAGACCACGGGCAGCGTCATCGCACCCAACGAGGTGTGGATCAGCCCCAACGAGCCCACGGACCCCAACGTGGAACTCTGGTATGACACGGACGAGTACATCCCGACCTCTCGTCAGGTGGTCGAGCCCAAGGGAACGATCACGTCATACACGGTGCAGTTGGCTGACGAGAACAAGGTGCTCTGGTTCACATCGTCCACGGCGATCGCTCTCACCATCCCGACGTTCGCCACGACGGCCTTCGGTGACGGTGTTCGCATCGACATCCTGCAGACCGGTGCCGGTCGCATCACGGTCAGCGGTGCTGGCGGCGTGTCGGTCATCGCTACACCTACCGCTGTCCTTCGGGCCACGGGTTCGGTGGCGAGCCTGCTCAAGCTCAGCACCAACACCTGGTTGGTCACGGGAGACATGGGCTGATGCCTTTCACCCTTGGTGTCGAGGCGTCGGCCATCTCAGCGCTGATCGCTGGCGGTCCCTACCTGGACCCCGCTGTGGGATACGCCGCTACCCCTGACGCAGCAGCGTTCACGATCTTCGGGGACTTCTGCCTCACGGCACGGGCTGTCCTCCCGGCAGCGGTCGGTGCCAACAGGATGCTCGCCTGTCAGTGGCCGACCGGCCCGTCGTCAGACCAGGCGTTCCTGTGGTTCATCACCACGGCGGGCATCATGCAGATCACACTGCGTGCCCCCAACATCACGCAGTCCACGGCCAACGTCCTCACCGCCGCCGAGGTCAACGCCTTCGGTGGGAGCCCGGTGTACATCGGCGTGCGGTGTCGAGCCAGCACCGGACGATTCGCTGCCATCACGTCGACCGACGGCATCATCTGGAACGAGGTCGGTACCCCGGTAACGACGACGTCGTTCCCGAGCGGCGTCATCAACTCCACCACGCCGCTGCACATCGGGAGCCGTTCGGTGTCCGGGGCTGACCGGTGGAACCAACCCATCTTCTGGGCCGAGATGAGGATGAGCCTCAACCCTGGTACGGGGACCCGAGCGTTCCGGTTCGACGCATCGGAAGCACTAGGAACATCTTGGACCGATCCCCGTGGGATCCCTTGGTCCCTCAGCGCAGCAGGAGCGATTCACTCATGAGCTATTCAGCACAGGCCCTACTCTCGGCGGACGGTGACTTCCTCAACCGTGTGATGGCGTGCGCCGCCGTCGAGGTGCCGATGACACATTCGCCCACGGTATGGGCGACCGACCACATCTGGCGTGTGTCAGCGGCGCCTGGCTTCGCTGACGCCTACGAGTACGCCATCAACACCGACGTCGAGCGTCCCGGCAACGACCCGGCGGTGATCACCGACGCACAGATCCTCGGTGCGGTGCAGTACCAGTTGTCGCAGGAGACGTGAGCACATGCCGGGAGCGTTGAAGGCCAAGGTCGCCGGGAACTGGGTGCTGGCATCCAGTGCTGCCGGTGGTGGCGGTGCCGAAGAGGTCTACGTCGGTCCCATCGATCCCGGTGCTGCCTATGACCTGTGGATCGACACCGGCACGGCACAGACGTTGCCCCAGGACGCTCGATGGAACACGGCATGGGGTCAGGTCGCTGTCTCAGGTGGCTGGGACGCTGCGCTGGGTGCTGCGGGCAACGGCGTCTACACGTACGTCGGCACGATCACTGCTCAGTTGACGGCTGGACGGCAGTACGTCCTCTCCCTCACGCAGAACTCCTCCTACGGCAGCGGTGTCGGTGAGACATGGGGGTGGCGCCCAGAGATCGACGCTGCACCTGTCGGCGGTGAGTTCTACTGGCAGATCGCCGTCGCTGGTGCGTACCTCGGTCCGAGCACGCAGGACATGCCCTTCACGGTGGCAACGACCGGCTCCAAGTCATTGCGGGTCGGCATCCGTCGTGTCAACGGGGGCGGCACGTTGCAGGCCCGAGGTGCCTTCGTCATCTACGACACCGGTCCCGTCACTGGTGCGTTGGTGTCGCCTGAGCCAACCCCACCCTGGATCTCGCTCCCCTACGCCACCGGCTGGCTGCACTATGACGCCAACACCTTCTACGGTGGTGCGTACCGCAGGATGGGGGACCTGGTGTATCTCCGTGGCCTCGTCACCCAGGTTGGCGGGGCAGCAGCAACCATCGGCACGTTGCCTGCGGGCTATCGACCTGCTCGTCAAGTCATCCAGTCGCAACTGTGCTCGACCGGTCAGGCCCGCTATGACATCACCACGTCTGGTGTGATCACGACTTCGACGACCATCAGTGCTGGCAACTGGGTCTGCTTCGACGGCGTCTACTTCTCGGTGACGGCATGACTGTCGTCAAGGCACGGCTCAACAACCAATGGGTTGACGTCTCCGGCGGCAGCCAGTGGGACACAGCGTGGGGCATCCTGGCGGTGGGTTCGATCTTCGCAGCGAATCCTGTTGCCCTCGCCGGATCGTTCTCCAAGATCACCAACCCCATCAGCATCACCCTCCTCGCCGGTCGGCGTTACCGCATCGTGTTCCAAGCTCGTGCAGTTGTCACCGCCTCGACAGGTGGACCAGATGCCTCAGCCAACTTCGCCCTCTACGACGGAGGTGCGCCGAGGCTCGATCTGGCTGACTGGTACTGCCTTACCAGTGAGGCCAGTGGCACTGCTTACAACGGTACCGAGTGGGGCACGATCATTGAAGGTGATGGGGCGGCGCACAACTGGGAGATTTGGGGTCGAGCGTGGGGGACCAACGCCAACGTCCATGTCTCATCGAACTGCCGTTACTACATCGAGGACATGGGTCCGATCACTACGCTTTCGACGCAGTCCTTGACCACACCGTGGACGGGCGTCACATTCCAGGGGGGCTGGTATCAGTACCCTGATCCACAGTTTGCTCCCGTGCAGTACCGCAAGATCGGTGACATCGTGTTCCTTCGTGGTCTGACCGCAGGTGGTACGCCGACGTTGCCGATCTTCACGCTCCCCGCTGGCTTCCGCTCTCCCTACACCCTCCACGTTGCTTTTGCTAGCAACGCTGCGGCTGTCTACGGCCATGTGAAGAACAATGGAGAGGTGACGCCTTCGGGCGGTGCCACAGCGTGGGTGGATCTCAGTTCAGTACAGTTCTCGACCACACCGTGAGGAGCAGGTCATGACCGACTGGCAGCGCCACGACTACCCAGGCAGCGACGCTCCCTTCCGCATCGCTGAGACGTTGGGGCCACGTCCGTACGCCCACGACCACCTCGATGCCCTCAGGATGAACTGGCGCCGGACCCCGGAAGCTCAGTACCCCGACGGCTACCTTGGCACCGTCCCCTCTCGGCGTGGCGACCGTCTCATGGACGGGCTCAAGGCACGCACGACCAACCGACCCAACACACGGGGCATTCACAAGGGTGAACGCCTCGACATGCGAGACTACTTCTGGCCTGCCGAGTTCAACCTCTGGTCAGGCTTGGAAGCTGAGGCAGCCGGTGTGAAGTTCGTATCACCCGGCATCGGAGAACTACTGCAAGACGAGCGCTACCCCACGAACCGTCGTGTCGGACCACGCAGCGTCCCAGTTGGAGCCCGGTACCAGAACACCGGAGTCCCGCCAGCACCAACGAACGCTGATCGCAACCCCGTTCTGAGGAGCCAGGCACCTCCCTGGGCAACCGGCATCCGAGGGAACCCAGGAATGGGAGTGCCCTACCCCGGCCGATAACGAGGTAACAACTGATGGAGAGCACCGGCGCCGCCTACTCACCGAGGGCGACCAAGGCGACCGTGCAGCCGCCCGCACAGACGTCGTATCTCATGCCGTCTGTCGGATCCCGTCCGCCACGCCAGGCCCAGCCCGGCATGGACGCACAGGCATCCGAGCAGCAGGTGCAGGGATGAGCGACGAGCCTGTTGAGTCCGAGGAGACTCCCGAGACACCGGAGACACCGGAGACGGAGGAGACTCCCGAGTTCGGGGACATCGATCCCGACGATGCCGTCGATGACGGCGACGACGCCACCGACTGGTCCAACCTCGATGCCCTGCAGGTGCAGGTCGATGCGATCAACGCTGTCGAGGACGACGACGAACGTGTCGAGGCAGCGCAGCGGTGGGCCAGGGAACTGGAAGGCCAAGAGATCTGATGGGATCCATCTGGCTCCACAACCTGCCCCAGGTCTTCGCTGGTCTGGCCGTCACCTGGTACCCAGGCTGGGAGACACGCTCCCGGTCCTCGGGCGGCTACGACGGGCTGTATGGCATCGCTGTGCATCACACAGCCAGCAGCACGACCACTGACCGTGACACTCGGTACCAGTGGGTGACGTGCCCCGAGCGGCCAGTCGGAGCGATGCTGTTGGGTCGTGCGGGCGAGATCATCGTCGGCGCTGCCGGAGCGACCAACTGTCAGGGCGTCGGCGGTCCTCGTAACACATCGAAGGGCACCATCCCGGCGAACCGGGGCAACCAGTACGCCTTCGCCATCGAGGCTGCCAACAACGGTGTCGGGGAGGCGTGGCCCGACATCCAGCAGGACAACTACATCGCCGTCGTGCAGCGCCTGTGCAATGCGTACGGCTTCATCGCCAGCGATGTGTTTGCCCACCGGGAGTGGACCACGAGGAAGATCGATCCAGCAGGTCCGTCCCGCTGGGGCAGCGTCAATGCCAACCAGTCCTGGAACATGGACTCGTTCCGCAACGACGTGTCCGGTGCGCCGCCAGTTGTCACTCCTCCGCCGGTCATCCCTCCTCCGTCCGTACCTTGGTATGACACGCTGATGCAGCAGATGCCCGTGCTCACGCCTGGCATCGACAACCACTGGTTCGTGAAGCGAATGCAGCACCTACTTGCCAGCAACGGCTACATGAACGAGGCCAACGTCAGCAACTACGACGGTGCGTTCGGCAATGGCACGGCCAACGCCCTCAACAACTTCAAGGCTGCTGCTGGCGGCGGACGGGACAGCACCTGCGACTCGTGGACGTGGGGTGCGCTTATGCACACCGTGGACGGCATTCCGACGCTGACCAAGGGCATGAAGGGCTCCGACGTCAAGCGCATGCAGCACCTGCTCGCCGCCAACGGGTACATGGACGAGGGCAACACGAAGAACTACGACGGTGTCTGGGGCAACGGCACCGAGCAGGCCAAGATCAACTACGACAACGCCGCCGGACTCGTGCCGTCGCCGCCGTCAGACTGTGGGAAGAAGTCATGGACGTACCTGCTGACGGTGTAGATCCACCGCTCCCCGGTGAGCCGGTCCCCGTCCCGATCCGCTCCATCTGGCAACGGGAGCCGGTGCGGGTGATGAACGCCGTCTTCACGCTGCTCGCCGGGATCAACGCCATCCTGATGGGTGCCGGGGTCTACGACGGCGGTGTCGCTGCAGCCATCACCGGGGTCATCGCTCTGCTGGCAGCGTTCACCAACGAGATCTTCACTCGTGCCGAAGTCGTGCCCCTTCGGCCCTTGGAGGACCTTGCCGCTGCGGAACTCCCGCCAGCGGCCTAGGACTGATGTGTGTTGCTGGCGCTCAGCTTTGGAGAGGTCGCTGCCTTCCTGCCCCTCGGGGCGGTACTGGGCTTCGCCGCCCTGTTCCTCAAGCGCTGGTGGAAGCAGCAGGATGACGCCATGGCCGCAGCCATCGCTGCCAGCGACAAGGAGGGCGCCAAGTGCGAAGAGCGCATGCGGCGGCTGGAGGCCGAGCACGACGCTGACATGGCGCAGATCCGGGAGGACTTGGCTCGCACCCAGGCAGCCGTGCGCCAACTCATCCCGATGGTCCCCCCTGAGGCCCAAACCCAGCTATGGGACCTGATGTGGACGAGGAACAACAGTGACCAGTCCAACGCCCTTGCACCCGGACCCCCCGCCCCAACTGGATGAGGTGCTTGACACCTCCACGCCGGAGGTTGAGAAGTACCTCCAGATCCGCAAGCGCAACTTCCGGCTGTTCATCCTCGTTGGCGTTCTCGTCACCCTCTTCTTCACCGGTTGGGTCATCTGGCGCATCGCTGATCGTGCCAACGACAACTCCGATGCCATCGACGCCGCCGAGGCGCAGAACGTTGCCCAGCAGGAGTTGATCGACAAGCTCTCGGTGGCCGTGGACGAGGCCATCAACCAGGGCGCTGCCGTGCAGACCCCGGAGGAGATCGCCAGCGACGTGCCCGACGCCGAGGTCACACCGGTTGCTCCCTCAGGAGGCCGTGGTGAGGCTGGCCCGCCAGGTCCTCAAGGAGAGCCCGGAGTCGTGTCCACGGCTGACGTCGAAGCGGCCGTGGCGTCGTATTGCGCCGGGGGACGTTGTGTCGGCCCGGTGGGTCTGACTGGCCCCTCCGGGGTAGACGGGAGTGATGGAGCCGCCGCCCCGCCCCCCACGGACGCCCAAGTGGCGGCGGCGGTCACGGCGTACTGCGCCAACGGAGCCTGCATCGGACCACAAGGAGCAACGGGAGCGCAAGGGCCTCCCGGACCTCAAGGCAACACCGGAGATACCGGAGATCCCGGCAATCCTGGAGCCACAGGTAGTCAAGGCGATCCGGGACCGCCGGGTGCAACGGGTGATCCAGGGCCTCAAGGCCCGCAGGGCGCAACGGGCCCTGGACCGAGCGACCAGCAGGTAGCCGATGCCGTCGCTTCATACTGCTCTATCAACGCTTGTGCTCAAGGTCCGCCAGGTCCGCCAGGTCCACCAGGTGATCCCAGCACGGCGCCTGGACCTCCCGGTCCGCCAGGCCCACCAGGTCCGCCAGGTGATACACCCTCCAACTTGTCGTGCACTCCCTCCAATCCTGCTGATCTATCCGCTCCGTGGTCCTGCACGGCTTCATAAGGAGATACACCCATGCTGTTAGCACAAGCTGCAGAAGATGCCGAAGGCTTCGTCTCGCACAACGGAGACGTCGTTGACATCTTTCTGCTCGTCGCCACGATCCTCTTCCTGATCGCAGCGTTCTTGACGTTCCCGATCCAACCTCGCCCGTTGTGGGCGACGCTGATCGCCGTCGGCCTGGCCGCAACGTCATTCGCACTGCTGTTTCTCTAGCAGCGCTGTAGCTACAGTTCCCATACCGCCTTACCAGCAAGGAGAGCCAACCATGGCAAAGGACAAGGACGTGGAGTCGAGGGAAGTGGTCGAGGACGAGGGTCCCCGCCAGAAGGTCGAGCGCATGCCCACCGAGGACACGACCGGCCCCTACTTCCCGAGCGGGATGAGCGCTCCCGAGGCGGCGCTCGCCGGAGCAACGGCCGACATGTCCGATGAGGACGTCGCCAAGCTCAAGGGCGAGACGCCCGAGGCCCAGCAGGAGCAGGTCGAGGACTCATGAGCAACGCCCCCGATCCCACCGAAGACCTCCCCGATCCGGAAGTTCCGGACGAGGAGGAGGACGACGACGAGGCCTGATGGCAGCCAAGTCACCACCACCCCCGGAGCCGGAAGAGCCTGCAGGCGGCACGACGGACGAACGTGAGGCTGAGACGCCCGAGCCCGACTCGGGTGAGCAGCGTCAGGAGACTCTGATCGCTGGCGTGCCCGAGGACCGGCCCGCACCCGAGGACTGGAAGGAGCCGGGCTGGAAGGAAGGGATGTTCCCAGGGGACCCCAACACCTATCCGGACCCGGAGAACCCCCAGCAGTCGTACTGAGACGAGTAGCCTCCAGCCGTGGTTGTCCGTGTCGATCGAGAGATCTTCGACCCTGTCGGAGCGGGCTCGACGGCTGGGGGTTCGTCTTTCTATGAAGACGGGACCCGTCCGGCGCCTTGGCAGCCACGACCGTTCACGTCGAAGACGGAGTACATCGTCAGCGAGGCCATGCGTCTGATGTCGGTACCGGCGGATGTCATCCGCCAGCAGGTGCCGCCGCAGTCTCCCATGGGACTCTTCCCGCCCCAGGAGGGCTACGGCCCCGAGGTGCAGTTGACGATCGAGGATGTGTTGAACACCGACCGCTGGACGCCACAGCGCCGGTCGTGGGTGTCTGGGACCGTCCGACAACCACGCATGGTTGACTACCAAGAGGACATGTGGTCAGGAACCCTGCGTGGATTCAACGCCTCACCGAACTTTGCGGGGTAACACCATGGCAGTCAACGACACCGAGAGCATGAACCTGGCCTTCGCCCAGGGCAGCGTGGATCGCACGTACATCCAACTGGCTCCCGATCGCAAGAACGTCGAGAACCCACCGCTCGACCGCTACTCGTGGCCGACGTACGGCCAGGCCGAGCGCCACATCGACCCACCGTTCATGGAGGCCCACCTCCGTCAGGCCTTGCGGCCCGTAGAGCACAAGGTCCGTACGGGCTCTGACCCCCGGTTCTAGTCGTGCCCAGGACAGGGCGGAACTTCGACGCCTTCCAGCAGGGTGCTGGAACGGCCCCTGAGACGACGTCGTACTGCTGCGCCGAGTGTGGGTACGCCTCGGACAACCGTCGCCACTTCAAGAGCGCCGAGGGTGGCAAGACCTGTTCCACGGGCCACTATGAAGACAAAGAGGGCAACGTCAAGCGGGCTCGCAACCCGTATGCCCACCGATAGGAGTATCACACAGTGCCACGTCTCGTCTGCTGCCACTTCTGCCATGTGCTACAGCGCATGCCGGACATCCCGCCTGACACTCCCAAGATCCCGTACATCTTGGAGTACACGACGGGAGAGCGCTTCGTGGTGCCAGACGACACCGGGCTCCCGCAGATGGTGCCTGCGTACGACCCGGTCCTGGAGGACTTCGTCACCAAGCACGACCACGGCATGCCCGATACCGCCGTAACACACGGCCAGATGATCGAGTCGTGGCAGGTCGACCAGAAGACCTGGGAGGCCATGGATGTGGTCACCAAGATCAAGAGTGAGTTGCAGAAGCAGCACAACACCGTCTACGAGGAGTCCGACGAGTACAAGGACGCCGCCCTTCGGTGCTACAACGCCCACAACAACCCCGATCTCGCCAGCGGCTGCATCGACTACATGGACGATTCCAAGCGGATCGGCCAGGCGACGTACGACGACGGTGACGGCCACACCATCACCGTGCCGCCCAAGTTCCGCCAGTACCTCTGCTACGTATGCCCGTATCAGCAGAGTGTGATACAGGTCGAGATCCGCCGTCGTAAGGGCCTCTACGACGACAACAAGAACCTCGCCCAGCGTGCCAAGCGACGCAAGCGCCACCGCCGATGACCGAAACCTACGTCAACGTCCCAGCGCCCCTCGGGGCGACCGAGCCCGGAGCACCAGTAGCACTGGCGACTTCGACGGAGCCGATCGTCCACGGGCTCGTGGGCGCCTACTACGGCGACTGGGAAGTGGACGTGGGCAAGAGCGTGCGGTGGTTGGAGTTCTACACCGACGACATCTTCGTTACCGACATCAACACAGGTGAGCAGCGGTACTGGATCGTCAACTGGGCGGAGAGCTTCCCGTTCTCGGAGCACGTCGTCACCGGCCGCAACTTCTTCCTCGACAACACCCTCTGGCGCAAGGAGCAGTTCCTCGCCGGGGACGCAGCGTTCCACTACAACGACGAGGACTGGTGCCTCTTCATCGATGGGACCGAGGCGATCAGCTTCGACAACCGCTCGCTCCCCACCGACTACAACACGGCGCCCTTCATGTCCTGGGTCTACAGGGAGATCGCCCGTGCGGTCGCTGCGACCAAGGACGAGGTCGTGTTGCCGTTCTTCGCCTACCTCAAGAACAGCGACCTGCAGAACATCACCTACGGCACGCAGGCCAACCAGGACAACCAGGTCCTCGGCATCCCCGACGTGCAGCAGGCTGTCTCCGTACCCTGGTATCTCCCCAACCTGGGCCTGCCTCGCCTGTTCAAGGTGAGCAAGCTGCGTCAGCCCGGCTTCGACTGGTCCAAGCTCGACAAGTTCGTGGCGCCCGATGCGGGAGCCAAGGCCCAGATCGTGAGTTACGCCTACGCTCACTGGCAACCCCTGGACGTGCCACCTGGTCAGATGACGGTGCCGCCGCTCGACGCCAACAACGACCTCGGCTACAAGATGCGGAACCTGATGTCGCTGCTGCGGCCTCTGCCCGGCGTGCCGTACGGGACACCTTGGAACGACCCAACCACCGATCCCACGACGCTGCCCGGCCCGTGGTGCATCGACACCGTGGTCAGCACCGATCCATCGATCGTTGGAACGGTCGAAGAGGACGGCCACACGCCTCCCAACGCCGCCACGGCCGGTGTGACGACACCGCTGTATGACACGGTGATCCGCCTCAACCTGCGTGACGGACTGTGGTACCAGCAGGGCTCAAGCGGCAACATCCCGCTGGCTTGGGACGACGTCACACAGACCTGGGTACCCCGGTACAACCCCGATGAGTGGGAGAAGAGCGGTGTGGGCTCCTCACCCGAGGCGCCGCCGGATCCGTCCCCCATGTCGGTGCGCCTCGACGGTGCGTCCGGCACCTACATCCGCACAGCCGACGCCAACTACTTCGACTTCCAGTCGGCCATGACGCTGCTCACCGTGATGCGCTTCGATGACTGGACGCCCACGGCCCGCAAGGTGATCGTGTCGAAGTGGGGCGCCTCGGGGCAAAGGTCCTGGTACTGGGGTATCGAGCCCAGCGGCAAGCTCGTCTTTGTGATCTCCCGAGACGGCATCAACCCCATCGAGTTCGTGCAGGTGTCACCCTTCGGCTTCGTGGACGGGCACTCGGTGGCGATGGGTGTGAGCTTCGTGACACACGAGACAGACCTCACCAACCCCGAGGTCCCGGAGTACTACGACCGGGTGCGGTTCTGGCTGTATGACAACGGCATCTGGATCCAGCAGGGTGTGGTGGTCCAGCAGGCCAACCCGGACGACCTCAAGATCTTCAACTCGAACGCCCAAGTGCAGATCGGGGCATACCTCGGTACCAACGGCAATGCCCCGTCGCTCTACCGGCAGGTGAGCTTGCGGGCTGGTGTGGCTGACGTTCCCACTGAGGTCGGCGGCGAAGAGGTGGGACTCATGCGTGGTGACCTCACCAACAACCCGACCTACGACCGCTACGGCAACCTGTGGACCAACGTGGGCGGCTGGACGTACGTGGAGATGGACGACTTCGATGAGATCGCCCACCCATGAGCGGCGTCGCCATCTTCACGGTGGAGCATGTCCTCGCTGACGGTGACGACCTGCGCTCTGTGTTCCCACTGCCCTGGGGCAAGACGCTCTACGACGGCATTCGCAGCCAGTGCCGCACGGTGGCGTTGACCCGTGCCACCGACGAGATCGCCCGCTGGTGGCTGAGACGAGACGGCTTCGACAGTTGGTCGAGCGTGCTCTGTTGGAACCAGTCCATGTCATACGAGGACTGGCGTGTGGACGTCATCCGGGACTTCCTCGCCAACGGCTGGGAGATCGACTTCTTCATCGACCCTGACCCCGATGTCGCCATCATTGCCCGTTCCATGGGCGTGCTGACGCTGTACGTCGGAGCGCCCCTCCAACGTGCAGGCTTCAAGGCCGAGGACACGTCATTCCGGTCCTGGGACGAAGTGGCAGCTACTGTGGACCCACGTCCCTAAGGGGGGTATGAAATGTCCGACTGGGGCAACCTCGCATCCGGTGCTGCAGGTGACGCCGCCATGTCGGCCTACGGGACCTACGGGCGGCACAAGAGCTTCATCCAGGGCTCGATCGACTCCGCTCAGGGCGCCATGCTGGGCGCAGACGTCGGCGGGCTCGCCACGGGTGGACCGACGACGTGGGGCCTCGCCAAGGCTGGCTTCGGCGCTGCACGGGCTGGACTCGGGGCGGCGTTCAGTTCTGGTGCGAGCAGCGCAGCCGCAACTGGGGCGGCTGCTGCGTCCTCGGCCGGGGGTGGGGCTCTGGCGGCGCTGCCTGCCGCTGGGGCCACCACCATTGGCACCGGAGTGGGCTCAGGACTGGCCGCTGGTGCCGGTGGAGCGATCGCTGGAGAGGCTGCTGCGGTTGGAACGGGCTTGGCCCTGGCCGAGGGCGCAGGCCTCGCAGCGGGCGCTGCAGGAGGCGCTGCGGCCGGTGCAGCCGCTGGCTCCGTGGTGCCCATCGTTGGAACGGCCATCGGCGCCGTGGCTGGTGCGCTGCTGCCTCACGTCCTGCCCAAGATCCCGGTCGTGGGTGACGCCGTCAACAAGATCCCCCTCATCGGCGGCATCCTCTCGCCCAAGAAGAAGCAGGCCGGTGGTGGGCACTTCGTGGCCCCCGCTGCGCCCAACCCGCACCTCAAGTCCGGGGCGGAGTACGCCATGGGTGAGCGCTCCAAGTACGCCGCCGGAAGGGGCTACCGATGAGCATCTTCGCTGAGATCGCCGGGATGGCTGCCCGTGAGGGCGCTGAGGCTGCCGGTGGTTGGGCGCTGCGTCGCCAGGCCGGGAAGATGGCGGCGGATCAAGCAGCCAAGTTCGCAGCGTCCAAGGTCGGCCAGCGTGCCGCCGCCCGTGTCGTGGGTGAGCGTGGAGCGAACTACCTCGCCTCGCAGAGCGGCCAGCGGGCCACCAGGTTCGTGGTCAACCAGGGCACCAAGTCGGTGCTGAGGGACGGCGGCGGGGGTGGTGGTGGAGGAACTGCCGCACCGAAGACCATCACCCCCGCACCGCCGTCCGACCCGTCCATGACCGCCTCGTCGCCCAGCACGACCAACCGCAAGAGCGACCAGACGAAGGGTCCGGGCTTCCATCCCCTCGGCGCCGGTACGCCGTGGTGGCAGATGGACACGCTCAAGGCCCCGCAGCAGGCGGGCTACAACTGGCGCACCTTGGATGACTCCACCGTGGCGAAGGGTCAGTCCCGGCCGTGGGGCCTCGGCACCGCTTTCAAGAGCGGGCTCAGCAAGGCCGTTCGCACGGGCTACTCACGGCCCGTGGACGAGGTCGAGATGCCTGCAGCCCAGGGCGCCATCGGACCCGCATCCATCGGCGCCCTGGGTCAAGGCAACCGAGAAGGACGACGAGTGACGTCGTTCCCGGAGCTTGGCCCCGGACCGTCATACGAGGGTTCCAGCAGCCGTAACGGCGCTTTCAACGACGGCCGAGTGAACGGCGCCATCCCCGTGGCCCCACCGGCTGGCCTGGCTCGTGGTCCGCTCGTGGTGCCCCCGCCTCGTGCACTCGGTCCTGGTGCCACCGCTCCGGTCGTGGATCCGGTGGCAGCGGCACGGGACCGTCCGGCCGGAGCCAATCCGCTGGCGATCAAGAAGGCTCGCACCGAATGGCCCGGCAATCCTGGCGTGAGGTACTGAGTGCAGATCTACTTCGCAGGGGTTGAGTCACCGACGCACTTGTCCTTGCTCAAGGCCTGTGGTGTGGAGCGGGTGGCGGTCAGCATCAACAACCTGTCTCGCCACACCAAGGCCTATGCCGAGTGGGCCAACAAGCAGCGCCTCGGAGGGCTCGACTGGATCTGCTACGCCGATAGCCCGACATGCCCGGTGGACCCAGCGCTGCAGTTGCTGGCAGGTGCCGACGTGCAGTGTGAGTGGGTCGCTGGACCTGAACGGTGGGCCACCGACACCTGGCTCAAGGACTCAGATCACGGGTTCCTCCCGATCTGGGACGGCCACGATGCGAGTGTCTTACGGCAGTATGCCGAGGACTATGAGGGAATTGTCCTGCCCGATTCCGTGGTCGACAACTCGACCGCTGTCCGCACCGCCAAGGCAGCTTTGCCCAGCATGGGGACCCTGGCCGGGCTGACCGGACGCTCCAAGGGCGTGGAGCGCTTCGACGTGCTCGTATCGAGTGCATGGTGGGCGGTCCAGAAGCATGGCGAAACCCAGGTATGGACTGGCAACAGGCTGGTACGCCTCAACAGCGAGGACAAGCACCTCAAGCGGCAGCGCTACGCCGAGGCGATTGCCGCCCTCGGATGCGACGTCTCAGCCGTCCTGGCCGACGACCCGACCGAGACGGTGCGCTGCGCCGTGCTCTCCTGGATGAAGCTGGAGCAGCACGTCAACGCTCTGGGCAAGCACCCAGTAGTAACTAGCCACCCGTCAGCGCACCCTCCAGCAGTGGTGACGCCG